GAAGATGTTGAAAAATTCAAAGAGGAACGAGATGCAGAACGCCAAACAAATAACTGATGAATTAATTCACCGTATGAAAACTACAGACCTAAATAAGTTTGAGATCAAACGTGAAGTCGGTGACAATTGGATTCCTAATGGAACTGTTCCTTTTGATATTAGTGCTAGTAAAGGTATCGCTACATTTACAGTATGGGCAGAAAGTATACAAGATGCAGAAGATCAAGTAAGTCAATATTTAGAGAAAGATGAAGATGAGTAAAATTAAAATTGCAGAATTATTTTATAGTGTACAGGGCGAGGGTAGATATATGGGAGTACCTAGCGTGTTCCTTAGAACTTTTGGCTGCAATTTTTCTTGTAAGGGCTTCGGTATGCCACGTGGTGAGTTAAGTACGGAAGCAGAAGATATTTCAGAAGTAGTACATTTATATAACAAGTATGAAGAACTTCCGTTAGTTTCTACTGGTTGCGATAGTTATGCTAGCTGGCATCCTAGTTTTAAAGATCTAAGTCCAATGCTTACTAGTGAAGCTATCACAGATCGTATTATGGAAATTATTCCACATGGTGAATGGCACGACGAGCATTTAGTTATTACAGGCGGTGAACCTTTACTAGGTTGGCAACGTGCTTATCCAGACTTATTGAACAATCCTAAAATGAAGGCATTAAAAGAGATCACGTTTGAAACAAACGGTACTCAGAAACTTACGCCAGAGTTTAAAGGATACTTGACTAAATGGAATAGTGAAGTAGGTAAAGAACTTACATTCAGTGTAAGTGCTAAACTTCCGGCTAGTGGTGAAAAGTGGGAGGAAGCTATTCTCCCAGAAGTTGTTTGTGAATATGAACAAGTTGGAACAACGTATTTGAAATTTGTAGTAGCAACAGAAGAGGATGTTAAAGATGCAGAACGAGCAGTTAAACAATTTAGAGAAGCGGGTTTTAAAGGTCACGTATATCTTATGCCTGTCGGTGGTGTTGAGTCTGTTTATAATCTCAATGCTAAAGCCATTGCCCTTGCCGCAATGAAGCGTGGCTGGCGTTATAGCGATAGATTGCAAGTTCCATTATTTAAAAACGAATGGGGTACCTAATGTTAGAGATGATTGTTGCATTACTTTTAGTAGCAGTTTTAATAGGAGTGATTATGATTAATACTCCTAAAAATAATACGGCATGTACTGGTAATTGCCGACAAGGTAGACTTTGTGATTGTAAGGATAAAAATGATTAAACTATTAAAAAAATGGATGGGAATTGATAAGTTAGAAGCAAACTTAGAAAATCTTAAAAAACAAGAAGCCGATGCTATTGCATCAACAGCTACAGCTCAACAAGCTGAACAAAAAGCAAAGATGACTCCAAAAGAACGTGCCACTGCCAAAGGTGAGCCGTGGGTAGCTGTTTTGGACACCCATGTTAATAAAGATAATATTAGAAATGGATTCTTTGAGCTTGACTGGAACCCAGAATTTATTGTACAATTAAAGCAAGAGGGCTACGGATTTGAAGGTGATCCAGAAGAGGAAATTGTGGATCGTTGGTTCCGAGATTTGGCAAGAAACATGTTAGCCGAAGAAGGACAAGACACAAGTCGTGGCATGGGTTATATTAACGTAAGTAAATTGCCTAATGGCAGAGCACAAATAGAATGACATACATTATAGTAGATACTGCTAACACTTTCTTTCGTGCTAGACACGTTGTTCAAGGCAGTGCCGATATCAAACTTGGCATGGCCTTTCATATTACACTCAACAGTATCAAAAAAGCATGGCAAGATTTTAACGGTAGTCATATTGTTTTCTGCCTCGAAGGTCGCTCGTGGCGTAAGGACTACTACAAGCCTTACAAAGCAAATAGGCAAGAAACTCGTGCGGCTATGACGCAGAAAGAACAAGATGAAGACAAGTTATTCTGGGAAGCATTTGACGAGTTTAAAAATTTCATTACAGAAAAGACCAATGCTACTGTAATGCAACATCCTAATCTAGAAGCTGACGATTTAATTGCTGGTTGGATACAGGCGCATCCAGATGCAAAACACGTTATTGTTTCAACAGATGGAGATTTTGCACAACTTATCGGTCCTAATGTAAGTCAGTACAACGGTGTAGGTGATTTACATATTACACACGAAGGAACATTCGATGCCAAAGGTAAACCCGTTAAAGACAAAAAGACAGGCGAGCCTAAACCAGCACAAGACCCAGAGTGGATGCTGTTCGAAAAATGCATGCGTGGTGATACCAGTGATAATGTCTTCTCGGCGTATCCAGGTGTGCGTACTAAAGGTTCTAAAAACAAAGTTGGTCTTACTGAAGCGTTCGAAGACCGTAAAAGCAAAGGATTTGCGTGGAACAATCTCATGCTTCAGAGATGGGTTGACCACAATGGAGTCGAACACAGAGTTTTAGAAGATTATCATCGTAATGTTCAATTATGCGATCTTACAGCACAACCAGAAGATATTAAAGTTAAAATTAGAGAAACTATCGAAGCTAATGCAAAACCTAAAACAGTAGATCAGGTTGGTATCCGTATGCTAAAATTCTGCAATGCATGGGATATGAAGAAAATTGCAGACAACATTCAGCAGTATGCAGAACCGTTCCAAGCAAAGTATCCAGAAAAGGAAACAGTATAATGGCAACTAGAGAAGAAAAACAAGAATTGATGGAAATTCTTAAATTTACACCACGTACTTATAAAATCTCAATGTGGGGTTACGGTGGTGAAAAAGTCATGGGTACCGTAGATCGAAAGATTTATGATTACTTTAAACAACGTAGGCTTGATCTAAGCGACTATTGCTGGAACAGTGACTATGCAGAAGATCATAACATTCCTGAAGACATGCAACCTTTTCCTTCTGGTAGCTGGTACGAAGGCGACGGCATGGGTCATGCAGGTGGAGTAAGTCGTAGTGCTGGCACACTACAGATTGAAGACGAAAACGGTAATACTGTCTTTGAACGCAGTTTAGAAGATATGGACGGCGGCAGCGATGACAGTGTAGAATGGGAATGTAACGATGAAGTCTGGATTGGTAGTCAACCTGACGGTACTGTGGTATTCCTTGGTAACTCAAATGAAAAAGGTACATTCTTTGAAGCAGACTTAGAATTAAAAATGCCTTTTGATATTACTAAATTAACACTAGGCTACGATGAAATTGACGGTGAAGAAATTGTTAATGCTGTAAAATACGATGGCGAGGATATTGACAACTGGGGCGGCAGTACTGATGGCAAAAGTAGTGACTTTGGTTTCTATATTGCCGGCAGTAAAGATGCTACGGGCAAGTGGGAAAAGTACACCAACATGGATGATATTGAATATCCCATGACCGAATGGTTCCCTAAAAAGAGCAAACCTGTCCGTGTAGGCAATTACATGATTAAAACCGCAGGTAAAAAGTCCTGGACTCATCGAGGGCTTTGGACTGGTACAAAATGGGTAAGCTCATGGACCGAAGAATCAGAATTTGACACAGCAGAAGAAATCAAAATTAAAGAATGGCAAGGACTTGCCATTGATCCAGATGCAGAGGCATCGGTATAATGTTATTTTTCTTTAAACCATCTGTTATTACTGTAGATTGTTTCTGTAATGATGAAATTATTTTTAGTAATTTCAAACCTGACAGGGCAAATAAATTTGTCCCTGAATATTGGAAATCTTTACCAGCTTATTTAGAACAATCTGTAAGAGGTAATAATTCCGATAGTCAGTTAAAAATACAAGTAGGAACATTGAAAAAATGTAACGGCTTTACTGACTTGTTTAGTAACGGATTTATTATTCCTAGTTGGGGTGATTTTCAAATAGAAGTATTAAAAGATGGTAAGTTTATAGTTGCAGGGCATCAAACTACAGAACCAAATGTTAGAGTATCCAACCATAGTAAGCTACAATATGGATACGAACTTTATAAAAACTCAGGACATGTTAAAATAGAAAGTCCTTGGTTTTTAAAAGAAAAGACAGGTGTTAAATTTGTTTGGAATGGGTGCAGTTGGCATAATACAGATAATTTAGAAAATTTCTATGTTCTGTCAGCAATCGTAGACTACAAATATCAGGCAGGAACTAATATCAATGCATTCCAGCGTAAGAATACTATAGTAAAATTCAATGCCGGCGATCCGTTGGTACATGTTATTCCTATGAGTGAAAAGAAACTTAAAATGAAACATCATCTAGTTAGTAGAGATGAATATGAAAAAATGTTGACTAAAGAACAGTCAACCGTACATTATCACAATGCAAGAGAATTAAGAGCTAAATGTCCAATCTAAGGAAAAATATGATGACAGAGATACACGCAAAACCAATTGTAGATGGAAAATTTTGGATCGTTGAACAAGACGGAACTAAAATTGCTACACTACATAAAAAAGAAAACAATAAATTTGTCTTGAGTAGTACTAAAGGCGAAGTGATGTTTAATAAAAAAGATGATTTGACTAAACAATTCGGTACTGAGTTCTTCTTGTCTAGTACCAAAGTTAAAGTTACAGCATCAGACGTACACGAGTGTCATGGTTATCCTACTAGTGTTAAACCTTACAATGCCATGTACGATATAAGACATAAACTACCATTATTCACTAAAAGCAATGCTAGTAAAAGTTTGTATTGTGCAGGTTATTACACAATTCAATTTAACAAAGGTTGGGTCAAATCATTTTGTCCTAAACTAATTACATTAGAACGTAATCCTTATAAAGGTCCGTTTAAAACTGAATTTGAAATGAAACAGGTGCTTGCTAATGCAAAATCAGATTAATTTAACTCCCATTACACAATTTATTCAGGTACTCCGTAGTGCAGAACTTGCTCAACAAAAAGAAATAAAAATACCTATTCAAACTGCCAGGTTGCTAAGTTTGGCACTTAATGAAATACAAGATAAGTTACTGCAAGATTACGAAAGTATGTATAATACGCTTAAACGTAGTCAAGAAACCGAAATTGTACAAGTTCAACTAGATGGTGGTGGGTTCGAAGACAAATAAGTATAAATATACGTAGTTAATTGGATACGTATATTATGTCAAGACCTAAACCACGAATACTGTTAGATTACACTAACAAAAAAACTTATAAGACAGAGCAGGTTTTAGAAGCTGACGCCATTTGGGCTGTATTCTATAAAAACGAGCCTTTCAATTTGAAAAGTTTTAATAGCCTTACAAGTTATCCAGGACCAAAATATAAAAAAGTTTCATTCAGTAATCCTGGACATGCACGTAACTTGGCAAAAAAACTAAACGCAATTTTTGGTGTCGATGATTTCGAAGTTGTCAAGCTAACACAAGGTACTGTTGTAAAATGATAACAAGAGATGCCCTTACAAAGATTTTTTTACAGCAATGGGGCAAAAGTACAGACGATGTAAATTTTAAAATTTATAGTCGTAAATGGTGGCAAAGTAATCGAGCCGGTAAACAAACTGCATTTCGACTAACCGACGAAGGTTATGAGTTTTTGATAAAAGAATTGGAATTGAAAGACTACGAAATTCCATTTACCGAACCAATTGAACTTAGTCCTCAAACTATTGTATTTTTGGAAAGGTATGTAGACTGTCCTTACTACCTTACCAATATGTCAATTACAGTATTTTCCGAACGCAAAAGTTTTGAACTGTATTTGTTCTCAGATGACATACGCAAATTTGGACTAATTAAGGCTATGAATGAGCGTGAAAAAGAACTAGCAACGCCTAAAGACAGTTGACACATCCTGCTTCCTAACGTATAATACATACATACAGCGTTAATTCAACAACACTTTTTTTAATTAAGATAGGAAGCAAAATGGCAGAAATCGTCAGTCGCACAGTGGGCCCAAGCGGTGCCAAAAAATCTTTGCGTAAAGCATTTAAAAATCAGCGTCCACTGTTCCTTTGGGGTCCCCCAGGCATTGGTAAGTCTGACATTATTAAACAACTTGGCACTGAGCTAGATGCTCACGTGATCGATGTTCGTTTAAGTCTTTGGGAACCTACTGATATTAAAGGTATTCCATATTTTGATTCTAACGATGGCACAATGCGTTGGGCTCCGCCAAGTGAGTTGCCAAGCAAGACATTTGCCGCAAATCATAAACAAATTATCCTATTCTTGGATGAAATGAACTCTGCGGCACCTAGTGTACAGGCCGCGGCTTATCAACTAATTTTGAATCGTCGTGTTGGCGCATACGAATTGCCAGACAATGTTGTAATTGTTGCGGCTGGTAACCGTGAAACTGATAAGGGTGTTACATTCCGTATGCCTGCTCCGTTGGCAAACCGGTTTGTTCACTTGGAAATGCAAGTTGATTGGGCTGACTGGTTCGACTGGGCTGTGGACAATAAGATTCACAAAGACGTAGTTGGTTATTTGACCTTTGCTAAAAAGGACTTGTACGATTTTGATCCAAAAAGCTCAAGCCGTGCATTTGCTACTCCACGTAGCTGGTCTTTTGTAAGCGAATTACTTACAGATGATGACACGGATGTGGATACACTTACCGATTTAACTTGTGGTTCAATCGGTGAAGGATTGGCTATTAAGTTTATGGCTCACCGTAAACATGCATCTAAAATGCCTAATCCAACCGAAATCTTAAATGGTAAGGTTAAAAAGATGGAATCCAAAGAAATTTCAGCTATGTACTCTTTGACTGTGTCACTGTGCTACGAATTGAAAGATGCTTGCGATAAAAAAGCTAAAACTTGGAATGACATGACTAATAACTTCTTCGAATTTATGATGAATAATTTCGAAACAGAATTGGTTATTATGGGTACTAAGTTGGCATTGTCGACTTACAAGTTGCCTTTGGACCCAGATGAGATCAAATGCTTTGACGATTTCCATGCCAAATACGGCAAATACATTAGCCAAGCTACTGAAAAGTAATTAAATTTGGTACTATTTGACAGGACCTTCGGGTCCTGTTATAATATATACATACAGTAAAGGAGCATTCATGTCACATACAGATCCAATTATCGACAAAATTATCGTAGCCCGTGTGGGTCTACTACTTCGCCATCCATTCTTTGGTAATTTGGCTACTCGTTTACAAATCAAAGAAGGCACAGATTGGTTACCGACAGCCGCTACAGACGGACGTCATATCTATTTTAATCGCGATTTCTTTAGTAATTTGTCTATTAAACAAGTAGAATTTGTTATTGCACACGAAATCTTGCACAATGTATTTGATCATATGGGACGTCGAGAAGGACGTGATCCACAAATTTTTAACATTGCCGCTGACTATTGTGTTAACGGACAAATTGTGCGTGATCGCATCGGAGAGCACAACATCGATGGCATCAAAATCTTTCATGATCCAAAATACTATGGCTGGGGTGCAGAACAGGTTTACGATGAGATTTACGAAAAGTACAGTGAAGAACAACTTAAACAGTTGGGTCAATTATTGGACGAACATATTGACTGGGGTGAGAACGGTAAAGACGGTCAGCCAAAGTATAGTAAAGAAGAACTAAAACAGATTCGTGACGAAATGCGTGAAGCTACAATGCAGGCCGCACAGGCCGCAGGTGCAGGTAATGTTCCTGAAAGTGTAGCACGTATGATTAAAGATTTTACAGAACCTAAGATGAATTGGCGTGAAATTTTGCGTCAACAAATCCAAAGTGTTATTAAGAATGACTTTAGTTTTATGCGTCCTAATCGTAAAGGTTGGCATATGAATGCTATCCTACCAGGTCAACAATTCCAAGAAACTATCGATATCTGTGTAGCAATTGACATGTCAGGCTCAATCGGTGACGAGCAGGCCAAAGACTTCTTGTCAGAGATTAAGGGTATTATGCAAGAGTATAAAGACTTTAAGATTAAAGTATGGTGCTTTGACACTCGAGTGTATAATGAGGCAGACTTTGACGGTTACAACATTGACGAGTTTGATGAATATGAACCAATGGGCGGTGGCGGAACTGAGTTCGATGCCAACTGGGAATACATGAAGGAACATGACATTCAACCTAAAAAGTTTATCATGTTTACAGACGGTTATCCTTGGGGTAGCTGGGGCGATGAAAACTACTGTGATACAGTATTCATTATTCACGGCAATGACAAGATTGTTCCTCCATTTGGAGAACATGCTTATTACGATTTTGCAAAGGCAACAGCATAATGGCATTAAAATCAGGCAAACCTAATCCTTTAAATTATTTCAATTTACGCAGGGTTGAGTTTGCCTGCCCGCATTTTAAATACACTACTATAAGCAAATTTAATCCAAGTCTAGCTAAAAGCCTAGATAGTTGGATTAGGCAAAATCTTAACAATAGATATTACATAGGACAGGGTTTAGAACTAGATAATACCAATACTATAGTATACAATACTACTATTGGATTTGAGTCAGAAAAAGAACTAAGTTTTTTCACAATTGCCTGTCCATATCTTTAAAGAAGATAATTAAGTATGTACTTTAAAGGAGATACTAATGACAGATACAGTACAACAACCACAACAAGAAAGCACAGATCTTACCATTAACGATTTGAACGCATTAAAGACAATCATCGATATTGCTAGCTCACGTGGTGCATTTAAACCAAATGAAATGGTAGCAGTTGGTCAAACTTATACTAAATTAGATACGTTCTTGGCAACAGTTGCTAAACAACAACAAGCCGCCCAAGCTCAACAACCAGCTCAAACCCCAGCCGATCAAGCAGTTGCTAATACGGTAGCAGGAGTCTAATATGGCCGAACTCAAACACGTAGGCCGTGTTAAAGCCACTAACAAAAAATGTTTAGTGGCTTATCGCACGTTACCTGGCGATGCATACTATTGTCTAGTTATTCCGACAGAAAATTTACCAGACATCTATCACGATGCTTTGATCAATTTAGTCGAGAGTACATCTGGACAAGATGCATACGAATTTGCAGAAGCATTGGATCGTACACAATTTCCAGACGGCAGTAACATGCTACGTAACTTACATGCAAGTGGAAGATTGATCAAAGTTGGAACAAGTGATATTGAAATGACTCCTACTACAGGATTTTCAATTCAATTATCTGAACTTAATCAACTTATTGCCGAACAGCGTGGTCTATCAGTTGACGACTTATCTTTAAAATCTAGCACAGATCCAAAAGATAATGCAGTTCCAAAAGTTACAGATGAACAATTAGTTAAAAACGACAAAGCCGTTGAAACTAAAAAAGCAGATGCTAAACCAACTGCTACAGTAACTACAACTCCGAAAGCAGATGCTAGTCCAGAAGAACAAGCAAAATTCTTCCGTAGTCAAGCAGACAAGTTAGCTAAAGAAGCTGCCGAGATGCGTCGCAAAGCAGAGGAATTGGTTCCGACCAAGAAAAAAATAGTTAAATGAAGCCTAGGGGAAGAGTTCTTCCCAAGGATGTCATAGCAAACTGGCCAGAAGTATTCGGAGACGTACATCTAAACGTGTTACCTTTAGGGTATCTCCACTCCGTTTTGGTCAATTTTAAGGATGGCAAAACTTGGGAAATTAAAATAACACAGCAAACCAAACGTGGTGGATGGTCCACTTTTGAAAAAAATCTGTCCGAGTTAGTTAAAAATTACGAAGAAAAAATCGATAATATAGATTTTAAATTAGATACAACCCGTGTTAGAAAAGATATAGAAAAATCAACCCAAAAATTCCTTAAGAAAAAGAAGTTATAAATAATGCATGTTCGATTACTTAGTTTCTCTCAGCCAACAGAAGAGTTTGCATCAATGGGCATTGAAGACGCACAGGAACTCATTGCGTATTGTGCCCGTGTCAGCAATCCCTCCAACCAACTTAACACCGAAACATCAGCAAAACTCATACAATACCTCATCCGACACCAACATTGGAGCCCGCTCGAAATGGTGTCAGCCTGTATTGAAATCACCACTACCAGAGATATTGCCCGTCAAATACTTAGACACAGAAGTTTCAGTTTCCAAGAATTCAGTCAGCGATATGCTGACCCTACTAAAGACTTGTCGTTTGTATTGCGAGATGCACGAAAACAAGATAACAAAAATAGACAAAACAGTATAGAACTTGATATTCATAATAACGATGAAGATCGATTCCTTGCCTATCAATGGGAACGTATGCAAGAGTTAGTTATTAAACAAAGCCGTGATGCATACGAATGGGCGATTAATAAAGGTATTGCTAAAGAACAAGCTCGTGCTGTATTGCCAGAAGGACTTATTGAAAGTCGATTATATATGAACGGCACACTACGCAGTTGGATTCATTTTATTGAATTACGGTCGGCTAATGGTACACAAAAAGAACATCAAGAAGTTGCTATAGCTTGTGCTCAAGTGATAGCTCAGATATTCCCGCTTGCCACTGATCTTTTAGCCAAGTAAAATCATTTATCCTAGCAAGTGCCTCCGGATTGGAGGCATTTTTTTCTCCGTACATTTTACCAGAAATAGCACCCATATAAGCATATCCGCCAAATGATGCATTGTTGTTTAGTTGTGTCCAAAAATATAATCTAGTAATGGATTCTTCATTATTAATTACTGCCAATTTGCAACACTCTCTAAATGCACTACGCCAAGTAGTAAATGGATCTGTATTGAATGCTGTAATATTACTAGCCTGATCTATTGCTTTAAATTTTGTACTAATATTGGTAGTCATATCTACTGTATCTGTACTCATATTCATTGTGAGAAATTTTGGTAATAATTTAACTCCGCCATAACCATATGTTAGACTATTAATAGGATTAATACTACGCCATACGTGAACAACATCTAAATCCCATTCACTTACTTCATAGTCAAAATTGAAATCATTTAATATAACAGCGTCTGCATCGACTGCCCAAAACATTTTAGTCATAGCTTTTTTGGCAGCCGAAATGTGTGCTTGATGTATACCTTTAATTCCATGTACACGTTTTGCAAGAGGAAAACGTTCTTTTAAACTGGCAAAGTTTTCATCTGCATTTTCTTCATCGTATGAAATAAAAATAATATCGTACATTATTTGCGTCTTCCAATAATGCGTGGAGTATTAAGATATACAGTTTTGAAAAACTTACTGCCTGCACCGTCTAAATTAGCAATTTCTAATCCGCCATGCTTGTTTAATTCTTTACCTAAAAAATTAATGTATTTTGTCATTTCTTCCGGGTCTGCTAGTTCATGCGTAGTTTCCCAGAAGTTAGTTAACCATTCAAAATCACGTACCTGGCTATAATCCCAATCAGTAAACATTGTCTTATAACAGCCTTCTCTGGCACCTAGTATTGACCAAATACCGTGTTCTACATCTGCGCCAACACTACACCAAATCAATAATCTGTGATAATTTTGCCACCAGATTTTTTTAAGGTCATTTGTTTTTCCGCCCTGCTCTAATGACATTTTTACCCCTTCTCTAAAGCCTGCTCTCCATGCTTGAAACGGTGTAGCATTAGTAAAGCTCTCGCTATAGTTTTCATTAAATTGGTAGTATCGATGATCAAAACAAAATTCAACACGACCTTTTACATCCATTGGATCCGAGTTTTCATGTGTACGCATTTCATTGACAAATTTACGTGTCCATAATTTAAGTCCGCCATTACCATACATAAGTCCGTTAACATGAACTTTACCACACCAACTAAAAACATTTTCGCTAGTAAGACCCAACGCATCTAAATCAATTTCTACATTTAAAAATTCTGGGCTAACGATATTATCAGCATCTACTGTAACAAAATATTCAGTTTCACTTAGTGCCGCACAAGCCTTATGTGCCGCATCACTACCTTTAACACCATGTACACGTTTTGCCCAAGGCATTTTTGTTAGTAAATCTGCATAATTTTTTTCGGCGTTTGGCTCATCATAACTGAGAAATATGATGTCCTGATCAATAATTTTAATTTTATCCATTTTTAATTAGTCCGTAACTTTGAAAATATATCCTAGAGGATATCGATATCTTATCTATTTGAGTTTCTATTTTACTAGTGAAAGGAATACGCACTTCGGGTTCTTCCATTAATTCCTTAACATTAACTAGCATAGTTCTTATTAAGAAATCAAAATCATTTTTAAGCATTATAAAAAATACTGCATTACTAGTTATGCTATCTGCAAGTCTTGTTTTAGCTTTTTGTGAAAGAGTAAAAATCCAAGTTTGGTTTTCTAAATTCCATTCAACTGTTAGTTCTGTTGTTTTTGTTGGAGGGTTTTTAATCCATTGAAATATGTTATTTCTAAATCCGTATAACTGATTAGATACTTGTATTAAAGATAGTTCAGTTTTACCTGTAACACCTTTAGTATATCCAATTACATAGTCCCGTGTGTACTTTTCTTTTTCTAAAAACGACACATACTCTTCTGCCGATATTTCGTAAGCATATTTTTCAGCAGGATCTTTTTGATTAGTAAGACTAGTTATAATTCCTGTTTTTTTATCATACACTAGGTAATATTTTTGAGGAGGCGTAAATTTAAACTTTGGCATCGATTAACTCCTCTAGCTGAGATATAATTTCTTTTGATAAGAAATCTTTTTCAACATAATGAAATAATTGCGGTTGTTTAATATTACCTACAACTAGTTCTCCTTTATTGTTCAGTACAAAAGGTACAATATCCTGCCATCTATCTGCACCAGATGGCCACCCTTGTAATGGAATTTTCATATGAACAAATTTCATAGGGTTTAATCTATCTATTGCAGTCTGTTGTAGTCCTGTTATTTCAATAGTAATGGCAGCGGCCAAATCCATACTAAGCCATTTTTGATAGTAATCTGGGGCATATATAGTGTAGCATGCTTCCCAGTTATTACAAACAAATTCTAGTACTTTGTAAAAATCGTAAGCAATATCTGATTTTTTAAAATAATGACATGCAAAATACGGGTTAGTTAATCGATTTGCAATAAAAGTTTTTCTATGAAAAGTATCTAACGGAATATGTTCTTGTTTATAATTATTAATATGTGAGCAAAATTTAATGTCAAAATTACTACAATATGTCCACCAATCACTGATATCACCGGACATTAACATGTCTGTATCCAACACTATTGTTTCATGATAAGGTGTTACGTGATAAAATTTCCAACGGTGTTCTGCCGCTAACGGGCTATTACCAATTTCTTCAAACCATGGAATAGGAATTATTTGATCAAATGCTCGTAGATATTTTTTAGGAACTGTGTTGTTAGTAATTAAAGAAACATTGGTTATTTCTTTTTGACTATTTTTAATACTTAACGCCAGTGCATAGGCCTGTTGAACATAGTCAACTGTGTCGGTATTTTGTGCAAATAATAAAAATCCTTTAGACACCATAACCTCCGTCGATGTAACGATTTAAACTAAATTTATTCATTACATGGACATCCAATCCTGTAGTCTTAATAAGAGTATATTCGCCTAGATGACTTTTCTTTTCAATTAAGAATTTCATTTTATTATCATCTGTACTTACTAAAACATCCTTATCGGATGTATATGTCATTTGTCCAGGTAATTCAATTACAAAATTACCTTCTGTTTTTCCATTAAAAATATGTATAGCAATACTGAACGCATAATCATTTCTAAAAGTGTTTGTCTCAATAGCATATAGAGTTCTGAAATAAACCCAATTATTTTTAATGTATTCAATCATATCAAAAAAAGATTGCATTAATATATTTTTATCAAATATAAAAACACTTGCCCAATAAAAAGGAATGCTATAGGGATTTATTCTCTTAAATGCATCTTCATTTCTATCCGATGCTAGATCAAAACTTTTTCTGTATATTTGAAATTCGTATTGATTATGTAACGCAGGTTTTAAAATACTAGAATTTAAAATATAATCTGTATCCATGACCAATGTGCGATCGTAAGGCGATAAATTATAAACACTGGTACGACTAAAATTTTTCCATTCGGACGTTACTCCTGTAATAGATCCGTCGAAAAATTTTCTTGTTTGGATTGGTCCTGTTGTGTCTAGTTCTATAACTTGATCAAACCCGTGATTAGGATAATTACTAGACAACCATCGTGTATTATCTGTAATTAAACTAACAGGAATATCTAAATATTTTTTAATTCTACTAGCGGCAAAAATTGCCATTTTGATGTAATCAATTTTAGAATTATTCTGTGCAATTAGTACAGCACCTATTGTCATAATTCAACTATGTCCGCAATCTTTCTTTTACGTTTTAATTCATTATACTTTGCCGCATAATCGTTAGTTGATTCAAAATATACAAATACAATATCATTTAAAAATTTCTGTACGTCTTCAATTAGTACAGGCAAATCATTAGAGTCGACAAATACTGCATCAGTTGTATATCCTAGATCAATAACTGTTTTAATAAACGTAATTAATTCAGAATTTATTTTGAATGCCGCACCGTTGGTATAATATACCAATTTTTGATTGTATTCTTCTAGTATTATTCTGCGTTGATTTGAAAGTGTAGCAGTATAATTGGCTACAGCAAACGCTTTTTCAATTCTCTCATCCATAAACAAACTCCGTAGTGTACTATATTACACTAGTATAATTAGCTTGTCAATGATTTAGAATGATGAAACTTGGGCAACTGTCGGCAAATAACTATAAGTATTGATACCAGTTGTTTGGTTAGCTGTTACATGGCTGCCTGATGCATACGTGATATTGACTTGAGCGGCTACTGTGCCAGTAACGTCCTCATCTATATCAAAGGTATTTCCGCTACTCTTGTAAGTGTCTTCCGTTGCGGCTGTCGACAAATCTTGCAATTCAATTTTAAATGTTAATACACTACCGCCAGCATCTAATTTTGCCAATATGTCATATTGGTTTGGTGCATATAACACAGATCCTGAACTGCCTAAACTAGCTGTATATATAGTAACATATGAACCGCCTTTATTTGCTAAAAAATAATTCCAGCCATTACTAGTATTTCCAGCAGTTGTTGTAGCAGAACGTGTGCCAGTTAAACCAAAAGAAATAGTTCCCATGTTGTTTAACAATGTGTACCAGGAATCATTTTTATTTGCAGGTACAACTGTTGCAGGAGGATAAGTTGCAGGTATTGTTGCACTAGCAGTTGATGTTCCTGCTTCACTCATACTGGCAGTAAATTGTATTAGTCCGCCCGAATTAAAGAAATACTGTGCGGCTTGTGCGGCAGTATATGAACCTCCACCGCCGTATGTACCACCATTCCATGTCACTGTGAACACATTATTAATTGTTTGAATATTACTTTCAATAACGTTAAGATTGTACGTCATTGTCGTTGTAGCAACTGATTGAGATATGTTAACTGAGTAACTTGTAGCAATAAATGGACGACTTGGAGAAGGTAATCCTGGTCCTCCCACTGACTGACTTAAATTGACATACCATTGAGATCCGCCGGCAAAGCCATTAATAATTGTACCTTGCGTAACACCTCCGTAAGCATCTCCTGTTCCGCCGCCATACAACATCATATTAACAGCAAGAGTACCGCTTGTAATACTAGTAATAGTTAATGTACTATTGACAATATATCCTGAAAAAACACAAGTGTTTACCGATGTGATCTTTGTGCCAGATGCAACTCCAGAACCTGTTACTGTCATGCCTGCAACAAGAGATGCACTTGGAAATGCAGTTGTTGTCATTATATTTCCAACAATATATGCACTTGCTGTAGGGTTTGGGTTTGGATTTGTTATAGTTGATCCACCCCAAGGATACGATGAACCTACTCTATACGCAGTATACGGAAAATTATTTAAAGGAGAAGATAATCCTGTAGTGCTAGCTAGCATTGTGCCTGGAGGTGTTGCATAACATCCAGGATACGTGACTCCGTTCACAGTAGTACTACTAGAATTAGCTAATGCTGATGCTATTACACCATATGCTATTTTATCAACTTCTCGAATGTCTGTGCTTGTTGTAGGTATTGTAAGAGCAGGACTAGTAGCTACACCTAACTGATGATAATTTAAATTTGTAATATCTAAATATAAATTATTCCAATCGCTTACTTTAACTTTACCTCCGGCACCTGCTAACTGAGAACTATTTAAAATTTGCCCGTAACCGGGATACACGCCACCACCCGAAGTATACACGCTCATAATATTATATACTATTGTTTGAATAGCATTATAATCTTCATAAACAATTGGTATCACAGTACCTGTGAACGTTGTTGGAGAACCCGAACTTCCTACTGTTTGACTAGTGCTAACAGTATAAGTTCCTGTACCTCCAGTTCCTGTACCTTGAGCAAGTATATAAGTACTATTTGCACCAGCATTCCATGTAATAAGCATTGGCACTATTACAGGTTGGTTGGCAGTAACAGAGGTAACAGTTAATGTTGTCCCTGAAATATAACCAGAAAATGTTTCAGCTGTTGGAAAAGTCATATTAGAGAGGATTTACTGTTGTAATGTTTGGCAAATAATTATAAACGTTTTGTCCGGTAGCATTTACCATAGTTACATAATTACCAGAAGCGTAAGATATGTTTACTTCACTGGATAATGTTCCTGTAACATCCTCATCGATATCATAAGGATTAGTACCGCCTGAACCAAATGCAACTTGTTTATAGTAATCTTCAGTTCCTGCCGCTTGGAAAGATGTTCCAGATAATGTAGCTGTAATTAAATTACTAATTACAATGGGTGTGGCTGCCGTAGCATTATTATAACTAGTGGCTAGTGTAACACTATTGTTACCGGCATTTACACTTGCTACATAATAAGTTGTTGCTGAAGATCCTGTGCCTCCAGTCAATCCATTTCCGCCAGTACCTGTTAATATAATAATTGTTCCTTGTAGTATGCTTGAAATATTGCCTTGCGAAATATTTAAAAATACTGAGCTAGGAGCACCTGTACTGGAAACTGTTCCTGTTACTGTAGGGAAACTACTTGATAAATCTTCAAAATCAATCTGGAATGTCAATTGATTTGCTTGAGCATTTAATTGTGCCCAAATTGTATATTGGTTCGGTGCATATAAATTGGTACCTGGAGTACCTGCACTCTGTACAAATATTGGAGTAAATTGATTTCCAGCCTGTGATAGGAAATATTGCCAACCATAACTAGTTCCAGTACCGCCCGATCCACTTTGTGTAACACCATAATAACTAAAATTAATAGTACCCATGTTGTTTAACAAGGTATACCATGAATAATTTTTAGTACCAGTAGTAGGAATAGCACCGGCACTGGTAGGAATTGTAGGTGTTAATGTTCCTGGACTACTCATGCTGGCATTAAACTGTATACTACCACCCGAATTAAAGAAATATTGTGCGGCTTGTGCGGCACTATAACCATTACCGCCTGTCCAACTAACTGTAATGATATTACTAATAACCGATACATTACTTTCAGGAGTACCAAAAGAAGCGGAAAAAGTTACAGGAGAACTGATATTTCCAACAGACTGACTACTACTGATAGTGTAAGATGTTGCGTTGAATTGTACAGGATTTCCCGAAGTTCCTACATTAGTAAGTGTGTTATTTGTTTGATATTGAGTACCACTACCGTATAAAATAATTGGTTTTACTGGCAAATATGATTGCCCTGCACCATCTAACATTGCTGGACTTACTATTGCTTGGCTAATTGGTCCTATTGTGTTTATAAGACCTGTACTATTAATATAACCTGAAAATACTGAATAATTTACAGTTGAAATTGTTGTTCCTGCGGCAATACTTCCACCAGAAATTTTCATACCTGCGGCAATACTTCCGGAAGGTAATGCTGTTGTAGTTAATGTAGTACCTGTTATATAACCCGTAGCTGTAATTGGTGTTGTAGGATTACTTGTACTTGTTCCGCCCCACGGACGACTAGTGCCAATTCTGTTAGCAATATATGGAAATCCGCCTGCTGTAGGGCTTGATGCAGAATTAGTTAATTGTGTGCTTGGTGGAATAGCATAAGCTCCAGGATAACTTACACCATTAACTGTAGCTGTACCAATGTTTGCTAAATTAGTAGCTATTGTCTGATAGGCTAATCTATCAGTCTCTTTAATTTTAATTGCATTAGTAGCTGTTGTTAAACTAAGTGCAGGAGTTTGTATTTGGTGATAATAAACATTTGTAATATCTTGTTGTAAAGCATTCCAATCTGTTACTTTAATATTATTACCTGTACTTACTGCTGTACTATTTAAAGGCTGTCCGTAACCTGTACTAGCATTGCCTAATATTCCAGCGATTGTTCCCTGAATAGTGTTATAATCATTAGCTAATATTAAAGGAGTAGTACCGTGAAAAGTAACCGGTGATAAACTAGTTCCTACCGATTGACTTATGTTAACTTGATACGATCCGGCTTGACCACTGCCAGAAATTGCGGCAACAATGTATGTAATTGGCGTTGTTGGAGAACCCGACCATGTTATAGCCATTGGCCATTGTATCGAACCGCTTGAAGGAGCATTGGCATATAAAGTTGTTCCTGCAATATAACCGGTAAATGTTACTGATGCCATTTAAATTCCTTTTTATAAATTATAGAACTAAACATTCTACAAGTTTTGGACCATTATCGGCATTAGATTCTAATGCAATAGCAAAAATAAATTGTCCGTCTGCAGGTGCATTGTTGTCAGATTGTCCTGTTCCAGCACTACCTGCTGTGATAAAATCACCTTTATTAACTGGTCCTGAAATTATAGTTGGCACACGCCCTTTGATTGCAATATAAGTTCCACCTTCTTGCTCTGAATTCATCATATATGCCGGATTAGTACTTACTACTCCAACAGCAAATGTACCAATTTGGCATTGAGTAACTTCTTTTGTTCCGCCAACCATTACGACAGTCCCTTTAGGATAGTCTCGATCCATTATGTATTTTTCTGCTAAGTCGGCATAGTTAGCAGAAGTTGCTGTTCCTTGGAAAATGTTTGCAGATAAATTTCCATTTGAATCACGACCAGCAATAGTATTTGCAGAAGCGGTCGTTGTAGCTGATGCATAACCGTAACTAGCAAGACTTAATAATCCTGCTTGTGTTGCAGTACCAATAAACTGACTAGCATATACATTTAACCATTGATAAGCACTACTACCCAAACTGCTAGTTCCTCCAATAACTGGAAGAGCATCAGTTCCTGTTAGTCTAAGTACCGGAGTAACTGTTCCGTTCAATTGTGTTGTTTGGAAGAAAATATCGTTAGAGCTAGTAAATGTAGGAGCTGTAACGTTTGCAATTAATCCGCTCTGGACTTGAGCAAGTAAACTAGGATTTGAACCAATTGTAAATCCTGTGCTAAAATTAGCACTGGTTAATGTTGCGTTTGCAGACTGAACAAACGCACTGGTAGGCAATCCATTAAATAAAATTGAATTACTTGCAGTTCCATGGAATTGATATCCGCCAGTTGTAACACCGTTAGTCGATTGGGTAGTATTAACTAGCGTAATACCTTGTTGTATAGTATCAAATCCAGTAAATCCTGCTGTGTTACTAGGAATTTGGAATGTTTCATTACTAATAACTGCAACTGTTACACCTTCTGCTTGTACTTGTACGATTGGAATAGTTTTTGTACCAGCTGAATTAGTTAAACTTGTTGCATTTACTTGAGTAGTTAAACCGCCTACAGTAACTTCTTGTGGTCCGATTAGTACTGAGCTAGATCCGTTATAAACATAAAGTTGATTACTTGCTGTATTAAAATAAAAATCGCCAGATGTTAAACCAGCTGGCTGGGTTGTGCCGGTTTCTGCACCATTTGCTGTACGGAAATAGCTTCCGTCCCAGAATTTTAATTTTTTATTACCGCTATCATACCAGATTTGACCAGCTAATGGATTTGGCGGTTGGGTTGTATTTGCAAAATTTTCAAGCAACCAAACAAAATTATCATTTTGTGCCTGACCGTATCCAGCGTAGTTTTTACCGATTAGGGTAAGATCTGTACTAGTATCAACTGTGCCGTCCGCAACTGTTGCTAATAATACTCCATTATAGTGATTAATTGTATATGACATGGTTGTCGCTCATCCTTATTTCAGTATATTTATCATAGTTTTGCTTACCAACCAGATGTTGTTAAAGCCGCTCTACCCCATGTAGCATTTCCGGTAGTTCCACCGCTTACACATACATAGATATAACTAGAATCCCATGCAATCTGCCCTGTTGTACCTGCCGCTGAATGACTTGCAGGAGTTGATGTTGCAGTTGCAATGAAATTAGTTGCTATGACACTTGAACTGGAATGTATTATTCCGCCCACATCTAATGGATATTGAGGTCTACTAGACGATGTAAATCCGTTGATACCAATATTACCAGTATTAGAACTTATAAAAAGTGCCGAACTATTAGAACTTACCGGTAAAGAAATTTCAAAATCCTGAGATGAAATATTAGATTGTATTAAAAATTGTGTAGAATTAACATTGATTTGCGATTGGTTTGCTGTTCCTAATGTTAAAGGTATAGCATTGTTAATCTGTAAAGATCCGCTTGTTGTATTTTGATAAGTGTCGGTTGATAAGAATTGTTCAGCTGATTTTAAAGATCCGTTGGCCGCAAGTAGTTTGCTGGCTTGACTTGTTGGAACATTAAAACTAATTCCTGCCCAAGTACTAACATTAAACCCAACATTGATTGTACCTTGAATTGCATTTAAAGTTGTAGGATTTCCGCTAGTTGCAACAGTTTGGCTTACACTGACACTATATGTTCCAACTCCGCCTTGTGCTACTCCGGCACCGCCTGGCCCTGTACCATATGCAGTAATAACTGTATTAGAAGCAATAGTGTTAATGCCTGGAGTTGTTATTGATTGTCCAACGCTGAGTGTTCCAGAAGTTACACCAGTCACTGTTAATGTATTGCCAACAATATATCCTTGAAATACTGCTGTACTTGTGTATCCGCTTATACTGCTAGAAGGACTAGGTGTAAATGAATCTTTAGAAAAGACACCCATCAATGTACTACCAACATATAACAATACGATTACGTGAGATACTCCGTTTACATCTGTTACAGTTTCAACTACAAATCCCGAAGGACCTTGTTTTTTAGTATAAATTGGTCCAGCTAAATTATTTGCAGTACCATCATTAAAATATAATTGACTAGTTGCTGTATTAATCCAGAAACCGCCTGTACTTAATCCGCTAGGAGCAGTATCGCCTAAGAGTGTATTACCAGTTGGGGCAAATGTTGTTCCATTCCAAACTTTTAAAATATTTGCACTGGTATCGTACCATAGCTGACCTATAATTGGATAATTAGGTTGACTTGTATTTGCAAAATTTTCTAACAACTGTACAAAATTTTCGTTGATGTACTGTCCATAACTAGTAGCGTTTTGTCCGATTAAAGTTAATGATGTATGACTTTGATCGATTGCACCGTTAGAAACTGCTGTTAATTTATTGCCATTTGTTAGATAAATTGAATAGGTCATGATAAGTTAGCACCAGTAAAGATAAGATAGTTAATAGTCAAGTAAGGATTCATCACATTAAATCCTGTTCCTATATTAGATACTGTACTTGTTCCATCCGAAGAAACAGATCCTACTGTAATACCAGTAGTAGAAGAACTTGTAAAGAAACGAGTTTGGTCGCTGTCTGTTGACCCTGAACCGGCCGCACCGTATGATCCAGGTACTGCATTAAAAGGTACTCCGCCCTCGGCATATGGATCAATGTGTGAGTGTCCAGTTTGCCCTGGATTATTAGGATCACTAGGTTCGACAACTACGTGTTGGTGCTGTGGTAAGTTTGATATACCCAATGTTACATTTTGCCCGCCGTTTGTTCCGCCTTCTGTTTGAGCAGAACTTGCAGTTACGTTTTGAGAATTGCCTGCTTGACCGCCTGTAGCTATTGGACCAGGTGGAGTAAACCCTGCGACTTCCTGATAGTTATTCATTGTGCTTCTTCCTAACGGAAATCTAGCACGTAGGTCTGGTAATACAAACGCATTTGGATTTTGTGCAGTACCATATGTACTACCAATCACTTTATAAAGAGCAGAATATGTAACTGTGCTTACTTCTGATCCATCGCATAACAACCAACCAACTGGTATAGCATGAATAGAAGATTTGCCTGCCCAAGGAATAATTCCTCCAACAGGCATACCATAAGCACTGGTATTTAATAAAGGATCAATTTGTAAAAATGTTTGTTTAGACATATTTACAAGACTACCGCTACCTGCACTACCTTGGAAAACTAAGAACTGATCGGATTTACTACTTGATTGAGCTACAGTCCTAGCAGTACCATTACTGTTAGTCGTAACAACTGACGGACTCAATGAGGTATTAAGTACAGCATACCCTGAAGCACTAGATCCATTGAACCCTGTTCCATTGTCTGCACTAACGACATCTCCTGCCAATTGGAATGTAATAGTTTGTGTAAGACTACTTGCTGTTCCTGTGACACTACCAGTAACTGTTCCTGTAAAATTTCCATTAAAACTTCCCACAAATGACTGGGCGTACATGTTTCTGAATGGCTGTGTTTGACTTCCAATATCGTATTGTGGTGTAGAGTTTACCAGTACTGGAGGTAATATTATTGCGCCAGCAGTAGTATTTGATGTAATCTGTAATGCACCGCCTAAATTTAAATTATTGTTAATTGTTGTTGCTAAATTTGTTGTTATTGCTGTCGAAGATACTGAAAATATACTTGCATTGCTTGAATTATTAACAACAATACCACCGGTTGTACCAGTTGTACCTGATGTAATTATACCACTGACTGTTGTCGGAGCACCTAATGCAACTTTACCAGATACATCAAGATGTAATAAATTATTTCCATTTAACAAAAAATCAATATTGTTTGTACTGGTCTTACTATTAAATAGGAATGTGTTGTTGCCTTGGCCAATAGTTAAACTTAAATCAGTTCCAATACTAAGACCATTTGTATTTCTAATGTTGAAAGCATTATTTGTGGTACTTACAACATCCGATCTTAAAAAATTACTACCTTGTACAACTGATTGTGACGACCCCGAACCAACAATAAGTGCATTTGAAGACTGAGCTATACCCCAAACATAGGCTACGCCTTTATCTAATGAGTTACTGTATAAGTTTACACCAATATTAATAGTTGAAAAGCCGGCAATCGTAGCTTTAGGAGTAAAGGAATCAATACTAATAATTGCTACACGATATGCAACATTATTTGTAGCACTTGAAGCATATAATGAAATTACGCTATGTGATATGTTACTTGTATCAACAATAGATTCTACTAAAGGTCCTGTACTTGCACCTGCACTAAACTGTGGACCTATTAGCAACCATGTGGTTCCTGAAAACAAATACAACTGACTATTGTCGGTATCGACCCATAGGTCACCTTGATTACTATTTGTAACATCAGGAACACCGCCCGTGCTAGCTAATGTGCCTTTACCTTCACGTCTAATAGCACCAGCTTCCGGCCAGTTGCCTGCACCGTCATAAACTCTAAGTACGTTATTGCCAGATGCAGTATCATACCATAATTGTCCTTGAACAGGATTGCTAGGAGGACTTGAATAAGCAAAATTTTCTAATAAATGTAATAAATTTCCAGCAATTAACGAACCATATCCTGCATATCCTTGACCGGGAAATGCAAGACTAGTTTGCTGATTAACCGTACCATCGGCAACTGTAATAGCTGGTTTTGCTGGATTAGCAGAATCTGTAAATGCAACTGAATATGTCATCTATTATACTCCTACTAGGCCAGTTAAACTTTGGATACGTACAGTATAATCGATTTGAATTAATCTGTTAAGACTTTTTAAAACTGGATGAAATATAACATGAGTTAGTAGTAAACTATTTCCGCTTGCACTATAACTTTGTAATCCTAATTCATCGAACACATACGTTGTTTCGCCTGTTGAAGAAGTATCGTATGCACTTTGTCCGCCGGGCTCACCGTAATCCAGTAAACAAGTACAGAAAATATCTGTGTAGTTAACACCGGTCACATGGCGAACTTCAGTAAAGTTGCGAGTTGGATCGGTATTTGTGCTAGCAGTTGGGTCGATTACTTTTTTATATGTTTGATTGTACAAGCTGGCATTTGTTCCGCTGGTATTAGGTGTAAGATATGTAATAATTCCTGTAGGATCAATACTGGTTCCACCGTTACCAAAATTCATCTGGTAGATATATCCGCCATCTGTATTGTTTGACAAACTGGCAGCCAGGGCGTAACTTATGTTTTCATAATGAATAGCGTTACGTTTATTAACGAAAATTTCTTTGGAAACTGGGTCAAATATTTTAATATGACCTTCCACATGAATTCCTGTTTGATCTTTAGTCTGCATAGTTGTCTCTCTTAGTCTTATATTTATCAATATTTTAATATGCTAGTTTAATTATCTAACACCTGTTGTTTTTCTTGGATATGACGGTCCTGATGTAGGTCTAAAACCATAATTTTGTTTTGGAAAAGTACTTCCTGTATGGAAGTATTTGTATATCTGATCAACTTTTGGAGTACCAAGACCTGTAACCGCATCCCAGCCTGTAGTTGTAGTATAGCCCGTAGTATAGCCGTCTCTATTATCACCGCTAGTAATATCGTTAAACAATAATGCTCTGTTTGAATACCATGTGGACATATTGAATGGAATACGCTGTCCTAATTGTTGATTTAATCTAGCCCAAATACCCGCCAATAAAGGCGCCGCGGCGCTGGTTCCGCCTACTTGATTTAGCACACCATTTACGTAGTACGCATATCCCGTGTTAGGATCAGCAGGAGCACTTATATCTGGAACACCCCGATAAGGTAGTGCAGTTGGTGAACCTGTCGATGATGCTGTAATAGTAGTTGTTGTTAGTCCTGATTGCCAGCTAGGGAGAGGAACACTAGCACTAACGCCGCCGCCAGATCCGCTCCAAGCTGTTTCACTAGTAATTTGAGCACTACCGTTTAGATTAATTGAAGTTCCGCCGGCCGATACCATATATGGACTACAACATGTAGCGGCTGTACTTAGATTAACTGCACCGTTATCGCCTGAGCTTATAAAAACTGTTATACCCTTAACTACACAAGACTGAAGTGCTGTATCATATTGTGTTCCATCACCGATGCCCCAACTCACATCAAGGGCAGTTGGATTATTTGTAGTGTCTGCGGCTACTGCTAGAAAAATATCATTAATAGGTGCGGTTCCAGTATTGGGTGCGGTATAGTATGCAATCAATGCCTTTGGTGCTACACCACCTGCACAAAATATATCTAGCATACTTTCCAAATCACTAGTTGTGCTGGCAGTAGCACCGTCGACACTTATTTGTACTATAGTTGGAGCTGAAAGTCCAATCCTACTAAAACTACTATTAACATCAGTTTGGTTGTATCCTGTTACGTATCCGCTATAGGTTAATTCAAAAATTCCAACACATCCGCCGTAGCCATTAGACGGAGGCATATTATAAGCTATGGACATTTGTACAGGAGTTACTGCTGTCAAAGGATTTGCTACACTAGCTTCACAAACTACCGCATGTTTCTTTGCAATAAAACTTTCATCAAACCCTAGTACCTGTTCAACCATACTGGAAATATCTGCAGGTACTATTACTGGACTGTCGTGTGATGTATATGTTCTACCAGTATCATCGGTAACATCCAAAAGTGTTATATTAAAAATATTATTAAAATTTTCAACAGTTCCAAAAACTCTAATTAATCCTTTAACTCTGCTAGCTTCTACTATTTTAAATCCTATGTCTTGGAAAAAATCATTCACTTCTATAGTATTAGATTCTGTTGATCCGAACTGATACACATACTCATCGTGATCCAAAATTGGGTGAGTACCGTCAATTACAGCATCTGCATATTCTTTCAAAGTCATCCCATTATCGTGCGTATCCCTATGCAGGTACACACTGATTGTCATTGTATCTGAAAGATTTTTTAATCTACTAAACGTCATATTATACTTCCAACTTCAGATATGAGATTGTAACTGTTAGGTTAGATTGTGAAATACTGCTATTGTTGTATATTTTCAAATACATATTTGTGCTAGGAGTTGCATCACCATTGAATCCTATGACTGCTGGTGTGAAATAAACAGTACCGCTTACAGTACCAGTAGTTATTGCTTCGGCGATAACTCCTGATCCTGGAGTAGGATCTGTAGTAATACTTCTACTGCTGTCGTTTGATTGTGCTGTAGTAGTTGTATAAACAGTTACCCATGCACCCGCTGAACATGTTATACTATACAATGCATATCCTTTAGCTGCCGTTACAGTTGTAGTTGTGCTTGCACCAGATGTTAAGTTTACGCTTGTGCTAACTGTAGCTCTACTACTTAATGTTCCAGCAGATACGTTTGCTGTAATTATTCCGCCACTAATTGTAATAGTGGACCCGTCAACTTTGACTGCACCTAGCTGTGTTGTTGAAGCCGTAGGAACTGAAATTGTTCCTCCGCTAACTGTAATTGTAGTTCCATCTGGTTTAACAATACCTGCCGCGCCAGTTGTTGCTAAAGTTCCGCCTGAACTGCTAATCACTCCGCCACTGATTGTAATTGTAGAACCGTCAACTTTTACGCCACCCAGTACACTTGTTGTTGCAGTTGGCAATGAATAAGAACTATTTGCACTAATTACTCCGCCACTGATTGTAATTGTAGAACCGTCAACTTTTACGCCGCCCAGTACACTTGTTGTTGCAGTCGGCAATGAATAAGTTTGAGCTGTAATAACTCCACTACCGTTAATTGTAATTGTTGATCCGTCTACTTTGACTCCGCCCAATGTTCCGCCACTAGTTGTACCTGCTATTGGGAGAGTATATCCGCTACCTCCTGCGGCACTGATAACTCCTCCTAAGATTGTAATTGTCGATCCGTCAACTTTTACGCCACCTAATTGTGTAGTAGATGCAACTGCTAAACTAATTGATCCGCCAGTATTATTAATACCGCTTGAACTAACTGGTTGTATACTTACACCGCCAAGTGTACTTGTACCGGCAGCTGGCAATGAATAGCCGCTACCAGATGCTGATATAACTCCATTACTAATAGTAATAGTGCTTCCGTCCACTTTAACTCCACCCAACGTATTTGTACTTGCTGTGGGCAATGTATAAGTTGCTGACATTAGTCCGCTAATACCATTGACAGTGATAGTCGTTCCATCAGGTTTAACACCGCCTAACACACTAGTTGTAGCTATCGGTAATGCGTAAGTTGAACTAATAACACCATTACTAATAGTAATAGTAGATCCATCTACCTTAACTCCACCCAGCGTATTTGTACTTGCTGTAGGCAATGTATAACCACCAGAACCTCCAGTAGAACTAATAACTCCGTTAGTTATAATAATTGTACTTCCGTCTACCTTAACTCCGCCCAATACACTTGTAGTTGCTGTTGGTAACGTATAATTATTACTTGGTGTTGCACTAATGACTCCGTTACTAATTGTAATCGTTGACCCATCTATTTTAACTCCGCCTAATACACTTGTAGTTGCTGTTGGAAGTGCATATTGTGTACTGCTAATAACTCCATTGTTTATTGTTATTGTAGATCCATCTATTTTAACTCCGCCAAGTATACTTGTAGTTGCAGTAGGTAGACTGTATTGTTGAGCACTAATAACTCCGCCTACACTAGTGATAGTAGATCCATCAATCTTAACTCCGCCTAATTGCGTTGTAGTTGCTGTTGCTAAAGTTATTGTTCCGCTTGAATTGTTTAATCCGCTAGTAGTAACCGTAGGAATTATTACACCACCCAAATTGCTAGTAGTAGCCGATGGCAATGAATAATTGATTGCACTACTAATAACACCATTGCTAATCGTAATAGTGCTTCCGTCTACTTTAACTCCGCCAAGTATACTTGTAGTTGCTATTGGTAATGAATAATTTGAACTAATAACACCGAGGCCACTGATTGTAATAGTAGATCCATCTACCTTAACTCCGCCCAAAGTACCAGTACTTGCTGTTGGAAGTGTATATCCGCTACCGCCTGCACCTGTTGCACTAATTACTCCGTTACTGATTACAATAGTGGATCCGTCAACTTTGACACCGCCCAGTACGGAATTAGTAGCAACTGGTAAAGTATAGCTACTGGCTGTTGAGCTTATTACACCATTGTTAATTGTTATGGTTGTACCGTCAACTTTAACACCGCCAAGTATTGCTGTAGTAGCAGTTGGCAATGAGTATTGAGTAGTAGTTAATTGGTTTGAACCGTTTAGAGTTATTGTTGTACCGTCAATTTTAACACCGCCAAGTATACTTGTAGTTGCAGTAGGTAGACTGTATTGACTAGTACTTGCTTTAATAATTCCGTTGGTAATAGTAATTGTTGTACCGTCAACTTTAACGCCGCCCAACTGCGTTGTAGATGCTATGGCTAAACTAATTGCTCCGCTAGAATTTATTAGTCCGCTGGCAGCGGTAGCAGGAATAGTTACTCCTCCTAATATTGATGTTGTTGCTGTAGGCAATACATAAGATGGCTTATTATACAATTCTGTAAAATTAGCATTAATTTTTATGCCGGCTGTACGTAATGTGTCTCCCGTACCTGAATTAACAGCCGTTCCTGTGTTGATTAATTGTTGTGCCATCTTTTATCCTTGGTCCATTGTTGTGTTTCCGGTATCTAAACTAACATTATTACCGTCAAATGTTGGGTCTGTACTATTACTTATTTGAATAAAGCCATTATACCATATGCCAGGTTGTGCCTTAACAAAGGTTGATACAGTATCTTTTCCTTGTAAAATACTAGTCGTAGAAGTACCAGCACGTACACTTGGGGACTGATTTAATTGTTTTAAATCGTATCCATCCCATAGTGTTCCAGTAGTTCTGACCACTGTTATTAATGTACCAAACGCTGGAGCATTTGTTAATGTAATTGTTGAAGTTCCATTAACTGTAAAATCCGCAGGATAACTTACATCACCTGCTGGACTATACGGTGCATTATTAATATCAAATATCTTGTAAGATTGTTTCTTTAATCGAACAAGATCATTTTGTCCACCTACAAATATTTCAATCTGGTTAGCCGATGTAACAGTATACGGCAATGTGATTGTAGTTGTACCTAAACTTGTTATTTGTGTTGTCTGAACTGTGTCAATATAAGGAATAGTTTCACTTGGGCCGATACCTTGTACAAATGTTCCAGATGGATTTACTTTTGTTACTCCTGTACCTAACGTACCTCTGCGAAGTTGTCCTAGTGTATTTCCGGTTAATGTGAAGTATTCAATACGTTCGCCTCGAATTTCAACAACGCCTGGTTTATTATTAGAAGGACTCGGTATATCAAGATTGCTTGCATCTGATACAATAATTGTAGTATCATTCCAATGTAGTGTTTGTGCTAGTGTTGTTTGTTTATTCAAATTCAAACGTTTATAATTTACACGATTCAACATGTCTTTAAATTGCATATATGCAATACTAGTTTGAACTACATTATTACCAAATGTAATTAATGTAACTGTATCCGTAGGAGATAATGTTTTTGCCAATGTGATACTTTGGAAATCACTATTTAAAATGTAATCAATGCTGTTAGATAACAATGTTGAATTTTTTATTACCCAAACATAATTTCCATCAATTACTGGACGATCTAATTTGATAATGCCGCCTGGTATATTTTTATAATTGAAATAACTAGTTGAGCTTGGAGTTATGTTATAACTTGAGTTATACTGAATAGTTGTTCTTTGAATATCCAATACATTCTGCACATAAGAACTAATAATTTCAACCACACCAGATGGAACTGTTGCAAATGTTATTTGACTAGTAGAAGGATTATAAGCATAGGCATTGTTTGCAACAATACTTACAATTAATTGCTGTCCAGAATATTGAGAATAAATTGCTCTATTAATCTTAATAGTAATACCAGTTGGGTCTATGCTATAATCAGAAGATGCATTTAATAAATTATTACCTGCATAAACTAGAATGTTATTAGTTGTTACTGACTGAGGAACAGCCTTAGATGGATCAATGGTATAATTTAATCTATTACCACCAATTGTAAAATAACTGTTGACTGGTGCGGACAATATTGATTGTCCTACACGTACAATCATATTACTTTCGTAAGGTAAATTATTTCCAATTGGGTATGACAAAGTGTAAGCCGATACACCAACTACTGGTGTAATTGATTGTGTTGTTGTGATTGCAAATGTTTGTTGCAAACCAGACACTATAATATAATTGATTAATGCACCGGCTGGTGGAGGAGATGCAAATTGTATTCCAATAAATCCAGCAACTTCATAAGATGTATCTGTTTCAAATAAAGTCACTGATGTTGCAACACCGTTTACATACACTAAACTTGTTACAGTACTATTCCAACTAGCTCTTGTTATAAAATCAACTGTTGTACCATCACCAATAAAATAATCAATATCTAACAAATTAGATCCACTAAATCCGACACTATAAATTGATACAAGTTGGTTTGCTGTTGGAGTATTGATGAATGTAATATTAGGAGTTGTAGTGTAGTTAATCAAATAATCAGTATTATAAGTTACAATATTACCATTAAGTTTAACAATAATAGCTCTTGAACTATTAGGTTGTTGTCCAATATTATAAGTCGATGTTATTCCATCAGTTTCATAGTTAACAACTTTTATGTTAGCTGAACCTGTTCCAGTTTGATCATATACTTTAATTGCAAGTGTATCTACTACTTGTCCCGGTACTACTTCTTCTGGTGCAGGGCTAGATGTTGGTGTAACAAATCCGTCACCGTCTAATAAAATATCATCAGGTGCTAGTCCGGTTGCAGTTGTATAAGCTAAATTGCCGCCATCTAATTTTGTATCGTAATCAGTATCCGGTGTTGGTACTGAACCATCACTAGTACTTTCACGTAGAATAAATCGGTCTCCAGTATTTACAGTAAAAGAAGCAGGAAGTTCTATGACATTTGTAATAGATTGATCAATCACAGTTCCACTTAAAGTAGATGCAAAACTAGTAGTACTAGCCGACCCGCCATAATCGACAGCACTAAAAGATACTGATAAACTAGCACCACCGCCACCGATCGTTGCAGGAGTAATAGTAGTACCAACTACTGGAGTTTTTATAATAGCGTTGGCATTGGTTTGCTGTGCTGTTCCAAAATTAGGATCATCTAATCTAATTGGACTATATGTTCCAGTTATATTAATGGTAGATCCCACTGGGTACGCTGTTTTTAATGTAGCACTACCTGGTATTAGTACAACATCAGTTAATTCTTGTAATTTTTCTGTAAATGTAACTTGTGTCGAAGGTAACATGTTAGTTAAAATAACTTGACTCAACGTTACAGCATTAGTCGATGTGTTAATTGCTGTAATTGTTGTATCATAACTAAAAGAACTCACTGTAGCGGCTGTTCCTGTTCCTGATCCTACACCTGTTGCAGTAAATGATTCTCCTGTTTGATTAGCTAATGCGCCGATTAATGTAAAATCGGTTGATCCAATACTGCTAATTGTATAAAGAATACCCGGAGTAAATGACCCCGCAGTAACCAATGCGTTAGTGACTACGGCTCCAACTTTTAATCCGTTTAAAGAATTAAGTGTTAATACATTACCTCCTGCAATATTAGAAACTGTAAGAGAACTACCGTTAGTAGGTAAAGAAGAAAATATTATTGCTTGATCATTTGGTGGAGTTGCATCCGGTGGAGCACTAATTTTTAAAATTGTGCTACTGACAACACTAACTACAGTTTGTCCAGACAAGAAATATGCCGGAGTTGCAACACCGTTGACTGAAGTAGTCGATGTTATTAACATTCCAGGAATAATTTTTGAAGTGCTTGACACTTGTAAAAGTATACCTGAACTACCGAACGAATTATAAAAACGTAGGTAAGATAAATTATCTGGAATAGAATCTAAGATAAGTGTTGTACTATTTTCTATTCGAAGAATTTTTTGTCTACTTAAAAATCCTTGTCCATAAATTCTCATACCAGGTACCATACCTGTAGTAGACGCAACTTTAACTGTAAACCCTGCACTACCTAAAGAATTATATGTTGTAGTAATTCCAGAAGTTAACGCACTAGTTGTAATTGTTACCGATGGACTAATTAAATTTTGATCCACTGGGTAAACAAGTGTACTACCGTCCGATGTGTATGAATAAGTTTTTTGTTTAACATAATATACGTTGATATTAGTATTGTTAGGTGGTGTATATGGTAACGTGAATACGTGAGTATTTGCTAATACTTGAACAGAGTAATCATTAAAATTAGGATCTCTACTATCCCATGTATCACTCAAATAAGGTGCATCGTCCCAACCACCTGAAATGTTAAAGTTTAATCCTGTAACTGTTACACCGCCGTAATCTGTTCCTGTCATTAACTGACTTAAATCTTTACCTAACTGTCCTGTTGTAGGATTGTAAAAATATTGAATTCTGTCTGTAGCTGTTAATACTGAGATATCTTTATGATAAGTTACAATAATTGTTGATCCAACTGCTATATTAAAAGTAAATGTAATGCTACCGGTATACTGAGTATAACCTGATTCCATTGATGTCACTTTTGAAAGAGTATATAATTCTCTCAAGACAGGTGTTCCATTTACAGTCACTACTGTTTGATCTATTCTAGTATCAGGTGCCCATGTCAATGGATACTGTACACGATTAATTATTGCAGTAAATGTATCAACTTGTTGCAGATTAGTAATATAATATCCATAATTAACTCTATCAAATTTCATACCTACTAAATTTGAACGTACTAATCCGTTGCCAATAATTGCAACTGCTTGAGCTTGCACTCCGTTTGCACCTAGCCCGCCATTAATTGTCACTGTAGGTGCAAATAAATAACCGTTACCACTTGCACCAAATTGATCAACATTTAATAAAGTTATTTTAGAAACTTTACCATTTGAAATCAATGCGTCGGCTGTTGCTGTAACAGGATTTGATCCTGTTGGAGATGATATTATAATCTGCGGAACATTAGTATAACCGCTTCCTCCATTTGTAATGACAATTTCAATAACTTTAAATCCAACATTGTCATTCCAAAATTTCCAAGGATAACTTTCAATCAACGGATTACTTGTTTGAAGTGTTCCATTAACATCTGTTACTTGTATTGTTGTAAATCCGCCATTTTCGTAAGTAGTTTGTAAATCAAAATCAGTTACAGCACTTTCAGTTGTATCCATACCAGTATAGTCACTGATATATTCTCTAACTTTTGTTCTGTAAGGTTTAACTTCAGCTACATAATCTTCAAAATTTCTTAAATTATCAATTGGATAGTTTACAGGCTGACCTAATGTACCTACTTTATGGGTAGCACGTACAAAACTTGTTTTAAATATCCAGTCAATGAAAGGCTGTTCGCTATGTGCATAACGAACATTAGTAAAGAATAGATCTAAATAATCTTGTTTTAAATCGTCTATTAGAATATTATTTTTAATACAATTAAGAATTATTCTTAATTCAGCACTGGCTTGTACGTCAAAGTCACCGCCATCGAAAATGTTAGCATCATATCCAACATCTGTACCTGAGAACGAATACAAGCTAGATTTAAACTGGATCGTTCCATTTTCTATACCGACAATTCGATAACTTTGTGTCCAGTCTACGCTAGTTGAACTAGCATATTTTTCTAATAATATCCAATTGCTACTGCTACCATTTATAATCTTAACTAATATACCGATACCCTGGTCACTTAATGCCGAAAGACTTTCATTAACTGCAAACAAATCTGCAAATGTGTTTATTTTAAAATCTGGTCCGTTAAACTGGCTAAAACCAGTTGCATACCAATCAGTGTAACTCCAGTATTTTCTAACATCATATGACTGTGATAAGGATCTTGACCAAATTCCAGTAGCAGGATCATAAGAGTAAATACTCCATGCACCGTATGCGGTACTGTCGGATAAAATTAATACAGAATAACTTCTAATTGTACATATTGTATTGTTGTTATATCCTTGTCCACCATTAATAATAGTAGCACCAGTTATCTGACCTAGTGCATTAATAGTGGCTTTTACTATTGCGCCTTCACCTGATCCAGTAATTTCAATATAAGGTGCATATCCATAACCATTTCCAGCATTTACTATTGTTATCCCAGTGATAGATCCGTTAGTTATAACAGGTTTTACTGATGGTAACGCAAATGATCCAATACTAGCAAATTTTAATTCTGCTTCTGTATTATAAGAAATATCCCATAATCCTAGAATTTTATCAGGAGTAGGATCATAACTTTCCAACGCCGATATGTTTCTAGAATTAGTTGTTTGGTATGTACTTAATACAAGATTGGTACGTTCAATTAATTCTTTAATTGCTTCTACACGATTAACAAACATTCCTTGACGAGGACGATTTTCAATACCGTAACGCAATTTAACTGGTAAGCTAGGATCCGGTACTGGTCTACCACCCTGGTCGACACCACATAAACTATCAAACCATTTTTGTTCAATGGTATTTGGTAAATCTACAACAGGATCGTTACTAATTAATTTCCATTGGCTATGAATATTTTGGTCTGTTTTATCAATAGTCCAATATTCAATTGCTAGTGCTACATCAGTTCCGTTTAGATATCGACTTGCATTTATAAGACTAAAGCTATTAGTACCAGTTAATGCAAGACATGTATAATCTTGTCCGCTTGGATTTGCAATTAAATTTGCAACATCATTTGCAGACATATTTCTTCCATCGACGCTAGGAATAATTTTTTTATTTTTTACCCAGAAATAATAAGTGTTTGTAAATGTTTTACTTACTGTGTCATATTTTGTAGTTGAGCTATAGGCTGAATTACCGTATAAACTTTTTCCGCTGATACCTGCTGTTAGTCCAGCTGGTGTATCAGCAATACTATCCCATACACTAGGTAATTGATTATAACTTACCCATTCGTAAATATCAACACTTGCACCTGCGGCAAGTGTATTCCATGCAGTGTTTCTATATAAAGGATCTGCAAAATAATTATTAACAAATTTACAAGTTCTCAGATCCCACCATAGTTGACCGACTGGTTGGTCTGACCACCATCCTTCAATTCCGTTTGAAGATGCAACATTAACTGTTACTGTACTATCACTGTAACTATAAGTTGCTGGGTCAAAGAACGTTTGATATTTGATTTCTTCTTCGGCAGGACCTGGAATTTTTCCTTGTAAAGGATCTACAACATCCAAATAAGTAGACAATGTTCCTAATTTTTTATTATACAGGAATGCTTTTTTAATTTTACTTACATCTGGAATGGATACTTGCGTGTTATAAATTGTCCAGGCAAATACATTACTTAACTTTGTATATGTATAAACTTGTCCAGATTCAATATTATTAAACATTGCATACGGGGCACTAATTGCAATTTGATTATTGCCTACTGCAAATCCAGTTCCGTATCCTTCTCCAAATTTATTTTCAGTTGCTAATGATTCGCTGAATATCCATTTACTATTGTATCTGTCGTAAATGTCAACCCTACCACTTGCATTATCTGCTGTTAAAAAATCAGTTGAATTTCTGTCAAATGTCGTTGTAGAGCTATCAAAGGAAGTACTAACTGTAGTATCACCGTATAAACTATAAACAACAATAGTTTGACTATCATTCATAAATGATATCTTGTTACCAAATAAAGAATTAGTTTCAGGATTATTACTAATTAATGCTTGATTAAAAATATACTGTCCATTTACAAGAGAATATACATTGATACCGCCTGCTTGCACTTTTGTATTACTTTGTGTATCATCGGAAATAGCAATATAATTTCCATAGTCGGATATTGCTATTCCAAATCCAAAATTAGAGTCAGATCCAACTAACACCTGCATAAAATCAGGATTGTTAACATCAGACACATCGTACACACTTACTGCACCGGATGACGATACTAATAATGTGTTTCCATCTGCTGTTATTTTTAATGCACTACCAAAATTTACAGGGTTAGTTAACGATGCATCTGGATCGATATGTCCACTATAAGTCCATGTGTGTTCTACAAAGTTAATTGTTCCGCCTGGTAAACTGTTTTGATCAACCGGTGAATCTAAGAATAACGTATTCAAAGGTATAATTGGAGCAGAAGTTCCGCTTAGTTGATTAGTGCTAGCAACAGCAAATGTTAAATTAACATCGTTATTAATAACCAGTTGTGTAATGGATGTACTCATGTCTTGAGTAGAACCAACAATCAAATAACTAAATGCTTGTTGTGATCCGTTTATTGTAAGATTTTCTTGTCCCTGGCTTATTACAATAGTATCAGGTAGAATATTTGTACCTGTAACTGTCATACCTGCCAACACCTGACTTAAATTATAACTAGCACTATTGGTTACACTATAGTAAGAATATAATATGAATTTGGTTAATACATAATCAACTTTTTGACCGCTAGTGTATCCACCGTTTGCACCAGACACTGCTATCATACCTGCACGTATTCCAAGAGTTGAATTAACTACTAAAATATTTTGTCCTGACTGAACTAAATTGTTGAATATAACTGTAGTTGCAACTCCTGATCCTGATCCAACGTTAGTTGCAATAAACGTTACGCCAACAGTATTTGCAGTTGCACCAATTGTAGTAAAATCTGTTGTACCTAGAGTGTAAATTGTATAAGTTGTTCCTATAACAAATGACCCAGCCGTTACTTTAAGTATTTCAGATGTAGTAACTCCTTGGTTTACTGCTTCACTGCCTACAGGATTATACTGTGACGAAGCCAGTGTGACTGTTGTATATCTTAATTGATAAACTCTACCTGCTCCGTTATTATGTCCAGGAGCACCAACGTACATAACATTATTTCCAAAAGCTACACTAGAACCAAATTGTTCATTAGTACTAGGAGATGGACTAATAATTGAATCAACTAAACTATAATTGTTATTTAAATCTTTAACATACAGGCTTATCGCACCTTGTCCTACTATTGTGGAATTTATTCCCGATAAAGAATTTACAGGAACATACGGAATAATTTGCCATGATAAAGATGTTGAGGACGGAGCAATTCCATTACTAGTAATCAAACACTCATAAAATATTCCATTTGTATCAGATACAATACTTCCAGGAGTATACGTATTGCTACTGTTATACAGTCCTACATAGCTGGTTGCTACTCGGTTGACTGTTGGACTACCGCCAACTAGCCAGACTCCGTCATCACTAAAACTTAACACAGTAGAAAGTTGTGTAGGTTTTGTATTTTGTATTGGATACAACGGATTAGGGTTAGACATGAAAGGTGCAGTAAGAGTTGAGCGTTGTGCCCAAGGAACTACTGTTCCTGCTTTATCATAGGTAGTAATAACACCGGTTGATCCATTAGTTACTGCTAGTACAGAACCTTTACGATTCATAGCTACAACTGAACCAAATTGTAAATTTGCAGAGAATGAAATATTTGCCAAGGAAGATTGGCTAAACGCTGGATTGTATTTCCAAGTAGCCCAAGATCCTGCCCCACTATCATCGGTCCAAACTAATTCACCGGCTTTAAGTTTAACTGTATTACTTGTTGAATTCACAGTGTCTATACCTGCAAATCTTCTTGATACTAAAGAATACATTACCATCTGTCCAGTTTGTGTAAACGGAGATGGAAAATTTGAGATTTTAGTATTGATAGTAATTACATTTAAATTAACAGTAGCAATTTGATAAAACCCATCAAAAGTACTTAGATAAACACCTTGACTATTAATAGTTCCAGTTTCTCTTACTCCAATGTAAGAACCTGCTGTTAATGGTAAGCTATTCAATGCTGTTATTGTTAGTACTCCGTTACTGTATGCAACAGATGATACTCTGATTTTTAAATCTGTAAAACGATATATATTCCAACTGTTATTATCAAATGCAGTCCAAATATACTGGCCTTCATCGATTGAAGTAATGGGGTATAACAAATTTCCTTTACTATCGGTATCGTTAATATTTGATAATGATTTTAAACTAAATTTAACATCTGCTGGATTAATATAACCAGCATCACGCAATAACGGATTATAATTTGTGTTTACTGGAAATGGATTAGAATTATAGCCGAGTGGTTTTACATATACATCATTAGGTGTTTGTTGATTCACAAAGTCGCTAATATTTTTATTAATAGAATTTGTTAAAAAATATCCTTGAGGATTATTTCTAAAATCTTTTTGGTCTAACACAAATTCTATATCCTCAAAAGCATTAGTTGCCCCATATCGGCCAACACGCAATGCCCACTCTTCATAAAATACTAGACTCTCCGCTTTGTCTTCGCTCAATACTCCAAACAAATGATTCAGCACATTTTGTGTACCTTTATCTCGAATCATACCTTGATAGAATTTAAATTCGCTGACAGGGTCTTGTATGATATTATCCAGGTACTGTCTTTTTTGATAACCAATTAAATGTTGTGCAAATTTCTGTTGATCTGTATTAAAATTATCAACGTTAAGACTATAAAAATCTACAAACTGTGTAGCAACATTTGTCCAGTTTGGCAATAGCTGTGCCGATGGTTTAGATTTTAATCTGGTCCATTGCTCAGATACAAAATTAATTGTTCCTGCTGTAAAGGCATTAGCACTATAATAGTTTCCTTGATATTCAATGATATCGGCCATATTATAATCTTGCCACGCTTGCCAAGAATCGATCTTAGCGGCATCATACACAAATCCAGGAATATCTAATCCGCCGTACCAGCCTTCGGTTACATACCCTGACAATTTTAAACGTTCTCTTCTATAACCTGTAGCAGGATTATAAATGATATCATTAAAAATATCTGTATTATTAATTGTTACTACATGTTCATTTTGTATCAAATAAAAACTTGCACAATAAATTCCATGTGTACCTCTTGGACTATATGTAACGGTATTTCCAGTTCGATAGCTATCTATATCGTTTGGAGTTAAAGGCGTACCGTCCACTTTAAATATTTCATAGCTGTTGAACGGATTACTTATACTGTCAACAACTGTCAAATTAGTAATAAAATTGATACCATTGGCACTAGGACTTAAACTGATAACACTACTTCCAAGATTGCTTAATCCAGGTAATGCAGTCCATAGATTGTATTCAAACACAGCAGATGCCGGAATATTGTAGTTGGCACTATAATAATTGCCGTCGTATCGCACTACAGTTCCGTAACTATAAGGTTGATTTACAGACCAGTCAGACCATTTTTCTTGTCCGTTACTCCAGTTTTGTGTTGTCCAGAACATGAACTCTCTAGCACTAGTGGACCAATTAGCAACACGGCCAAGATTATTATTGAAATCATCAAATATGAATCCTTGACTTAAAAGATATTGTTCATATCCTAATAAAAAGTCTACTACTTCTTGAATAGTAGTTAATTGTGTTCCGTAAGGCAATGTTTGTAAAGATGTGGTATCCCATGCCGATCTGAAAACAGCAGATACTCCGCCAGTTAACGGAAGAGATGCCAATAATGCGAATGATTGACTATTAAAAGTTTCAGTAGCAACTGTACTAGTTACTGCTCTGTAATAAGAATTTCCATATTGCACAATCTGTCCGGCTGTATAAGATTGTCTCGGAGTCCAAGTTACAAAACTTTCTGAAATTCCTCCGACATTGACTGTGATGCCTGATTCTAAATAATTAAAATAATTAAAATATGGTTGTGTTTTACTATAACCTTTAATTTCAAAACCGGTTGATAATTTTGTAATAATCACACCACTATAGGTTATTTTTTGAACAGGGCTAGAACTATTTAAAAATATGTTATAACTTTCTGGAGGAATAAAAACACTACCGGTAGCCAATGGGGTTTTACTTTCTAATAGTAAATTAAATTGTGGCTGGTTAGTAAATGCTCCAACTCTATAACTTAATTGAGGAGTTAAATTAGCTAAATTTGCAACATATAAATTATATGAATCTTGATTATTACTAAAAATAATATTTGAAATAAGATCAACTACATAATTGATTAATCCAGCTGTTTGTACTCTAGATTTACTAGAATATAAATTAGGAATTTTTACATCAGCTGGTCGAATACGTAGCCCAGTGTCTTTATAAATTAATTGGCCGGCAATATTTCTTTCAATTCTATATCGATCTAACAAAATTCCAAAAGTTTTAGCAGGAGTTAACAACAAAGAAGATACTAACACACTAAATGGATAATAGCTACTACGTCTCCATGCTGATTCAACTGGTCCCACATCTCCAAATACAAAGACACTATTTGTATTTTGTAATAATGGTCCGCTGGCTAATCCGCTAGTTGCAGGACTTACTAAGTTTCCAGATTCGTCAACTGGTAAATGATTTATTAAGAAAGGTCTTGCAAATTTAGATAATTTAATAACAGGCATCCCAGGTTCTTTAACAAGTCCTGCAGAGATATCTTGCCACATAGGTAAATTATCACTAGTATAAGGTGCTGGACCATACACACTAACCCACCAATTGGGTTGCTGACTAAATCCTAACATTTCCCATGGGCAAAGATTAGGACGATCGGTATCTAGCATCCAGCGATATACACCTCTCCAAAATCCCGGAACAGGGTTACCGTCCGGTGATGTATCAAAAGAATAGTTATAAGTGAACAGATTAGCAACATCAAAATTTACAGGTTGAGTAAAATCTACGCCTACTAATCCAACCCAAGAATAGAATGAAGGAGAAAGTACCTCGTTAAATTCGCTTAGGGTGTAAGGAGTAGTTCGGTTATATCCTGGAATTATATCTGCGACATCAAAAATTGTAGAATCGTATTTTACTTTAATATTATTAAAAATTCGTGTTTCTAATTCTAATAATACTGCATCTCTATAGTCGCCATATGCTAACACAATGCTACCGTCGTGCCCTTGTATTACGTTTTGCGGAGATGCTAGTGTTGTATCTAAATAAATTTTAGGAACAAATGCAGGCCAAATTCCTAATTTAGTAGGAGTTGGCGGAACAAAACTTCCATCTGTACTGTCATACTCTACTGTAGTAATTGTATCACCGTTAGTTAACACAACAATATCTGTAATGACAATAAATCCTTGACTATTAAATGTATAGTCTTGTCCGTATATTAACTGAGTTTTTATAGCATTAGTTGTATGATAAACACCAACCGCCTGATTGCTAAGTTTATCTAACGTAAAAACACTAGTTAAAGGATAAGTTTTTATTCTATAATCTACAACTGTAAGATGTGTAGTAATACTTGCACCGTATGGCACCATATCACTAAAATAATAAGGAGCAGTATTTGGTTTGTTACCGTTAATAGATTGCATTACTAATTCAACCATAGTAACTGGATCTGTATCTACTCCTAAATTACTAGCTGCCGCAATAAAATTACGTTTAAAACTATTATAATCATCCCTTGCTGTTTCAATAGCTTTAATAATATTATTAGATTCGGATGTAATATGATATAAACTTAAACTTAAAGGTCCGCTATGTTGTACAAATTTTGTTCCGTATTGTGTTACATTTCCTAAATCTCTTAAATTATCATCTCCCGGGAACACTCCAACAAATCCCGTTGGGAGGTTGTCAATAATACTAACAACATGGTCAGTAACTTCTCCCAATGTAAATGTATCAATAATATCATTTAATGGATTATTTTGAAGATTCAACGGTATTTCATAATAGCCGTTACTGTTAATTGCTTGCGAACTAAATGCTCTTATTGTTAATACATCTGTTGTAGTAATTGGCGTATTCAACACTAATTGTTTGTATTGAGGCGTATCGACTATTGTCCATTCTGAAGGACTAACTCTAAAACTATTAATATAAACTTTAACTACAAGATCTGATAAGTTTTTTATGTCATCAAAGATGTCAATGTTAAAATTATTTGTTTGTTCAGCACCTTCATAGATACGCACAGCGGCTTGTACTGTTGGTGTGGTACATGTTTGCCAGCCGTTTACATAACTAGAAACTCCTGCAAAATTAGTTTTTAATAAAAATCCGGTATCAATACCTGTTGTGATAGTAGTCGAATTGTCTTTATAATTGAATGTATCTGTTGCAAGATTAAAATTAAAAACAATATCTCCAATATTTGCAACATTTAAGTAGCTTAATGGAAATCCTAAAACTGAATCACTTGGGCCTGATCCTACTTGATAAGAAAACAGTTTAGTTCCTGTAAACGTAGAACCTGGATAAGTGGAAACATCACTAAAACTTATTTCATTATTGTCAAATATATCAAATAACGGTGGTTGATTTGAAGTTGTTTTTTGTTGTCCTTCAACCCATACTGTACCATTATACCAATACATCTGGCTTTGACCTTTAACTCCTTGTAATACTAGTACTGATTGATTCAATTCTGGGGTTGCTACTCGAGTTAACTGTATTTGATTGCGACCTTGAATGTTTACAAAACTTACTTGATATATATTTCCTCGCACTAAAGGATCGGCATTTGCATTTGTAAACAATATGCGTTGCCCATCGGCTAATGAAATACCATCAATCGTATATCCTAACGACCCTTCAATTACATTAAAGACATCAGTTGTGTATGTATCAACTAAATCCACATCTGCTATTGATATCGTTCCTGTATTAAATAATTTTAAACCAGCTTCAAATTCAATAATAGGTCTGTTAGCTCTTGCTGTTTGATCTAATGAAGGAACATCTTTATTATAATTTGCACTAGCTATAATAACATCTTTATGAAACCAACGATTGATCCTAGACCAAGGATTATGATCAGTACTTGCACGATTAATTACTATATAATCTTTAACATTTGCATAGCCTGTTGAATCATCAAAGGGCAACGAAGCAAATGGTGAAGAATCAAATTCGACTGATAAATTGGAAGTATAAGGACTCAATATCTCTAGTAATTTTTCAGAAACTAATTTAATTGCAACGCCAACTCCTTCAACATAATAGCTACCAACAGCATATTGCGATGGAGCTACATTTCCACCAAAATTTACTTTCATCCCGTTACTTAATGCAGTTCCGTCTGAAAGGGTGTATGTTTGTTTTCCAATAATTTCTTTATCTACGTCAAGAAATGTATTATCTACAATGTCAAAAATTTCAATAGCGCCGCCTAAATTAATATCAGTTTCGCTTTGATAAAATATTAAACTAGGAGCATTAAGCGGTACTGTAAATGTTATTGTTCCTAACTCTACGCTATGATCACTAACTCCTTCTTTATATAGATACCCTTGTTCTATACTACGTTCAGTCATAAAACTAAAAGGATTACCCGGGCTTACAATATTAAAATTGTAGGTTTGACCTCTATATAATTTTAATACAGGATTTAAAGTTAGTCCGTCAGGTGTAAACAAATATTCATTTGTATTACCTTCAGCCTGTATTGCAACATTGTAAGTACTATTCGTACCTAGTTGCTGACCGTAAATTGTAATAGTGTCAGGGCCGTATGGTAACCAATAGTAATCTTGAAAGTTTACAAATTTGTCCCAATCGATATGAGGATCCCAACTATAGAATTCTTGATTGTTTAATCTGTTATGATTTTTTGTGTTGGCTCCAAACACTCCTAACTGATTGATATAGTCAATATAATCTTTAAAGAATGTAACATTGCCTAACGCATCTGTTACTGTAAATCCTGGCTCTAATTGATAATTCTGTCTAGTATTATCTGCCGCAGTAACATAAACATCTTTACCAGTTGCGGCTTTTGCATTTTTACGACCAATAAATCCACTAGTTTTTGTTATTGTACCAGGTTGATATAACTGATCAATCGTCGATTGCAAAAACTTTTTATTTGCAATAGTCTGATAAAAATCAGGAAGAAAATTAACACCTAGACCAGTGTTGCCGGTTGGAATATTACTATTGGCCATTAACTATTTGCCCCATAATTTGCACTTGTTATTTGTTGAAGATTTGCTGTTGAAGATAATGCAGTACCTGTAACTGTCTTAAGGTTACTTGGAGTTAGTCCAGATACTACTTGGATATTGCTAAATGTAGCACAGCTTAAGAAAATACTATCACTTGCACATGTTATTTCAAATAAACTTCCAAAATACTGACCAGATTGTGTTGGAACTATAACGAAACTAATAATATCTGGTGCTAATTGTTGCATTACATAAGTTGATAATTCAGTAAAATAGAATGTATCTCCAAAATTCCAATTTTCTAAAGCAAAGAATTGATTGATAGCTGTTAGAATACGTGCAGTAACATTGGCATTAGATACTGCCGAACTAGGATTAATAATAACTTCAAACACAGCTTGAAGACCTGGATCAGCTGCCGCTCCGAACAGTAATGTATAATTTACTGGATGATAGATTATTTCGTCTGAGATTGATTTAATTATGTTAAGATTTGGTGCTAATAAATTATTCAACTCATCCTGACTTGGGGGCAATGGTTCAGTGCCTGTCGTTCCGCCATCCACCCATTGTCTAAATGCAGTATCGTAACTCTTAGTTAAGATATAAACATCTATAATATTACTTGCGCCTGGGTCAATTCTTGAATTATAATCTGCACTATGAGTATATTGAAATTTTAATCCGTCGCGGCCGACATAAACTTTATAGTCTAATGTTGGATTTAATATTCCGCTTGCCACGGTATACTGAACTACTATTTGTGTATCTATAAAATAAAAATACTGTCCGTCAGTCCATTGTGATAACGGATAAGCCAAACTTTGTGAAGCTAAAATTGTAACTGGTCCAGCTCCGCCAATCGCAGGATCATTATAGACATATTTGTAATCTTCTTGTCCTTGAGAAATAGAATACTTTTTCTGTACAATATAAGATGTTGGTAATGAAGGGTCAACAATATCTATGAATCCCTGAGGGTTGTCAACACTACCATTGTTTAATGGATCTGCAAAAGTAATTATAACTTTTTTAGGATCAATGTATCCGTCTTGTCCAAAATATTCATTTACAACTTGCCATGAGTAATCAGTTGTGAATGCAGATGTCGATAATGGCTGTGTATTAATGCTTAGTACTTTAATGATATCTGAAATTGTTGAACTTGATACTATATCGTAAATTTTTACACTATCGTCAAAGTAAAATGAAACTTCTGCATCACTTTCAAAAACATATCTTAAAGATCGCTGTGTAATTGTATAAGTTTGATTATCTGTTGTAAACAATAAAAACCAGCTAGCATCTAATTGTGTACTAGAAACATCTCCTTGATTTGTTAGACTAAAAGAACCTGTAGTATTAAGATTATTTTCAAATATAATTTGCCATGTCTGGGTTGGGCTGTCATATCTCAAACCAAAAGATTGATTATTAAAAATTAAATCAATTATTTGTGTTTGTACGCTCGAGGTTAATGCTGTTGAAAATGCTGGAATAATTTGTGTTAGTAACGGAGTGGCTGTTATTGCTCCTAAACTATTAAACAAAGTACTTACAGGTTTACTTAATGTAATTGGACCTTGACCATTAGACAGCGTAGCGGTTGTTCCGTCACCTGACACAGATTCAACTGTCGCCCACAAATAAGTAATACCCCCTGATGGCAAAACTCCCGAAGCAGGTATAGCAGTTAGTATATTTTTTTGCAAGGTATTAAAATAATATCCGGTCGGTGCTGTAAACTTAATCAAAGCCCCTACTCCAAGATACAGTAACGCATTTGATGTATTATTGTATCCAACTGCTAACGGCGTTTGGTCAATTGCACCAACATATCCAGTAGAACTGTTGTTATCAATAGTTTTAGAATACCAATTAGCACTAACACTCTTTGAAATAAAGTTAATAAAATTGCTATAAAAGAAATTTCTAATGTTAGGATCTTCTAATATTGGAAGAATTTTATTATCAATAACTCCTTGAATATCTGTTTGTGTTACATAGGTAAATGTTGTTCCAGTATTGAATAATTGTTGATATAGTATACCATCATCAGCAAATAAATTTGTTGATGAATATTTTCCGGTTGGGTCTGTCAGGTCAAAATATCGACTAATTCCGCTTGATGTTCTATTAATAGCTTTAACTTTTGCCACTTGTAAACTTGCACTCAACGGACTAATATTATAATCTTCTCCTGTGATCATACGATTTTGTGTGTAGTATGTTTGAGGAGCATTTTGTTTTATGCTTGCATTGGATTCAGTTGTGGTTGCATTAATTACTGACGTTTTTAAAGATAATGTCAATGTTATAACTTCTGGTGCATTATTAGCAGAGATATAAGGAACAGAAATTGAAACGTTATTAATATCCGTCGAGTTAATAACGTAAGACAATCCGTTACTAATTCTGTAGTATACTCTAAAAGTACCAAGAGGCATCTGACCAAATATACCGTCTGCAAAATTTAATATAATAGAATCGTTAGTTTGTGTTGTAACACTATAAATTGTTGTCACATTTTGATTCAAACTGTTGTATATAATATTATTACCGGTAAGTGCTGGAATCTTTGTCCACAAAACACTTTCATTTCCGTTAGAATCTAATTGCCATAACCAAACATCTGTATTGTTTATATTAGGTGTGTCAATGTTAATTTGCATGTTAGTACTTGGAGTAGTAACTGTAAATGTTGCATTGTTCAATGTACCTTGCGTGAATCGAAAGAAAAAACCTGTGCCTGGACTACCGGCGCCGTACCCGTCATCAGTGTAAACACATGCTACTTGATTTCCAATTTTTGGAGTTTCTTCGTATATGTACGTCTGTGCATTAAAAGTTGTACTAGTAATATCAAAGTCCATCGATCTGCCAGCTACCGAAGAACTAAAAGAATACACAGGAAGATTTGCGGCTACAGCATTAAATCGATATTGTGCTGTTGGGATATTGTAAATTGTTGCACTATCGGATGGATTTCCAAATTGTTGATTTTGTGGAAGTGCCGCGTTGATAATTCTAATAAATTGATCATACCAATTAGTATTACTAGGATCGTTCCATGCAATAACTTGTCCTGACAAATCTCTTGAATTAGAATCTAAAACATTTTCAGTTGTAGAAACCGTGGCAACTTTTAACAATCCGCTAGCACTAACACATCTACTAGGAACATAACTAACAAGTTGTGCCAGGTTGATAAGACTACTACGACGTTCTGCCGTTTCAATAAAATTTTCACGAGCGTTTAGATCTACACGAAATGCAATACTTTGTCCTACAAAAGCAATCAGGTCAATAAGAGCTAGATACTCACTAGATTCAATATAATCATTAAAATCTTCAGGAAAATTTGTACGGATATAATCAATCATTGTACGGCGTAGATTATCAAAATCGTAGCTTTGGAAATTTGCATTGCTAAAAGTTTGATATATCTTTTGCCAATCTTCTGCTAGTAGTAGATTATTTTGTCTAGTAGTTGAACTCATGATTTATCCTAATATTAATATTTATCGAACAAAATTATATGCGTATTTTATTAGATATTTGATACTAGACCGTTGTTTTGATCGAATTTTAATTGCAGATTTTCACTAAGATTGTACGCTGAATATGTCAATCTAAACTCAATTTGTAGTCCTGTATCATACTGAGATATGATTACATTGGTTGCCTGAACCCTAGGATCTGCATTTACGATTGCATTGACATTCTGCAATAATAGTTCCTTTATGTTTTCTGTCAAAGGTTCAAACAACAAGTCCCATATTATACAACCGTAAGCTGGATTCATGAGTCTTTCGCCCTGACGTACATAAAAACTGTTTAGCAAGTCTTGTTTGATTAGTTCAAAATCATACAATGCAAAATTTTTACTATTTGTATTAACTGTGCTGAATCCTCTGTACAAACGAGAAGTTGGCTTGTTATTAATGTTCGATTTTGTTGTAAGATTTGTTTTTGTGTATAAACTGTTTGCCATGTTAGGTCTCCGTTACTTTGCAGATTGGTTTGAACTTGGTGGAATAAAGTTAAACGTGTCTGTTGCTGTAGTATACTTTAAATAAAAATCTGGTGCTGTAGTTTTTCCATTACTAAATGTTATTGGCGAAGTCGATGTTATATCTGTCTGCGAAGCTGCCATCGATTTTGGATCTAAATTTTCGTGCTGAGGCCAAGGTTCATGATTAGGAATACGCTTCATAATACTCACTATTTGACTACCGTTAGTGTCGTAAATATTATTAAATGTTGGCAAAGGTTTAGGAGCAGTTGTTAATGCCTTTGATGCAACTCCTGCACCGTTTATACCAAGGACACTTGATGCAGTTATTATTAAATTGTTACTGCTGTTTAAATTTGTATTAACGCTAGTTAAATTTACTGATGTACTTGCACTAACATTAAAATCTTTAACTACATTAATATAATCGCCTGTTACTTTTACTTTATAATTTCCGTTAACAATAAAATTAAAGTTGCCGCCTGATTCTAATTGTGTTTGTGTCGTAGATTTCATATTAATACTACGTCCAGCTTCCATATTAATATCTCGGTCAGCATAAAAATTCATATCTGCTTTTGTATGGATGCTGACACTGTCCGAAGCAAATATATCAATTTTTCCCATGCTAGACATTTCTATCCAACTAGTACCTGAGGCATTTCCAATGTAAATTAAATCTTCACTGTTATGCAATAATATCTGATGTCCGGTACGTGTACGAATTCTAACCATCTCGTTGTGAGGTAGAGTAGGATCTCCAGATTTATCGCCTGCTTGAAAACTTGCATAATCAGGAGGACCTTCGCTAGCGTTCTTTTTTCTTCTAAATCCAGAATCGCCATCATCCATTACAAATGTTGTTCCGCCAAGTCTGCTGATTGGCTGGACTATTGGATTATTATTAAGGGAATCCAAGCCAACTTTGCCTGTTGGAGCACCTGGTGTTTTATCTACTGGGCCAGGAGTACTAATTCCAAATACAGTACTAGGTGCTTCTCTCCTTGCACCGCTAGTTGTAATTCCTCTGATATCGTCAAGATTTAATCCTTGATTTGTTAGTATTTGTGAAAAATATTTGTGAGTAGGTTTAGGAATTTGTGTTGCTGGTTTAGATGCATTAGCAGTATCCGTATTTGCAATTACTTTATTATATTCCGATGTAGGAGCCCTTAATGGTTGTCCGCTTGGAGTAGTTCCTTGCTCAACAGTAAATTCTGTTGAAGGCATTCCGGGAACCATAAAGTTACTTTCGGTATCAGGAACACATCCTATCCAAAATCCACGAGATGGATCGCCATTGATAAAAATTACAACTACTTGTGTCCCCACATCCGGTGGTACAAACCACATACCGTAACTTTTTTGTGTTCCGTCATAGTCATTATTATTACCAACAAAGTCAGCATTAGTTTGCCCTGCAAAAGGAAACATAGCTTTTACTTGGAATGATTGATTGTCAAATCTAGAGTCGCCTGCTTCTCTTAAGATTCGTACTTTAAGACCTCCCATGAATTTGCTGTCAAGATGACCTTCTACTATGGCTAGTCTAGGGACTTCGGGTGCTTTTTGTCCGCCTGAACCTTTAGCTGTATCTATTCTGGATATGGTACCTGTCATTATTAAACCTGCGGTATATCGCCACGATTATATGCGGCTGTGTATTCGGGAGTGCCGGGTGCCGGTTGAGCGGCAGCTGGAGATTGTTTGTCTGTACCAATAGCTTGTCCAGGTTTCAAGCCAGAACTTGAAGTTACTGAATTTGGCGGTGGCTGATTTGGTAATCTAATACCGTTGAGTACTTGTGTAAATTTGCCGTCTTTAAATGTACTCTTAACTGTAGTTAATTTATACAGTCCTTGCCATTGATATGCTGTCTTATTTGATGAGAAGTCATACAGTCCAGTTGACTGATTTATATCGTTAGGTGATTTAAAATTAACAATAAAAGAAACTTCTCCTCCTTGATAATTCATATCTCCGTCTGATGTTATATTAACCTGGCTACTGACGTTTGCTGTATAGTTGCCCATTCCAGAATTAGAAATATAGTAAGGGTCTCCCATAATTGTTATGTTAGCATTAGACATGTCGTAAGGAGTATTAATTACATCATGGTACCAAGCCGCGGCTTGTGCTGTTTGAGCGGCTCCGTATGTACCTCCTATCCTACCTAAAGATGTTTCAGTTCCTGTATAACGCAAAGTCTGAGCGGCATTTACATTGCCCTTGTTAACTTTTGCACCATTGTCGTTGACTTGAACTTCATCTTTTTTAGCATCCTTATTTGCTTCACTAGCAAAATCGTTTCTATTTTGTAAAAGTTCACTTTGTGTATTTTTAAACAAATCAGGAGCCATTCTCATAATGAATGCATTTTTAATTTCAATATTAAAATTTAAAATTTCCGTGTTTAATCCTGTGTAGATATAGTTGTAAACTTTTGCTACTTTTTTTCTAAGACTATCTAGACCAGGAGGAACTACGTTAGTTGCTAGACTCCATGCAACGTGCGATTTGTATTCGCAAACTCTGTATACAACAATCTTAGGTAGTCTTCCTTTTGATTTTATATTGTCATCAGAATTTATATGATAAACTTGTGTATCAACTCGCCACCATGTTCTAAATCCGTCGGCATCAACTGCACTACTTTTAAGATTATTAACCGCATATTTGCTAACAAATAACACTTTATTAATCATATCAATAATGCTAGTGCCTTGTGGAAATTCAAATTCAATCGATTTTGGATCTACAACCTGCGTAGATGCTTTGTTTACTTCTCCGGTATTAGGATCTACTACCGATTTTGCAAAAGGTTTATTGGCTGCTTTTATTGTCTCACCGTCAAACTCTGAAGATCCAATTTTATTTACAGTACTAGTATCTTGTTGTGCAATTGCCTGTTGCTGATCTGCTGTTTTTAATCCTATACTTTTTAAAAAACTTGCATCTGTACCTGATGTAATTTTACTTACTGTGGCAGATGATACATTGTATTTGCTGGAAGCATTTGGAGTTTGTGATCCAGATTTACCTGTTTGCAAAGTGGATGGAAAAACTATATAAATTCTTTCGGGTTGATCTGCACCACCGTCTTTCTTTAAATTATCATAGTACTTGTTCAAGGCAGCTTGCAAACTATGAGCACCGCTTTGCAAGGCTTCTTGTACAGTAAGGCCTGAAAAATTTACGTTTGTTTTAAGAGCAAGATATTCATCTTTTAAAGATTCTCCGTTGGCAACATAGCCTGCACAGTCATACGTTGCGCCAGCGGGAGTCATTTTCATATCAATTTTTGTAAATTTAAACGGAATATATTTTGAAGTAGATGGTATTGATGAAATTGCTCCGCCTTCCGTGTTTCCCCTAAAATCAATAGTAATCAAATAAACAGCATCATTATAATTTTGATACCCAGCTAGCCCTGCCGCACCAGATAATGCTGTAGGAAATCCGCACATGCTGTATGGCTCAACTATTTTAAATTCTAAAGTTAAATTGCTTGTGTTAGTCAATTTAGGTGTGAATGAAACTGTACTATTGACTGTAAGTTCAGTCATATAAAATTCAAATTTAGTGCCGCCGATAATAAATCTGTTGTCAGGATTCGCACCAGCACTTTTTAAAATTGCAGTCGGTAGTTGTCCTGCAAGGTATGATGAATTTGGAAAATTATAACTTGCAGGATCTAAACAATAAAGACCAAACACATAATCGTAAGATGCATAACTGCTCAAGACATTTGGTCTAGGCAAAGAAAATTTTGTAAAGGCATCCGATATTGCAGATCCAAGATTAGATAATACAGAAGCCATATTATATTCCCAATGCTTGTGTTAATTCGCTTAATTTACAAATATATATTTGTGTTCCTGGAATAAAATCTAAAATAGGATCTTGTAATACATCTAAATTTCGTTGAATGAAAACCCACCATAAATTAGCATCGCCGTATAAGTCAAATGCCAGTAGGTCTGGTCTATAGGTATATTGCGGTTCAATAGTATATAAAAAATCGTCTGGATTTGCACTGACAGGTCTGATATTTAAAATGTCTAGATAGTTATTTGTAATAGATGTCAAGTACCAAGGACTACTTGTAGAATAATCTGCTTGCATTTTAAATGTATCCCGGAGTTGTGTTTAGATATCCGCCTTCAACAAATCTGTCAAGGCTAAATCTTTGACTTGTATTTCTTGCATACATTGGCTGTAGTGTAACTGTAAATGTACTTTTTACAGGAACATGAGTATATCCTCCTGGGATAGACCCGCCAGTTCCAAATAATCCTGCAAGGGCGGCCACTTGTCCAACACCGCCTGCAATACTTCCTATTCCGGCAGTAACATCTCCCGCTCCTGGAAAGATTGAACCAAGTGCATCTGTTATTCCACCGACTGCATCTGCGGCACCTTGTGCTATACTAGCGGCACTGTTGACTACTGGTACACTGATATAATCACAATCTTTTGCCAACTGAGTTTGAAATGATGTAACTGCAACTGGTACATTGTTAAACACATACTGACCATACGCATTAAAATTTACAATCGGTGGAGGATTGCCAGCCTTTGGATCATTTCCGTTAAACATTTTGGTAAGACTTCTTAAATAATGCATGGCTGCAATCCAGTACAAGCCTTGTGTTTGATCCTCAACATACATTGGAGCAGTAATCTGAATTTGTCCAGGATCACTATTTTGATATGCATGGAAATTGTAATTTGTATGCGGAATATTCAAAGGTGTGTACTTTGCCTGTGCAGTTATATTAATGTCTGGAGTGTAAGGAAAAATCATGCCGCCTGCATCGATTAATGGTTTCATTACTACACTGGTTCTAAAACTAGGCCAGGTAGGTATGCTTAAACGAACACGCCATTCATGGGCGCCTTCCAAATCAGTAAAAGCGGCCGAAGCGGCGTATATATCGCCTACTGATTCACCAGCAGTTGGTAAACTTATCGAACGTACAGAACTTAATAAATTGGCGGCATTACCCACCGCTCCTGCCAATGCAGTGATTTTACCTGCTTTATTGATAGCAGATCCAATCGAATTAGCACTTGCGCCTTGTTGTACCTGTGCTGTTGCTCCTGTTACGGCCATAATATTATTCCTTTTTGGTATAATATTTAGTTGACTTTATAAAGTGCGTAGTTTATAATTAACCATTAGAGGACTCTTAAGGATGACAATACCAGCAAACCCGCCCAAAGTAAATTACTTAAACAACAAAGACATGTTGGCCGAAATACACAAATCAAAAAGTAGTTATTGTGTATTTTCCAAACCAGAATATCATCAATACGATATAATCCTGCCCAGCGTAGATAAAATTAATATTAGAACTATTGCAGAAGCCAAACGTAATCGTGCCAAACGTATTGGAGACACCGATTATGCCGCTCGTAAAAAGGGCGGAGAAAAAATTAAACAAGCCGACTGCGAAATTGATTATAAAAAAATTCCAAAGACAGATGTAGTCTTCAGGATCATGACATTTGATCATATTCCACTTAACAATACACGTAAGAAAAATCCAAAGAGTCTTGCAGATCACCGTGATAAGGTTAATTTTCCTCCTTTCCAACATTGGAAATTTAATGACGAAGATGAACTCATATGTGTTGGTAAAAGTCATTGGAAAGGTGGATTGAAGACTGGTCATTTTGACAAAAATGCGGGCCAAATAACTAACACCTTAGCTCGTATGATGTTAAAATTATGTGAGCGTTATGCTACTCGGGGTAACGTTCGTGGGTACACATATAATGACGAAATGAAAGGTCAGGCTATTTTGCAACTTACACAGATAGGACTACAATTTGATGAATCGAAATCAGACAATCCTTTTGCGTATTTTACTGCGGCTGTTACTAATAGCTTTGTTCGTGTTATTAATATAGAAAAACGCAATCAAAATATCCGTGACGACATACTGGAAATCAACGGAATGAATCCTAGTTATAGCCGTACTGGCGCAGGTGAACATGCAAACGCATTAAAACGACACAACGAGGATACTGCTAGTGAGTAATATGTTTAAAAAGATTGCCGCTTTTACTGACATACATTTTGGTCTTAAAAGTAATTCATCAATTCACAATCAAGATTGTGAGGAATTTGTGGATTGGTATATCGCTAAAGCAAAGGAGGAAGGTTGTGATACAGGTATCTTTATGGGTGATTGGCACCATAACCGTAATAGCCTTAACATTACTACAATGGATTATAGCCTTAGGGCCTTGGAAAAGTTGGGTCAGGCGTTTAACAACTTCTATTTCTTTCCTGGTAATCATGATTTGTATTACAAAGACAAACGAGACATACACTCTGTGGAATTTGGAAAATACATTCCTGGTGTTACTGTCATACACGAGCCTACTACTATTGGAGATGTCACCCTTTATCCGTGGTTGGTGGGAGAAGAATGGAAAAACATAAACAAACGTACAGGCAAATATTGCTTTGGACATTTTGAACTTCCTAAATTTTTTATGAATGCCATGGTGCAAATGCCGGATCACGGAGAACTACAAGTTGACGCATTTAAAGGTTTTGAATTAGGGTTTAGTGGACATTTCCACAAACGTCAACAAAATGAAAACATGGTTTATATTGGCAATGCGTTCCCGCACAACTATTCGGATGCATGGGATGATGAACGTGGTATGATGATATTGGAGTGGGGTGGACAACCTGTATATCATAGCTGGCCTGGACAACCTACATATCGAACTCTTAAATTAAGTGAACTGATTGATCGTGCCGATGAAATTATTCTGCCTAGACAACATCTTCGTGTTGCATTAGACATTGATATTAGTTTTGAAGAAGCAAGTTTTATCAAAGAAAAATTCATTGCAGACTACAATATCAGAGAACTTACATTGATAGCTGAAAAGAAAGAAATCGAAATTAACACTAATATAGATATTCAAAGTTTTGAAAGTGTTGATCAAATTGTCAGTAATCAAATTGTCAGCATTGATTCAGACACCTACGACAAAAATACACTACTATCGATTTACAGTAACCTATGATTATAATAAAAGAACTAACAGTACGTAACTTCATGAGTGTGGGCAACCAGACTCAAGCTGTAGACTTTGGTAAAGAAAATTTAACACTCGTATTAGGTGAGAATTTAGATCAAGGCGGTGATGATAGCGGAAGTCGTAACGGTACAGGTAAGACAACCATTGTAAATGCTTTAAGTTATGCACTTTACGGTATTGCACTCACTAACATTAAAAAAGATAATCTTATCAATAAGATTAACGCCAAAGGTATGTTGGTTACACTTACATTTGAAAAAAATGGTGTTCTCTATCGTATAGAACGTGGGCGTAAACCTAACATATTAAAGTTTTTTATTGATGACCAAGAGCAAGAAACAGACGAAACAGACGATGCTCAAGGAGATATGCGTGAAACCCAGAAGGACTTAGATGACTTGCTGGGCATGAGCCACGATATGTTCAAACATATTGTTGCTCTTAACACTTATACAGAACCTTTCTTAAGTATGCGGGCTAACGACCAACGTGCTATCATTGAACAGTTGTTGGGTATTACATTACTAAGTGAAAAAGCAGAAACTCTTAAAGAACAAGTTAAAGAAACTAAAGATGCTATTACACAAGAGACTGCCAATCTCGAAGCTACAAAGAAAAGCAACGAAAAAATACAATTAAGTATTGATAGTTTGCTAACCAAACAAATGGCTTGGGGTAATCAACATACTCAAGAGCTAGAAAAGATGGGCAGAGCCATTGTCGAATTGGAGGACGTAGATATTGACGCTGAGCTTGCGAAGCATGCGGAGCTCAAAGTGTATGACGAGAAGTCAGCGAAGCTGAAAAGCCTAAATAAAGAGCGTGCAACGCTCGAAAGTGCGATAGCACAAGCGGAGCGAAGCGTCACGAAGTACGACGGCGAGCTCGTCAAGTTGGCTAACAAGACCTGTCACGCATGTGAACAAGAGCTACATGATCACAAGCATGAAGAAATGACATCAACAGCACAAGGGCACCTTGACGAGGCCCGAAAGTATTTCGACAAGGTCACTAAGGATTTGTCAAAAATACAAGCCGAAATTGCTACCCTGGGTGAGCTGACTCAACGTCCTTCAACGTACTATGACAGCGTGGAGCAGACTCTTAAACATCAAAACAACTTAAAAACTCTTGAAACACAGTTGACTATCAAAGCGGGTGAAACTGATCCGTATCAAGAGCAAATTGAAGAACTGCGTATGACTGCCATGCAGGAAATTTCTTGGGACTTGGTCAATGAGCTGACTCGCTTGAAGGATCATCAAGAGTTCTTGTTGAAATTGCTGACATCAAAAGATTCATTTATTCGCAAAAAGATTATAGATCAAAACCTAGCATACTTAAACAATCGCTTGACCTATTACTTGGACAAGCTGGGGTTACCACACACAGTTACATTCCAAAACGACTTGACGGTCTTAATCACACAGCTGGGGCAAGATTTAGATTTTGATAATCTAAGTCGAGGCGAACGCAATAGACTCATACTGGGCTTGTCGTGGGCTTTCCGTGATGTATGGGAAAGTCTATATCAAAGTATTAATTTGCTGTTTGTTGACGAGCTCATAGACAACGGACTAGATCCTTCAGGAGTAGAAGGTGCCCTGGGCATACTGAAAAAGATGGGTCGTGAACGCAAGAAAAACATATTCTTGATCAGTCACAAGGAAGAGCTGATAGGCCGTGTAAACAATGTACTGAGAGTTATCAAAGAAAACGGTTTTACCAGCTATGCAAACGATTTAGAGATACATGAGTAGACACGTAGAACCCAGTCCCTATCAAAATGAAGAGTCACATGAGCGTTTGATGCATGCTTTTAAGGAATACTTTAAAGAAAATCAAAAATGGCAAGCTCGTGGGACTCGTCGTGCTGGGGAAAACATGCGATACTGGCTGGCACAAATACGCATTATTGCCCGGGAACGCAGGGAACATGTGCAACAGTATCGCGTATGGTTAGATAAAAACAAGGCAGAACGCAAGGCAAATCAAAAGGCAGGGGAGGGTGAGTCCGAATAAACTACATAGTTAATGTCTTGGACTTATCAATCTCAACCAATAGAAACACTACCAGAAGACTGTATAGGATTTGTTTATATCATAACAAACACTACTAACGGTCGCATGTACATAGGCAAAAAACTAGCTAAATTCTCAAAAACCACATACAAGACAGTAAAATTAAAGAACGGCAACAAGAAAAAAAAGAAAATTCGTAGCAAAATTGACTCAGACTGGCGGGAATATTATGGTTCAAGCCCAGAATTAAGCAAGGATGTTACGGCATTAGGCACAGAAAATTTTACAAGAGAGATACTGTTTCTCTGTCGAAGCAAGGCAGAATGCAGTTATATAGAGGCTAGAGAACAATTTTCACGCAGAGTTTTAGAATCAAATGACTATTATAATGGTCATATTCAAGTGCGTGTACATGGTTCGCATATTCGCAAACTTCAAGAAAACCAGGCAAAATAACGCCAAATAAGCCCGCACAGGCGATAGTATTGTGCCCTGAATCCGCTCTGATGTGTGGCGGCAAGGAATCTCTGCTTGGCGCAGAGTAGCTGGATCACTATCCTTTACAGGACGCGGATGGGATATGCCTATGAATAAACCCGTTTGATCAGCAAGAAAATATATTTTACAGGCTAAAAGAGAGGAGAGAAACCTCGGGTTTAATAAACGTTTTACGTTGTTTATTAGACTGCCGTCATATAAAGACTTGGCTCGTGGTACCGGATGACCGCCACTGTAATGCCAAAACGTAAGAGTGAGCATGTTCGACTCGGATAATGTTTGTCATTTTGCCCGCCAGGGCAAAGTGTGACTGAACGATCTGGATAATATCTTAAACGCTTCGCGTTATAAGTGTTGTTAACTAATCCTTAATAGTTCGAGCGAAAGCGAAGAATAGAAGAACGCAAGTTCTTCTTAAATGACTTGATAAATATCTTACAGGAATTGAATAATGAAAGTTTATGAAATAATCTCAGAAGGAACTGGCAGTAGTATATTGGCAGCTATTGATAAATTTGCCAGTACTACACCTATTTCCGGCAAAGCTGTTACACTTAAAACAGAAAAAGTTCTTGGTGGTTATTTAAAAATCATCAAGTATTTGAATCTTGCCACTTTTATCTATCAGTTCATGCAACACAGAATGGTCATTGAAAAGATGATTCAAGCTGGAGAGCTAGAAAAAGAAGACTATCCTGTGGCCATGCGTCTTGAAGCTGAAAAGATGGTGGTGTCTATGATAGCAAGCGGTGCTATACTGCGTGTTATTCAATTTTTCTTTAGAATATTTTTAGTTGGTAGAATTGCAACTGGCGTAGTTGGAACTGCCGCTGGTATTTTTACCGGGGGCATACTTGCTCCAGAAAGTATTGCTTTATTGTTGGCTCAAGAAGCCGCGGCATTGTATTTGCAAAAATGGCTAGCTACCAAAGAAGGTCAACAATGCGTGGCCTATGTTGTACTACACTTGGTCGATCCAGGTGTAAAAGTATTATGGGATTTAGGACCAGGCACATTTGCTGGCAAACTAAAAGACTTAAGTAGCAAAGGCCAAGCTGGATACGATAAGAAATTAGGACCTGGCGATATCGGCGATAAAATTTCAAACAAACTTAACGGTTTGGCAGGCACTGCTGGCACAGCATTGGGTGTAGATGCCACAAGTTCTAACAGTAAAGATACTACAGCTGGCAGTTCAACTCCTAATGCATCAATCAACGCTACTTCAGCTTCGGGCAATGGTCTTGACACGGATAAACTATTACATGATCCTGCCAACTATACATCAGACAATGCGTTTGCTAAAAAATACGGAAATCCTTGGCAAAAGAATTAAATCAGTGGCAGGCCTGAATTCTTAGTAGCTTCTGTATTACCCTTAATTATTTCTGAAATCAACTTGATATCTTCATGACTGTACGTGTGAAATAAATCGTTTATATTCACTCCACCACGCATGAACCAACTTATTCTAAATAATTCTTCTTTAAAATCTAAAACTTCTTTTTCTAGCCTAACAAGATAATCTTTAATATCTTCGTTAGTCATCTTTGTTAGGCGCCAACGAAAAAATTTGTCTGATTTAACTCCAATAAAATTTTGTCAGCTGTATCGCAAGAAGAGCAAACTATATCAATATCTGGATACTTCATATTTTTAATATTATTTTCAAACTGTGTTTTAAGTGATTGAAAAACAGCTCGGTCACATTTCTCTACAAATTCTTTAATGAATTCTCTTTCAACTACCACAGTGTCAGGTAATTCAATGCTTTCAATGCTTTCAAACATCATGTTTGTTTGTATTACTCCAAGCGATTCATATATTTCACGCAAGAATCCTTCTTGATCAGCTTCTGGAACATTGTTTATTTGAAATAATCTTCTTTGAAGGTTAAAAGTTTCTATGTTGAATTTGTTTGATTCTTTGTATGATAACGGTCTTACATTTATAACAATTTCATCTTCTTTGATTTTGTTAGAGAATGACGCATGTTTATAATGTTCTAAAATAATTCCTAAATCTGCATCATAATCATTTTCTGATTGACATTTTTTACATGTATGGGTCAGTGATATACTATTGCCATAGGTTGCTACTCTAATAGCCACCACTAGCATTTCTATATCCATACTGGGTAATTCATAAGGATCTGTAATATCTGGACAACAACTTTTAACAGTTCGTGTAATTGCTTCGCCTGACAGTAAAGCATCAGGTGTCTTTAAAATGATTTCATCCATGCCGGTTAATCCATATACAGCTAGATTACTGTGTTTGTTTAAAGAACCGGGCTTATTATAGATCCCTTTAGAAGGTAAATCTACAAATATTTTTGGTTGTCTAAAGTATTGCTGTAAAGGGTTGTTTTCTGCCATTTTAGGCTCCTGATAAATATAGTGTACAGTATTTATATACGCATATTTTCAGGATTTTTTTTATGTCAGATAAAGACGAAATCATTGCCGCAATCAAAGACGGATTCAAAAGTGCCGGAAGCTCTTTTGGCTCTGGAGCTGGAAGTGGAAGTGGAAATATTACAAATTTAATTGGTAATATGGGACTACTAAGTGGAACGTTTGGTACTGTAGTAACCTCGGCAAAATTAGTAGCAAGTGCGTTTCAATCTATTGCAAAAGCATCAGAACAGTTAATAACAAATTTTCAACAAGCGTCCGATACCGGCGTAACATTTACAAAAAATCTTGTAGGTTTCAACATTGCAGTTTTGCAAACTATGTTGTCTACAGAAGACTTTGTTAAAGTAATCAATAAAAATAAAATTGGCTTTACTGGACTCGGTGGCGGCATGGAGGAAAGTACAAAAGCATTTGCTCAATTGAGTAAAGATCTTTCTAAGAGCGATTTTGCAACACAGTTGAGAGATCTAGGATATGACACAGAAGGTTACAATGAGTTGCTAGCCATATCGGCTACACAATTTGGAGCATTAAATTCTAAAATGGGTAGACTAGGTCCTGATGGCATCGATCGGACTCTTCAAGCAACACGTGATTTAGGGCAACAATTATCTTTAGTTGCTGAACTGACCGGCGAAAGTAGAAAAGCCCAGATGGAAGAAATACAAAAATCCAGAGAGAATGAGGCCTTACAAGTAGCATACGATCAATTAGGTGAAGGAGCGAGAGCCGCTTTTGAATCTATGGAAAGTGAACTAAAAGCATTTGGTGTTGGAGACCTTAGCAAAGCGATTGTAGCACAAAACGGTAATTTAACACAAAAACAATCAGAACAATTAGCTGTGTTAGGTGCACCTGGTATTCAATTTAGAGATGCATTATTAAATTATACTAAGACCATGGCGTCAGATGCAGAACCTGCGGTCAAAGAAAAAGCAAAAGCCGATTTAAGAGCGGCTGAACAAGGCATTAACGAATTAACAAAAACTAAAGAATTTCAAGACAGAGTAAGATATCAACAGTTTTACACAGATGCAGGCAGCCAAGTGGGAGAATTTTCTTCAAAAGTATCTGCCGCTAATCGAAACATTAACGAAGCTATTCGTGCCGAACGATCAAAAGAAGGCGGAGACAAAAATGCAAGTGTAACTTCTATAATACAGGCATATACGAAAAAAGTAGAAAAAGACGAAGAACAAAGAAAAAATGAAACAGAAGAGCAGAAAAAAGAAAGAAAAGCTCAGGAAGAATTATCAAAAGACATGCTTCGTGGACAACAGATATTAAATCAACAGAATACAATACTACTAGGTGAGTTATTAAAAGTAGGAGCAAATAAATTAGGTTCTGAAGCTTTGAAATATGATATATCGAGTAAATTAAATCAACAAAAACCGGACGGTAGTCCTAATACATTTAACCCTGACAACATACAGCGTAAGACCGAGGAGATTTTTAATGCAATAACAGATGCTGTAGGTAAAACTATGCCTGCTGGATTTGTTAAAGGCTTAGAAAATGCTACAGACATTATTGCAAAATATGGTAAATCAGCATTCGATTGGGCTTCAGATAAATTAACTGGAAATGTAAAACCCCATGCAACTGGAACTATGGGAGTGTGGGGAGAACTATTTCACGACTTTAATACTAACGGTGAACTGCATCAGTTAGACGGTCGAGAAGCAGTGGTCACCGAAGCCCAATTTTCTAATATTATCAATAGTGTTGCCGGAACTGCAATGAATATTTCAAGCGATATTCAAAAAACTAATAGTAATACTGCCGGAGCTCAAGTTAATCAACTCAATGATGCTCATTTAACTGATATCAAACAACTGCTAGGACAGTTAAATACATTTATGTCACATTTGCCTGAAATTGCCAGCAATACTGATAAACAAATACGTGCCTTAAAAGATCTGCATCCAGATCTTCACGCCTAAAGGATAATCGATGAGTTGGAAAAAATATTTTACACCCGTCCCTGTTAACGGTCAGTTACTAAGCCCTATCAGCGGGCAATCTAGCGGAAACCGTCCAGGACCAGCACGTACAAATTATTCCAGCTATTTGCCAGATGTGTACACTGGTAGTCCAAACCGTATTGAACGTTATGCTCAATACGAAGTCATGGATAGCGATCCAGAAGTTAATGCGGCACTAGATATTCTTGCAGAATTCTGCACACAAAAATTAAAAGATTCTAAGAGTCCATTTGCTATTAAATGGCGCAACAAAGCAACTAACGCTGAAATTAAAATCTTAGGTGAATATCTACAGCAATGGAACAAGCTACAACAGTTTGATACTCGCATGTTCCGTATTGTGCGTAACACATTCAAATACGGAGATGCATTCTTTGTACGTGATCCAGAAAATCAAAAATGGAATTGGGTCGATTCTGCACAAATTATTAAAGTTATTGTAAATGAAAGCGAAGGTAAGAAACCAGAGCAGTTCATTATTAAAGATCTTGCTCCTAATTTTGAAAATTTAGTAGCAACACAGATCACTCCACAAGTTGGACCACGCCAAGGCGGACAAGGATCACAACCTAGCGGTGGAAATTTTGGTGGAAGCACAAGTGGCGGTCCAGGTGGTGGCAAAGGTCCTACTCCAGGCAACACTAGTCGCTTTGGTTTAAATCAAAAAGAATCTGCTGTCAATGCAGAACATGTCATACATTTAAGTTTGTCAGAAGGGTTAGACAACAACTATCCATTTGGCAACAGTTTATTAGAGAATATCTTTAAAGTTTACAAACAAAAAGAATTATTAGAAGATGCTATTCTAATCTATCGTATACAACGTGCTCCAGAACGCAGAGTATTCCACATTGATGTAGGTAATATGCCTCCGCATTTGGCCATGGCATTTGTAGAACGTGTAAAGAACGAAATCCACCAACGTCGTATTCCTTCACAAACAGGTGGAGGACAGAACGTCATAGACTCTGCATACAACCCTCTAAGCATTAACGAAGATTATTTCTTCCCTAAAACTCCAGACGGCAAAGGTTCCGACGTAACAATGCTAGAAGGCGGTAAGAATATTGGCGAGATTGATGACTTGAAGTATTTTACTAACAAGTTATTCCGTGGATTGCGTATTCCTAGTAGCTATTTGCCTACAGGACAAGATGACAGTCAAAGCAATTTCAATGACGGTCGTGTCGGAACAGCATACATTCAAGAACTACGTTTCAACAAATATTGCGAACGTTTGCAAAGTTTGTTAGTTCATATCTTTGATGAAGAGTTTAAACGCTTCATGTATTACAAAGGCATGAACATTGATCCTAATTTGTTTGAATTAAACTTTAATCCACCGATGAACTTTGCAAGTAGCCGTCAAGCTACTATCGATGCAGAGCGTATTAACACCTTTAGTACCATCAGTGCATTGCCTTTCGTGTCAAAACGCTTTGCATTTAAACGTTTCCTAGCCCTAACAGACGAAGAAATTGCAGAAAATGAACGCATGTGGGCAGAAGAAAACGGTCACGGTGAGCCAACTACTACAGATAGTCAAGGTGAATTGCGTGGTGCAGGGCTTAGTGCCGCTGGTATTGCAGGCGATTTAGCTGGTGCAAGCGATATGGAAGCACCTGAAGATATGCAAGGTCCTGAATCTGGTGAAGGTGCAGGCGGTGCAGTACCTCCTAGTACCGGCGGAGCAGGTGTAGCAGGTGGTGCTCAAGGACCGGTTTAATATAAATATAGTATGATCCTACGTGAATTGTTTTATATTGATCCAAGCACTCGTAATGTAGCTAACGACTTACGCTACGAGCCCCATCGTGACGATACTCAATTACATAGAGACGATACACGTAAGACACGTTTAACTCTTAGACAAATCAACGAATTACGCAAAAGCACAGAAGCACACATTCTAGAACAAGAAAAAGAACTAGAATTTATACATGCCATGTATGCAATGCCCGCTCCTGAAGCTGGTGCACCTCAATAATAATAAAACTGTCAAAATTTGACTGTTTTTTGCCTATATCACCCCGTTTTTTTAACATAGGTGTAAATATTACACAGCCTTGTATCTATAACAACAGGAGAATTTAACATGACTGACCGTGCTCAATTTGAAGCCATGCTTGAAGCGTTAATCAATGACGACCAACAAGCGGCAAAAGAAATATTTCATAATATCGTAGTAGGCAAAAGCCGTGAAATCTACGAAGAACTACTAGCAGAAGACTTTGGTATTGCTGGTACAAACAAAAAAGATTCCGGAAATCCATACACAGAAGAGATGGAAGAAAAGGATATGGAAGAAGAAAGCTCCGAAGATGACGGGGAAGACAAAGAAGAAAACCCATTCGGCGGCGATGATGCAGAAGATGATGCAGAAGATGATAGCGATGATGCAGAAGATGACAGCGATGATGCAGAAGATGACGCAGAAGATGATATGGATGACGCAGAAGATGACGCAGAAGCTATCGATCAAGATGCAGGCGACATGGAAGATCGCGTAATGGATCTAGAAGATGCATTAGAAGATCTAAAAGCAGAATTTGAACAGCTATTGGCTGGTGAAGAACACGAAGAAGAAAACGAGCCAGGTATCCATGGTGATGGCGCTCCAATGCACGATTTAGGTGCTGAGATGGGTGGTGACATGGGTAGTGACGATGATCATGAAATGGGCGGTTTAGATGAACTAGCTCACATCATGGAATACGTTAACAAGATCGGTGCTCCATACGAATCAGGCAAAAACATTGCTGGTTCAACAGAAGGCGCACACGTTGGTGCTCAAGCTGGTTCAGTTACAAGTAACATGAACAAGAAAAGTTCAATCGACGGACACATGGTAAACAACATGGGCGGCACTTCAGAAAACATTGCACAGAATCACGTAGAAGTAAAAGGTGATGCTGGTACAAGAGCCGGCGGAACCAAAGGTGGTTTAGCTGATCCAAGCAATCCAAAACCATTAATCGGTGATACAATGAACCGTCCAGGTGGCGATGCTGGTAAGAAAGCGTTCCGTGATCGTCAAAATGGTTATGGTGGTGTAGACAGCAATGGCAATCAGAAAAAAGCACAAGGTAAAGAAGTAGGTGCTAAAGATTCTAATGGCCGTGGCGAAAGCAACACACAAAGCGTTTTACGTGCTCGTAAATAATTAAAAGAGACTATTAAAAGTATGTCTTTATACCTCCGAGAGAATCTCAGTTTCAACGAAGCAAAAATGATCGTTGAATCTGATGACAAAGATGGGAAAAACTTGTACATGTCCGGGATTTGCATCCAGGGCGGTATTAAAAACGCCAACCAGCGTGTTTACCCTGTTAATGAGATTGGCAAGGCTGTTAAGACCCTTAACGATCAGATTCAAAACGGTTATTCAGTTCTCGGAGAAGTGGATCATCCAGATGATCTAAAAATTAACCTGGACCGTGTGTCACACATGATAGTTAATATGTGGATGGACGGTCCTAATGGTTACGGGAAGTTGAAAATACTTCCAACACCAATGGGACAACTAATCAAGACGATGCTAGAAAGCGGAGTCAAGTTAGGTGTTTCAAGTCGCGGATCCGGAAACGTCAAAGATGACGGATCCGGTGAAGTATCAGATTTTGAGATTATCACAGTAGATATGGTAGCTCAACCTAGTGCTCCTGGAGCATATCCCACACCAATTTATGAACACCTGATGAATAATCGCGGTGGTCTAAGTGCCTTGCGTATAGCGGAAGAGGTGAAAGGGGATCCTAAGGCACAGAAATATCTCAAAGAGAGCTTATTAGCGATAATAAGCAGACTCCAATAACAAGGAGAATCATATGTTGGATGCACTAAAAAGTTTATTTGAAAACAATGTGATTTCTGTAGAGATTAAAGAGTCAATTGAGAAGGCGTTTGAAGCTAAGGTTAACGAAGCTAAGGAAACAGCCGCTCAACAATTACGTGAAGAGTTTGCACAAAAATATGAACACGATAAAGCAACAATGGTTGAAGCAATTGATCGTATGATCACTGATCAACTAGCTGTTGAAATCGTAGAATTTGCCGATGATCGCAATCAATTAGCTGAGATGAAAGTCAAGTATGCTAAGAAGATGAAGAAAGATGCCGAGATGATGAAGGAATTTGTTACTCGTCAACTAGCTCAAGAAGTTCGTGAACTTCATGAAGATCAAGTAAGAATGGCAAATAAGTTTGGCGTGTTAGAACAATTTGTAGTTGAGGCTCTAGCTCAAGAAATTACAGAGTTTGGTCAAGACAAGAAGGATTTAGCAGAAACTAAAGTTCGCTTAATCCGTGAAGGTCGACAAGAAATCAAGAAGGTAAAAGAGCAATTTGTAACTCGTGCCGCTAAGATGGTTCAAGGTGTTGTAAGCGAAGGACTACGTTCTGAAATTACATCATTAAAAGAAGACATCGAAACAGCTCGTCGTGCAGATTTTGGTCGCAAGTTATTTGAAGCTTTTGCTCACGAATATCAAGCGTCTTACCTAAATGAAAAATCGGAAACATCTAAATTACTCAAGGTTATAGACCTGAAAGATCAAGCTATGCAAGAGGCCGCTAAGGCAGTCGTACAAGCTGAGCAAATCCTAGAAAGTAAAGATGCAGAGATCCGTGCTTTGAAAGAAGCTAAAGAAAGAAAAGAAATCATGAGTGAATTGTTGGCGCCACTTAACAGTGAGCAAAAGCAAATCATGAGCGAGTTGATGGAGTCTGTGAAAACAGAACGTCTAAACGAAAGTTTTGAAAAGTACTTGCCAAGCGTTATCAATGGTAATGTTAGCAAGACTCCGCAGAAGAAACAGGCACTAGTAGAGGCTAAAGAAATAACCGGAAATAAGATTTCCAACAACCAAAATAGCAGTGGGTTAGATGGTGACAGTAGCAATATTGTTGACATTCGTAGACTTGCTGGACTAAAATTTTAAGGAGAAATTTAAATGTCAGAACTATTAACAGGACGTTGGGCAGAAACTAAGGAAGCCCTATTAGAAGGCTTACAAGGCACAAAAAAATCAGTAATGGGTGTAACCCTAGAGAATACTCGCAAGTATTTGATGGAATCTCCAACTGCTGGTGCCACTTCTGCTGGTAACGTTGCAACTTTAAATCGCGTGATTCTTCCAGTAATCCGCCGCGTTATGCCTACCGTTATTGCTAACGAATTAGTAGGTGTACAACCAATGACTGGTCCAGTAGGACAGATCCACACATTGCGTGTGCGTTATAGTGATACATCAACTGGTGCTAACGTACTAGCTGGTGAAGAGGCATTGAGCCCATTCAAGATTGCTAGTGCTTATTCTGGTAACGCTAACGACGCTTTTGCTAAGGCAGCTTCAACAGCTACTTTAGAAGGTGTTGCTGGTAACCGTTTAAGTATTCAAATCTTGAAGCAAACTGTTGAAGCAAAAACACGCAAGCTATCAGCTCGTTGGACATTTGAGTCAGCACAAGATGCTCAAGCACAACAAGGTATCGACGTTGAAGCAGAAGTAATGGCTGCTTTAGCACAAGAAATTACAGCTGAAATCGACCAAGAAATTATTTCTTCATTGATTTCTTTAGCTGGTACTGCAACACAAACTTTTGACCAGTCACAAGTTTCTGGTACTGCAACATTCGTAGGTGACGAGCATGCCGCTCTAGCTGTTCAGATCAATCGCGTAAGCAACTTGATCGCTCAAAGAACACGTCGTGGCGCTGGTAATTATGCTGTTGTAAGCCCATTTGCATTAACAATTCTACAATCTGCTACTACTTCAGCTTTTGCTCGTACAACAGAAGGTACATTTGAAGCACCTACAAACACTAAGTTTGTTGGTACATTAAACAATGCAATGAAAGTGTATGTTAACAGCTACGCACAAGATGCTACACCAATCCTTATCGGATACAAAGGTGCAAGTGAATCAGATGCTCCTGCATTCTATTGCCCATATATTCCTTTAATGAGTTCTGGTGTTGTTCTTGACCCATCAACATTCGAACCAGTCGTTTCATTCATGACACGTTATGGTTATGTTGAGTTGTCAAACACTGCATCATCTCTAGGTAACGCCGCTGACTATTTAGGTCTAGTTGCTATCACTGCCGCTAACGTTAAGTTCAGCTAATCTGATAACCAAGAGGTTAATTAGTAAATTAAAAAGTCCACTTCGGTGGACTTTTTTTTTCGGTAAATATATGATGACTACCACACAATTTTATAATCCGCAAACAGTTACAAATGTTAATGTATTAAATGAAATCATTAATACTCCTAGTATTGATTGGCAGTTTAATAAGATTATATCAGAAAATAATTATGCAACAAGCAAACAACCGTTGTATACCATTAGTGGTATGTGGATGGAAAAGTTTCTTAGTAATACAAGTCAACTGTGGCTGACTAATTTAAAAATTCCATTGAAGGCAACCGCAGTACAGGGTATAGAATTTAAATTAAATCTTTTACGTGCAGGACGAATTGAAGATTTAGTAATACAATTAACACTGGGAGGTAATCTTATTGGAAATAATTATGCCAGTTTAATTAATCCTGTACAAAGTAATATGTATACAGGTGGAGGTCCTAACGATATTCCGCTAGTACCTGTGGGTGATTTTAATATATATGGCGGTCCTGCAGATTTATGGGGTACAACTGGGCTTACAGCGGCCAACATTAGTGATCCTACATTTGGAGTTGTAATTAGTTTTAAAAGCAACAGTATATACCCTCACAGAGACACAGCTTATATAGATCAAATAGGTGTAAGAGTTACCTACGCATAAATACATAGTAACAACTCACATGGGGTGAGTTTTATGCAGAAATCCAACTGCGTACGGCCTAGAACGCCGTGTTTTTCATAAGGAGAAAACAAAATGGGACGTCCTCTTAATAAAAAGTACTTTGGCTCACGTAATGCGTCAGCATCAGGTACATATAGCCGCTCTGCCGCAGTTGATGCCGGCATTGGTGGTTCAAATATTGCAAGTCTTGCAACAGGCGGTACACTAACAGGTTATACATCTGGTGCTCCAAGTTTATCAATCTTTGGTCCACAACTTGCTAACGGTGTACAAGCTACGGCAGTTGCAGTTTTAACAGCCGCAGCCGCAAGCATAACAAGTGGTGGTACAGGTTATCCAGCATCAAGTACATTTACAGTTTCAGTAACTGGTACAAGTGCTCAAGGCGGTGGTACAGCAGTATTGAACGTTACAACAAACGGTTCTGGCGTTATTACAACAGTTAACTCAGTAACTTCTGGCGGTACATGGACTGGCGCAACATCAGGTGCAACAGCTTTAACGGCAGTTGGTAGTACATTTACATCGGCCGCTACATTCACACTAACATCATTCACAATTACAAGTTATTCATTAACTAACAACGGTGGTGATGGTTATTTAGATTCTGCAGATACTAAGACTATGAGCATCACAGCAACTGACGGTAGTGGTAACATTACAGTTAGTTCGATTGATGAAATGATTGTTGGTATGAAATTTACACCAAGCCAATCAATCGGTGGGTTAACAGGTAGTACAGCTTACTATATCAAAACTGCTAACACAGCAACTAAAGTAGTTACAGTAAGTACTTCAGTTACTGGCGCAGGTGTTGGTACAGCCGCATCAACAACATCACAACCTAACAGTGCCGCATTGGCCGCAGTTAGCCAAACAGCCGGTCAGTTAACATATACAGCAACTACAACAGCTCTTCCAGTAGGAACAGCGATTGCAGTAACAGGTACACTAAGTGGTAACTTAACAGGTGTAACAAGCGGTACAACATATTATGTTAGCTCAGCAGTTGCTCCAACAACTACAGCAGTTACATTAAGTACATCACTAGCAGGTGCTCTTGCCGGTACAGGTACTGTAACAGTTGGTGGTTCAACATCAACTGGTTTGACATTCACTTATACTGTAAGTGATTCTGTAACAATCGCTGGTTACACTCCAGTTGTAACATTAAGTTCTGGTTCAGCTACAGCTACAGCTACATTAGCCGCTCAAGTAACAAGTGGTTACACAGGACGTTACGAGCAGATTATTGCTAACGCCAACATTGGCGGAACATTGTATACCGATTGTGACATCATCAAACAAGAAGGTTCACGTACATTCCGTGTTATCCAACAAGGTGGTACATTCCCAGGTACATTGTGCAGGCTAACAGCAGTTGCTGAAAGCAGTTTGACTTCAGGTCAAATGGCAATCATTGCTACTGACAGTGCTGGTGGTATCTATGCTGTATCTAAGTTAACAAACCGTAAGGCATACTTAACTCCAATTTCAGGTACACAGTTTACTACTGGACAAGCGGCACAATGGAATTTAACAACTCCGACCGCTAACGTTTCAGTAACACTAGATAACGCTTAATAAACTCAATGGGGACTTCGGTCCCCAATTAGGATTCTAAATGACAAGAGTTGTAAAAACAAACCAAGGCGATTACCACGTATTAGTTCAAAATGGTGGGACAATTATTCTTGACCCTACTAGTTCTGGTCAAGTAACAGTCACTGGCAATCTTGTTGTTAATGGTACAACTACTACAATTAATTCGAGTACTTTAAACGTTGAAGTAAACGTATTACAAATCAATGCAGGACTAACTACTAACGGAATTCCTAGTGCATTAAGTTATCAATCTGGATTACAAATAGATAGGGGTGTTGCACAAGCGGCAGAATTATTATTTGATGAATCAGTAAGACATTATGATCCAACAACTGCTATAACTGCAACAAGTTATACTGCAACAGGATCAGCAGTAACATTTAATTTTTCAACACAGAGTTCTGTACCATTTCCAGTGGCTTCAAACGGAAGTACTGGATCTACCATTGTAGTTGCAGGGTTTACACCTTCAACATATAACGGAACATATACAGTAACAGCATGTACTACTAGTTCTGTTACATTTGCCAGTGCTGTGACTGGAACTATTACAACATTAGGTACTATCACTTTAAACAAAGGTGGTACATTTAAATTACAAACTGCTGACGGATCTTTGAGCGGATTAGAATTAAGAACAATCACAAGTGACGGAAATAATACTTTAATCATTGACATGCAAAGAGGAGCTCCTACTTTGCGTTTGGCTAATAGTACAACAGCCGCAGGAGTTCCATATTATCAACGTGTGTTAAGTGGTGACGATATTCCAAACGTGCAATGGGTACAAACTTATATCGCATCTAACTATACATTAGGTTCAAGTACACCAGGTACTGCTACAGTTCAAACAATCCAACAGCCAGTCGGCGTTGCTATTGGTTCAGCCAATAGTGCTATTCAAGCGACCAGCTCAGGTCTTTTATTCCAGATAGCTGGTAGCACAGTCGTTACTATTAACAGTACAGGTGCTGTTTTAGGAAATTTATCAGTTGGATCAACAGCTAATCCTAATACTATTTCAAACTCTACCAATGCTAATTTAATTTTAACAACACAAAGTTCAACTTATCCTGTAGAAATTAATGCAGTTGCTCAGTTGGACAACCAAGCAAGCACTCCTACTTATACTAGTGGTGGTACAAAATTATATTCTAGTACTACAATTGGCCCAGGAAGAACTGGATTGTATTTGGTCAATTCTACCGTACAAACCGCAGACGAATTAATTAGTAGAAACCGAGCAGTACTGCTAAGTATTTTACTATAAGGACATAACATGCCATTAACATCACAGATAATCGGAACAACAAACACAACAGTTTATACTAGTACCGTAACTAGTCCTCAAATTGGTAATGCTATTACTTGTATGATTGTTTGCAACACAAGTGGATCAACTGCATCAAATTTAACATTGTATGCAGTTCCTAACAATGGCGGATCAGTAGGTACTGCTAGTACTTCTAATATGATCATTAATGCTCTTGCAGTGCCTGCGGGTGAAACTGTAAGTTTAGATCAAGAGAAATTAGTTTTGAGTTCAAACGACACAATCGTAGCAGTTAGCAGTCAGGCTAGCACTTTGAATATAACCATAAGCACATTGCCAGTATAATGAGATTTCTTAAACAACAAACTCTTAGTCGTCGTGCAATTTTTGATACTACTGTATATTCAGATACAGCAAATGCCAACGTCTATATAAGTCCTACCGGTGCAGGAAGCCTAGTACTTCCTAACGGCACAACTACACAACGTCCAGGTAGTCCAACATCTGGTATGATGCGTTATAATACAACAACTAACGAAGCAGAAATTTATCAAGGTAGTACGTGGAGAGCTTTGCGTTTTAAAGAGGCTACACAAATTGTTCAACAAAATTTAGGTGCTGGAGATAGTTCTAGTACATACTTTGGACCTTTGAATCCAGTATATTACAATCCAACAAATAAATCAAGCGATGTTACAAACTTTGGTGCACAAAATGTTTTAGTCTATGTTGAAAACATTCCTCAGTTGTCAGGTATCAATTATACAGTTGTTCAAAATCCTACAATCATAGATGGAACTTATACACCAACATTGAGTGTGGCTGCACCAAGTGGTTCGACAACATTATATTTTAATACAAGTGCTAATGCATCTGGTGCAAGTTGGTCAGGTAGTGTGGCAACATTAACCTTTACTGGTTATTCATGGGTACCGTTTGCAGTTGGTGCAACTATCACTGTGACAGGATTTACTCCAAGCGGATACAACGGAGTCTTTACAGTAACAGCTAGTACAAGTTCTAGTGTTAGCTATGCATTGGCAAGTAACCCTGGAGCAGGAACAGTACCGGGAACAATTACAACTAGCGGAACAACTAATGGTTATGCAACGTTTGTAGCAAGTCAAAGTACAACTGTAACTGCTGGTTCATTTATTCTAGGAACAACTTATACAATTACTTCAGCAGGTACTACAAACTTTACATTAATTGGCGCGGCTAACAGCAACGTTGGTACAAGTTTTGTGGCAACTGGCGTAGGTAGTGGTACAGGTACCGCAACAACTGTTACTGGAGATATATCTGGAGCAACAGTAACAGGTACAAATATTCAAGCAAGCACTATAATAACAGCATTCACAACAGATCCAAACACAGATGCATTGACCAGTATTACAATCAACAAAGCAACTACAACAAGCACATTGGCAGTTAATACACAAATTACAATTACTAGTTCAAGTACACTTGAGTCTGGTTATTATTTGCAATTTACTGCACCAGTACCTTACGGAAAAACAGTTATTGCATTACTTGGCTTTGACCAGTAATTAGGAGCCTACCATGGGGCGAGAACTAGGTAGAATTAGCGGTCCGTTATTATCGGACAATTTATTACGTAACGGTAATAACCTCGCCATTGACACTCAAGTTTTGTTTTTAGATGTTAATAACAAACGTGTCGGATTTAATACAACTACACCAGTTAACGATCTTTATACTCCTACTGCAATAGATTCGGTCGGATTAACAGTTGATTCTACTGCCGACCTTGGCAATTTTGTCATTAGTACAAATAATATTCAAAATGCTGTTGGCAATATTACTGTTAGTGGAACAACGGTTACTCCTGGTTTAACTACAAATAACCTATATTTACGTAGTAATATTATTGGTAATAATGTTGCAAATGACAACATTAATATTACTGCGAACGGTTCAGGGTCAATCAATTTATCTAACGGAAATTCTAGTGTTCAAGTTACAGTGAGCGGAAATTTACATGCTACTGGAAATGTAACTTTTGATGGAAATTTAACTTTAGGTACTAGCAATAGTAACACTATCAGTTTTACAGGCGAAATTAATAGTAATATTTTACCATCAACTACTAACACCTATACGCTAGGATCTAATACAAATCAATGGAACAATGTTTATACAAATTCTTTTAGTGTAGGATCTACTACAGTTCCTACAACATCTGCTACTACATTTAATGGCGGACAATTAAGTTTTAATGGTAGTACAATTACTAATACTACAGCCAGTACAAACACACAAATTTTGCCTACTGGTACTGGTATAATTAGCCTAAACGGCACTCAGTTTACAGCAGTAAATCAAAATAGTATTACAAATCCATCGACGGGTGCGTTTCAATTTGTTCCAACGAGTAACGGATATTTCCAGTTTGGCGGTACGGATGGGGTAGCAATTCCGGCAGGAACAACAGCCCAAAGACCATTCAACGCTACTATAGGAATGATAAGATTTAATACAACTTTGGGCTATGGGGAATTTTTTAATGGCGGATCCTGGCAAGCCATTGGCGGAGCCAGTGCTACCCTAAGCCTTTCTCAAGTACAAACTATTATGCTTACAGATGCCATAATATTCGGCAGATAATAACCCAAAAATTAAAAACAGCTAAATACATTGATTACGAAAAATGACCAATTTTTCGTATGGTTAAACAGTGGTAAACCCGCTAAGAGCGTCCAGCTGAAAAAGTGGTTAACCGTGAAACACGGGGTATACGGGAGCGTAAATGGCTGTTGGTCGAATTTCAGGTCCGCTCTTAAAGGATAATTTGCTTCGTAACGGGGTCAATTTAGCCTTTGAGACGAGCCTTCTCTATTTGGATGTTAATAACAGCCGCGTGGGCATCAACACCGCCACGCCCACTAACGATTTGTCAGTTAATGGGACAACCCGTACTACCAATTTATACATTAGCGGATCAAGTACACTAGGTAATATTACTGTTTCTGGCAGTACAATTTCAAGTACTAACGGTACAATTACATTTACACCTAGTGGTGGCACTCCATCAGTTAACATGACAACTGCCAACATTGGCGATTTGTCACTTAGTGGAAATACTATCAGTAGTATTAATACTAATGAAGCAATTAATATTACAGCCAACGGAACTGGTGTTATTAATCTTAACAATAATGTATTGGTAAATGGTAATTTGCATGCAACTGGCAATATTACAGCCGACGGAAACATTAATCTTGGTGCCGCAACAAACGATACTATTACTTTTACAGGTGAAGTTAATAGTAATATTTTACCATCAACTACAAACACATATAATTTAGGCGCAAGTAATTTAACTTGGGCAAACGTTTATACAGCAGGATTAACAACCAGCACATTTAATGCTACAACATTAAACACAACTACATTTAATACAAGTAATTTAATAATTTCTGGAAGTACTATTCAAGCTACTGGAACCAACACTAGCATCTACTTTAACTCAACAGGTTCAGGCGGTATTGTATTTGGAAATTTACAATTTACTAATAATACTCTTACAAATATTAGTCCCAATGCTGTAACACAATTTACACAAACTGTTAGCAATGCCAGTTTTGTAGGAACTATCACACCTGGTACACCAATTGCTACAAGTTCTACTATAACAGGTTCTGTATTGACATTGGCAGTTGCTCCTTTCTGGCCAGCAGGCGGAAGTATTGCAATGACAGGTAGTCCACAGTATCTAAGCATGAGTCCTGGATTAATTCTTGGTACAGGTGCATATACTGCCGAAGCATGGTTTTATATGACCAGCGGCACTAGCGGAGTAATTCTAGGCGGGTCAAATAATTATGGATATGGATTAATTATTAATTCATTAACTAGCATTACTACATCAACTTATAACACAACAACTAATACATACACAGTTCCTACAATTAGTTTAAACACATGGAATCATGTGGCAGCCACACGTAACAGTAGTGGTATAGAGACTATATTTTTAAATGGAACACGCTCAAGTAGTGGTACAACATCTAACAATTTAAATTATCAAGGATATATGTCTTTGGTAGGCGAACAAGGTAATACAAATTACTTTAAAGGCAATTTGACTAATATTAGAGTTGTAATTGGTAGCAATGTTTACGATCCAACACAGACAACCATCACCGTACCAAATACAACATTAACAGCCGTAGCCAACACAAAATTGTTATTAACAGCTTTAACACCAGGCGCATTTACAACAGATACTTCTGGTCCAAGCGGATATCAAACATTGACCAATAACGGAACTGCATTTGCAATAGCAACTCCATATGCAAGCGGAACTCCTACACTAGTTCCTGGAATGTCTTTGTCAGGAACTGGCATTACAACCGGAACATACATAGTAAGTAATATATCAGGAACTGGTTCAAGCTCTAGTAGTACATGGTACATCAGTTCAAATTATTCAAGTACTATTGCAATCGAAACCATTCTTGCAACACCAATCGTATTGAACGTAACTAGTGTAAATAGTGGAACAATTATTCCAGGCATGGGTATAAGCGGAGGTAGTGGTGCTAACACAATTCTTGCAAATTCAGGTATTGTTGCCAATTTGTCAGGAACAGGCGGCACAGGAACTTATTATGTTGCACCAAGTCAAACTATAACTTCCGTAACTATTGCAGGAACAAGTCAAGGATATTTTCAATTTACCGGAACAAACGGTGTTGTAATTCCAGTAGGAACCAGTGGCAACTATCCTATAACACTTTACGAAACAACAGGCATGCTTCGATTTAATACTCAACAACAATATGTTGAAGTATATAACGGATCAGGTTGGGGAAGTGTTGCAGGTAGTAGTTCAGGCGTAACAACAGCAACAGCAAATTCAATTGGCGCAGGTCTAGCGATCGCACTAGGATAATATATGGGAACAGTATTTAAAAACGTATTAAACACAGGGCTAGGAACAACTCCTACAACAGTAGTAACAACTAACGGTAGTGCTACTACTACTGTAATTGGCATGAGTTTAACTAACACAACATCTAGTATTATACAAGCTAGCGTACAGTTACAAGATACTGTGGCAGGTACTACAGCATATTTTATAAACAATCTCACCATACCTCCCAATAGTAGTGCTAGGGTAATTACTGGCGGTGAAAAATTAAATCTAGGACCATTAACTTATGTTATAGTTACTTCAAATCTTGCTAGTAGTATAGATTTAGTAATGAGTTGGGTTGAGATCAGTTAAGGATAACTATTATGGCATATACTATTGGTACAGAACTTAATTTAAATGACAGTTTAGGCGAAGGAAATCCTAGATATTTCTACGGACTACAACGTTTAGATGATGGTACTCTTTATTTTTATAAAATCGATCAGCTAACATCTGTCACAACTCTAACTGTAAATGTTCCAGGTCCTAATACTGGAAATTTTGAACAGTTTGAGTACGGTGTCGATTTCTTCGACGGACGTTTGGCAACAGATCACAGTCGTCCTTATCCTAATTTACAGTTTGATCAATATCGCTGGGATAATAAAAATTGTTATTATTTTTTAGATAACCAAGGCGAATTATGTGTTCAGATCAATCAGGTATATAACTATACTGGCGCACAAACAATATCATTAGGTTAATAGGAACATTATATAATGGCACAAGAATTTAAAATTGGTAGATTACGTTTTATATGGTCAGGAGCATGGACTACTGGCACACAATATGCAAAAGATAGTGTTGTCGGTTATCAAGGAAAAACATATTCATGCGTAACACCTAATACAGCAAGTTCAAATTTTTACACAGATCTTAATAATGGACTTTGGAGTCTAATTTTAGATGGTAAACAATTTGATGGTCCTTGGCAGACAAATACATTTTATAGTTTAGGTAATATTGTTATATTTGGTGGATTTGTTTACTATTGTACAACTCCTCATACTTCAACAGCATTTAAGAGTCAACAGTCTAACTGGACACAATATACTCAATACCCGCAATGGTTATCAACATGGCAACCTAATACTGTTTATGGTGTCGGTGCTGTGGTACAATATGGTGGTATTGTTTATTCTTGTATAACTGGTCATACATCCACAGGTGCTTTGCAAGCCGTAGGCGCAGTTAGTACTGGAAGCCAAGTAACAATTACATTTACTCCTCAACCCGTTGTAATTTATGCAGTTGGTACAACTATAACTTTATCAGGATTTAATCCTACAATTATTAATGGTACTTATACAGTTGTTTCTAGTACACAAAGTAGTGTAACATTTGCATCACAAATTACAATCAATGGTACTATTGCAACTCCAGGTATCTCTACAGGTGTGTCGCAATTAGGACTAGAAGCCAATCAATCATCTTGGACAGTTCTAGATAGTAATTATAATTATGTTGGAGCATGGGCTGCCAATACAAGATATAAATTAAATGACATAGTGCAAGTGGGCGGAAGTTTATATGCCTGTACACAATACAATGTGTCTGGTATTGCATTTGCAACATCTACATATTGGATTGCTTATATTCCTGATCAACGATTTATTTCAGGATTTAACGTCGGTGTAACATACCAAATAGGAGACATTGTTACCTATGGTGGCAATACATATATTAATAATACTGCTAGTAATAATAGCGGGTCCGCACCGTCAACTGACACAATAGACTGGACATTGCTAACACCAAATGGTAGTAGTCCGGTTGATTGGATTACAGGACAACTTTATCAAATTGGAACAGTGGTACGCAGACACGGTCTAGTATTCCAAGCTGTACAAGACAATACAAGTCAAGATCCAGCATCCTATTCTACTTCGGGTATCACTTATAACAGCACAGGCAGTAGCGGAACAACTGTAAATCTTAGTTCAACATCTGGTGTTCAAGTAGGTATGATAGCTCTAGGAGCTGGATTAACTTTAGGACAATCTGTTAATAGTATTATTTCTTCCCCAGTGGGAGTAACTTTAAATTATGCTCCTGATGGCACATTAATTAATGGACAAAATATTAATTTTGTTGGAATCAATTATCTTTATTGGAAATTAGTAATACCAGGCGGCATTTGGTACGGACGTTGGGCATCTGGAGCATCTTACATTGTAGGAGATCAGGTAATATGGGGCAACACAACATACCAATGTGATCAAAATCATACAGCATCTAATGCCAATCGTCCAGACTTGGATTCATTTAATACCTATTGGAAAATTTTAGCAGTTGGTGCAAGAAAAGAAGCATTAACATCGCAAGGCGATATTGAAACATTTAGCAACGGTGCATATTCTAACATTGCCATCGGTACAAGTGGCTATACTTTACGTGCTACTAATAATAATCCGACTTGGAGTCAAATTAACGTTGTTCCAAACGTGTTTTATGTGTCAGCATTAACTGGTATAGATGCGCCTGGCTATGGAAAAAACTGGGATCGCCCATGGAAAACTATTGCCTATGCGGCTGCCACAGTTGGTGCCGGCACACAAAACACCAACACAGTTGCTTTGATTACACAAAATAAATCTTGGATTCAAGCAGAGATGGTACAATGGGCACAGTATCAGATTAATAATAATATTAGTCCTTATAGTACAGCATACGCATTTAATTCAACTAAAGCGGCAAGAGATATTGGATTAATTATCGATGCCATCGCATACGATTTAGCTCGAGGTGGAAACAGTCAAAGTGTTGCAACGGCATTGGCTTATTTTGCATATGGATTGACAAGTACATTCTATAATACAGCAGTTGCGGCTGATATGCCATATTATCTTCCAATGTTAAACTACGCATTGACATTATTAACCGATGCAATAACACAAACAACTCCAGCATACAACTATCAAGTATTAAACAGCGTATCTCCAGTCATTTATCAAAATACTTCTGGATCAGCGGCAGAAGCTTCTGGCGCAAGTTCAGCAACAACATTGTTTAATTACATTTACAATGCGTTGGCTACACAAAGTACATCGTTGTTACCTGCACAAAATAGTGGAGTGTCTTGTGTTATTAATGTTAAAACTGGAACATATCTTGAATCGTTACCAATTGTTGTTCCGGCAAACGTTTCTATTATTGGAGATGAATTAAGAGGAGTAGTAGTTCTTCCAAAAACAAGTATCCAAACAACTTGCACAGCAACTACTACAGGAACAAATTTAATTACAGTTACTAGCACATCTGGATTAGTAGATCAAATGCCAATTCAATTTGCAGATACTACTATTCTTACCACATCCATTTATACTGGGTTTGGTGGAATTACTCCAGGCCAGACATATTATGTAATTGGGTCGACAATTACATCAAACCAATTTAGTGTAGCATTGAGTCCCACCACACAATTTATTGCAACAACAACTGCTAGTAGTCAGGTATTAACAGATGTTTCAAATATTATCGGCCTTGTGGTTGGTGCTACAATTACAGGTCCTGGTATACAAACAGGTACAACAATTACAGGTATAACTATTGCTCCTAGCAATTCTAGTTTGAATTCTATTTCAATTAGTTTACCAACGACTGTAACTGCAAGCAATGTATATTTGACATCTACTGGTGCAACATTATCTTTAACATCTGCAACAGGTACTATGACAGTATATGCAGGAGATTGTTTAAAAGACATGTTCCGTTGCCGCAATGGTACTAGCGTTCGTAATATGACATTGTCAGGTCTACAAGGAACATTGTTGGCACCAGATGCAAATAATATTCAGCATCCAAGTGGTGGTGCTTATACAGCATTAGATCCAGGACAAGGTCCTAACGATTCGACAGCTTGGATTATTCGTCGTAGTCCATTTATGGAAAATATTACAACATTTGGTAACGGATGTACAGGTAATAAAATCGATGGAACTTTGCATAACGGCGGTTACAAATCATTTACAAGTAACGACTTTACACAAGTTATTCAAGATGGCGTAGGCATTTGGTGTACAGGCCCCGGAGCATTGACCGAGTGTATTAGTGTGTTCTGTTATTTTGGATATACTGGTTATTTTGCTGAAGCAGGCGGTCGTATCCGTGCGGCCAACGGTAATAGTTCATACGGTAACTATGGTGTTATTAGTAGCGGATTTGATACCACTGAAGTTCCTATCACCGGCACAGTTTATAATCAATCGAGCCAAGTACAGGCAAGTGTGCAAAGTAGTTTAGGTGCGGCAGCCCAATTGATTAAATTAAATTATGCAAATGCAGGTAGTGCATATAATACAACATCGACAAATATGTTGTACTATAGTAATAACTATCTTGGACCAAATTGGGTATCTGACGGAAATATTATTTTTGACAAAACTTTTGCCGCTCCGACCGGCAACATTGAAGCATACACAATGATTGGTACTGGTGGTACTGGTACTGGCTACATCTATCAAAATATAACATTAAATCCAGCTGGAGCAAGTTATACTAATCTTCCATCTACAACAAATACGGGTACTGGTGGCGGAGCAACATTTAACGTAGTAGTTACTAGCACAGGATATACTGTTTCTGTAAACTACGGAGGAACCGGATACGCCGCAGGCAATACACTTACAATTTCAGGTGCATTGTTAGGAGGACTATCTGGTCTTAATAATTGTAATATCACAGTTAATACTGTAACAGGTAATGTTATTTCTTCGGTAGTTGCAACTGGAATTGTTCCAACAGGCAGTACACAAAGTTATACTGCTAGTGTTTATGTATATCAAGGAACTGCAACACAGCTTGATATCCAAGCAATCTATTCTGGATCTAGTACACGTACTAGTGCAATTAATTATAATTTTACTACTAACACAATTACTCCAACTAATTCTAACGGTGGATATTTACCAACACAATTTGGTTCACAAGTTACGCTAGTTGCTGGTTGGTATAGAATATGGTTTGCGTTCAACGACACAGCCGGCCTAAACAACACATTACAACTAAGAATATATCCAAAAGGTATCAATGGCGCTGTAGGACTTTATAATTATTTGTATGGTGCTCAAGTTGAAATTTCTAAACCTACACTTGCTCCAAGTTTTTATATTGAAAATACTGGTGTAAGCCGATATAGTGCGTATGCTTATTATAATGTAACTGGATCAGGAACAGGTGCATTATTAATTGGAGATGAACTAAGATCTAATAGTGTATTCCAAACATTAGTTACATCAGGTGGCTCGGGATATTTGACAGCAGGTAATAATGCACAAGGCGGAACAAATCAATACATTGTATTGGCTCAGTCTGATGTTAATCAACCAAGTAATTATATCGGTATGCGTGTGTTTATTCAAAGTGGTACAGGTGCAGGCCAATACGGATATATGGCTACTTACAATACTACAAGCAAATTGGCATACGTATTAAAAGAATCATTTACTCCGTTACAGATTGCAAGTAGTAGTGCAGTAACCAGTGCTTTTACTTTATCAGCAAATTCAACAACTAGTTTGTTATATCTAAACATGCCAGTTCAATTTGTTCCAACATACTATACAACTACTGTAACATCTACTTCTTTATCACAGACTACAGTAACTCAAGCTATTGGCGGAACAACTAATACACTTACATTAGCAAGTACAAATGGCTTGACTGTTAACATGCCTATCATATTTTCAGCAGGATCTGGCGCAATTTTCAGTACCATTACAGCAGGATATCAATATTATGTCTATGCTATTTTAAGTTCTACAACGATTCAAATTTCAACACAGGCATTTGGAACTGTTTGGCCGTTGACAAGCGGATCAGGAACTATGGTTATGAGTTTTACTTCGGGTAATAGTTATATCCAAGCCAGTACTACAAATATGGTTGTTAATTATCCTATAGCGTTTACAGGAACAGCTATCGGTGGACTAAGTATTGCTACTACATACTATATTAATGATATTATTGACAGCAATGATTTTACAATTTCTGCGGCAACATTTAATATTACAGTCACAGGTACAGTAAACAATACACTACAATGTGCATCAACAACTGGATTGCAAGTTTTAAATCCAATTATATTCACTGCGCCTGCTATTGCTGGAAGTGGTATTGCTGATACAACAAAATATTATATTAGTTCTATAGTAGACCAAACAGATTTTACTATATCTACATCAATTATAAACCAAACAGTATCTTCGACCAACGGAACAACTAATACTGTTGTGACATCTAGTACATCAGGATTTATAGTAGGACAACCTATTATATTCACAGGTACTACATTTGGAAATATTTTAGCAGAAACAGTTTATTATATTTTATCATTGGCAGGCGATGGTATTTCATTTACTATAAGTCAAACACTTGGAGGCGGTGTATTTGGTGTAACCACCGGAACAGGCAGTATGAGTTTACGTACTTGCCCAACACCTTTAACATTTACAGCCGTTACTGGTAGTAGCATGGTAGGTGTAACAACTAGCAAGAAATTATCAGTTAATTTGGGAATTGGCTCAATGACTGGTACATTCTCTACTACATTGTTTGGCGGAATTAGTTCAGGAACAACTTACTATATTGCAAGTATACCAACACCTGGTAATGGCGGGACATTTACAGTCAGTACTGCAATAAACAGTGTCGGTGTAGTAGTTCCAACTACAAAGAGTGGTACTATGAACTTAGCCGCAGTAGGCTGGGATCATGTAACATCTGGTTTTCCAATTGTTCCAAGTCTTGACTCTACATCAGTTTATTTTATCGAATCGAGACCTGCATTTAGTAGTCCAGGGTTTACACAAGCAGTTGCAGGTTCAACTATCACATTAGCATCTGGTATATACTGGAATGCAATAGCTTATGGAAATAATACGTTTGTAGCAATACCAAGTGCTAACGCTGTTGGAGCAACTTCGACAGACGGTAGCAACTGGTCGAATATGGTACTACCAAGTAGTGCCAGCTGGTCAAGTATTGCGTTTGGTAACAACTACTTTGTAGCAGTAAATTCTTCAAATGCCAACGTAATTTATTCAAACAATAATGGTTCTGGTTGGAGAACCAGCACTATGCCAAGCAATTCTCAGTGGACACAGATTGCATATGGAAACGGAAACTTTGTAGCTATTGGCGCTAGCGGCACCACTAGTGCGTATTCAACAAACTTTGGATTAAATTGGACTAACGGCCAGACTATTTCAACAGTAGCCGCAACTGGATTTACTGTTAGTGCAGGTACAGCTACCGTAGCTTTTGCTACACAACCTATTACACCTTTTGCAATTGGTTCAACTATTACACTATCTGGATTTACTCCTACTACAACAAGCGGTACAGTAAATGCTGTTAACACAACATTTGTAGTAACTGGTTGTACAACTAGCCAAGTACAATTTGCATTAACTGGAACATATAGTTCTGGAATTTTTGGAACTATATCCGGAGGAAATTCTGCTTACGGATTACCAATCAGCCAAACTTGGAACAGTTTAGCATACGGTAGTAATATTTTTGTTGCAATAGGTCCTGGATCTCTTACAGGCGCAAGAAGTGTTAACGGCGGCCAAACTTGGATATCAACTACATTGCCAACCGCCAGTGCATGGACTAGTATAGCATTTGGAAACGGCCGTTTCGTAGCAGTTGCCAATGACGGTTCACTAGCTATATACAGTTTTGATGGTATAACATGGTATCAGTCTAATCAAACAGTAGTTGCAAGTAGTGTAAAATACGGACAAGGTGTTTTTGTAGCAGTATACAACGGATCCACAACTGCATACACCAGTGAAAATGGTTTAGATTGGACTCCAAGAACTGTCACAAATGATCTGTACACTTCCTTGGCATTTGGTTTTACATCGACCAACGTTGGAGTGTTTACAACATTAAGTCAACAAAGCACAGGTAGTTTAATATCAGCTGGTTGCAGAGCTAAAGGTAGACCAAGTATAAGTTCTAATACTTTAAATGGTGTAAGCGAATTTGAACCTGGTTCAGGTTATGTCACACAAACTATTTCATCTTTTGCTACTGCCGTAGTAGGAGCAGGCACTGCTGTATTAACTTTCTCAGCAACACAAACAACAAATCCATTCCCTGCAGGTTCAACTATTGTAGTTACTGGATTTACTCCTACGGCTATTAACGGAACTTATATTGTAACTAATTCTTCTACATCATACGTGGCTTATTCGTTGTCAGGATCTTTTAGTTCTAGCATAAACGGATCAGTTTCTTCAAGCGTAACAATTACATTTACAGATCCAAACGTAACTAGTTTGGCTACAGTAACTCCTCGTGTAAGTAACGGTACATTAGGAGGTCCAACATTTGTTAATAAGGGGGCTGGATATAGTAATACAACAACACAGGTGGCAATTACAGGTAACGGATATGCAGATACATTCCAAACTGGATTAACTATTGTTATTAATAATTTAAGTTTGTTACCAAGTCAGGGATCAAACATTCAGTTTGCCGGTAATAATTCACAGGCTTATAAGATTACCAGTGCAGTCGCAGTATATGGAACAGTTGCTCCAAATATTCAAGCAAACATTTCAATAAGTCCAGCAATGACATTAGCATTAAGTCCTGTCAACGGAGCTGTAGCGACTATTCGTCAAAAATACAGTCAATGTCGTATTACAAATCACGACTTCCTATATATTGGTTCTGGGGATATAGTAAACTCATTATATCCATTAACAAATGACAGTGAATTAATTGTTAACAATCAAACAGTTGAAGTTAATTTTGGGCGTGTATTCTTTTCATCAACAGATCAGGACGGTAACTTCAAAGTTGGTAACTTGTTTGGTGTTCAACAAGCAACGGGTATCGTTACATTAAGTGCTAGCCAGTTTGGATTAACAGGATTGAGTACATTGAGCTTGGGTGGTATTAGCGTAGGCGGATCAGCCACTATTGTACAACAGTTTAGCACAGATGGCGCATTTACCGCTAATAGCGACAGTATTATCCCAACACAAAGAGCTATTAGAACTTACTTGGCTAGTCGTTTAAGTCAAGGTGGATCAAATACCTATACCGGACAAATGACAGCCGGTACAGTTGTAGTTGGTGGCGCACAGTATATTCGTTCAAGTATTCCTAACGGACAAGTAGGATCATCCGTTAAAATGTTGAATAAAGTGTATGTAGATGCCTACGGAGTAGACGGAAATATGATAGCTTTAGACTTCTTTATGAACAATAGTATACATAGAAGCTCAAGTCAGCAATAAGATAAATATTAATAGACCAGAGGAATGAAATAAGATGGCACAGTTTAAATTAGGTAGAATTAAGTTTGTTTACCAAGGTACATGGACTACAGGAACCGGATATGTTGTAGATGACGTCGTTACAGTCGGCGGCAGAACTTATATTTGTACAACAAGTAACACAGCAAGTGCTACTTTTGCAACAGATTTTAGTTCAGGGTACTGGAGTGTAGTTGCAGACGGAAGTCGATGGACTGGTAACTGGACAAATAATCAATACTATCTTGTAAACGATCAAGTATTATATGGCGGAGTTGTTTATCTATGTACGACTGCTCATACTAGTGCTTCTTCTACAGCTACCATAACACCAACAGCCGCAACTGCTAATGGTACTACAGCAACACTTACATTTACAGCATTAAGTTCAAATATTCAACCATTTTTAGTTGGTGCAAGTATAACTGTTTCAGGATTTTCAGCACAAACTGGATTTAACGGAACATTTACAGTAACAGCATGTACAGCTACTACAGTTAGTTATGCTCTTGCTCAGTCATTGACTGGTACCGTAATGGGTACTGTTAGCGGTACAGGCACCCTAGGACTTGAAGTTAATCAAAGTAACTGGACATCATTTGCCAGCAGTTTTAACTGGACAGGTGCATGGACAATTAATACACGTTACAAATATAATGACTTAGTAAGCTACGGTGGTTTAAATTATATTTGTAATACAGCTCATGTTAGTGCAAATACAACTACACTTGGATTAGAAGCTAATCAAAGTTCATGGACTGTATTCAATACAGGAGTAGCATATCAAGGACTTTGGAACGGTAACAGTACACATTATCGTATTAATGATATTGTAAAATACGGTGCAAGTCTTTGGATTTGTACAACAGCACACACTAGTTCTGGCACATTTGCCTCAGCAAACTTTAGTGTTTTTGTTAATGGTTTAGAATATGTGTCAGGCGGAAATAATGCTTGGGTCGGTTCTATCACATTAACTGCGGCTAGTGCATCAGGCGGTACTGCAACATTATCTTTTGCTACACAATCTGCTATACCATTTGCAGTTGGTCAAAGTATAACAGTCAGTGGAGTTACACCAAGTTCATTTAATGGTACATTTATCGTAACTGGAACTCCAACAACAACTCAAGTATCGTATGCATTGGCTGGATCATTGACAGGATCGGTCTTTGGTACTGTTGCCGCTAACTATGTTACAGGCGACATCGTTTCTTACGGCGGAAATTTATATACTGCAATAGCAAGTAACACAGCTACCACACCTAGTACAGGCACAGCCAGCTGGCAAGTTTTCAGTACAGGTTTTAGTTTCCAAGGTGATTGGTCAGGTCTTACAAGTTATAAAATTGGACAAGTAGTTCGTTTAGGTGGCTATACATATATGGCCATGGCAGATAATGCACAGCAAACTATTATTGCTAATCAAACATCTAGCGGTAGTAATTCTGTAAGTGTTTCAGCAACAGGTAGCTTGGTTGCAAACTTGCCAATTGTATTTTCTGGTACAAGTTTTGGTAACATTGTATCTGGTACAACATACTATGTCGGTACTATCATTGATAGTACACATATCACATTGCTTACAAGTTCAGGCGGTTCAACACTTGCAGTAACTAATGCCACAGGATCATTAACTGGTACAACACAAAGTCAACCTCCGTTCAGTACATATTGGACTCGACTAAATGCAGGTATACGCTGGAACGCTGGAACAACTCAGTCTTATAATGGATTAAGCGGAACAAATATAACAGCCGCAGGTTCAGGCGCACAATTTAACGTAACAACAAGTGGAACAACATATTCGGTAACTGTTAAATCTGGATCACAAGGTACTGGTTATAGTGCAAGTACAACATTAAAGATTTTAGGAACACAAGTTGGCGGTATCAGTCCAGCTAATGATATTACTATTACTATAACAGGTGTAACTGCTGGTGCAATTAACTTATCAAGCGGTATTACATGGACTGGTTATAGTGTTACTTGGATTACTGCATCAAACTATGTTTTAGGTGATGTAGTTTATTTTGGTGCAAACAGTTATATTTGTGTGTCTGCACATACTTCTGCATCTGGTAATCGTCCAGATGCAGACACAACTGGCACATACTGGAATTTATTAGCTAGCGGTGCTGAAAGTGCTGTGTTAACAACACAAGGTGATTTAGCCTATTACGGAACAAACGGTCCTACTCGTTTACCAGTTGGTACCGACGGACAAATTTTACGTGTTGGCGGAACAATTCCATCTTGGGCATATTACGGACAAATTAATAATATTGTTTATGTTAGTTCAACTACTGGTGTGGATTCCTTAGGAGCCAGTCAAGGTACAACTATTGATAAACCATGGGCAACTATTAGATATGCGTGTTATCAAATTGAAAATGGTTATTTAAATACTAATACCACAGGATTATTATCTATTAATAAACAATTCATGTTGAAAGAAATCAACAACTATGTTTATTATTCATACAGTTTTAACGTAACAGGTACGTCAGTTCAAACAATTACAGTAGGCGGTACTAGTTCAATAGCACAGACTGTGACCACCAATATGTATTCTGGAATGCCTATTGTGTTTACACAAACATCAGGTAATATTGTTGCAGGTACAACATATTTTGTTGCTCAAGTGATAAATTCAACTTCATTTAATATTGCAACAACCTATGCTAACGCAACTGCGGCAAGTCCTACATTGTTTACAGTAGGCACAGGTTCTGCAAACATCGGTACTTACAGTTACAATCAAGCTAAAACAGAACGCGATACCGGAACAGTTATTGATGGTTTGTTATTTGATATCGGCCGTGGCGGCAACTACAAAACAACAACTAATGCATTGGCATATTTTGCAAATTCCACAACCTTTGCAACTAATGTGAATGCATATGATATTCCTCCATTTGTATCAGCATTGAATTATTTGAATACATTAGCAACAAACTATGTATTAACAAACACATCGGCCGCAGTAAGCTATCAAAGTACAGTATGGCCAGGTGTAACTATTACTGGTGCTAGCGGTACTGGCGCAGTTGCAACAATTACATTTGCAACACAACCTTATGTTTATCCTGTTGGACAATTTATTACAGTTGCAGGGGTCAACCCAAGCGGATATAACGGCACATACATTGTTGTTGCAAGTACATTAACAAGTGTAAGTTATGCAAGCACAACAACTACTTCTTATGTAAGTGGCGGTACAGTTAACGTTGCACGAGCAACACAACAAATCAATACAGGATATACAGCAGAACTTACTGGTGTTGCAAGAGTAGCTAATTTAATTTCAATTATCACTAGCCCACTGACTCTTGGTTATACAACAAACGTACAGCCAGCGGCTACACCAAACACAACTATTTTTGTTAAGACAGGAACATATAATGAAGTACTACCAATTGTAGTTCCATCATACACTTCTATTATCGGTGACGAATTACGTGGTACCGTAGTTCAACCAGCAGGTCCAAATTTGAATATGATTAATGATAAAACAAGATCAATCAATTCGTTAACACGTATTCAAAGTTTAATTCCAAATTTATTACAAAATACTGCAATTACACCAACATCGGGTAATACTCAGTATTTGACTGTAACAGGTGCAAGCGGTACTGGTTCTGTTGCAACATTAACTTTTGCATCACAGACATCTGCACCATTTAACGTAAATCAATATATTACTGTAACTAGTGTAAACCCTTCTGGTTATAACGGAAGTTACATTGTAACTGCTGTAACAACTAATAGTGTGAGTTATACTTCCACTACTTCTGCATCTTATGTAAGTGGCGGAGTTGTAAGTGGCCAAGCTACTGGATTACCAGCAGGCGATGTAGGAAGCACAACCGTAGTTAATCAAATTAACACAAGTGTTAGTTTAATTAATGATATGATTTATAACGGTCTTCCAAAGACTCCTGCAATCACTATCCCACAATTAACTGGATACAATACAAGTTATCTAGTAGGATTTGGATACGGTATAACACAGATTCAAAATAACTATTTGTTTATCAAAGCAGAAATTGCCGCATATCTAAATACATATTATAGTAGCGTGTGGACAACATTTGGCGGTACAAACCAAACAGAAACATTACGTGATATCGGTTTCGTATTAGATGGCCTACAGTACGATATGACTTATGGTTGTAATAATCAAAGTATTATTAATGGTAGCTCTTATTACAGTTTACAAATTCCACAAATCTTAGCATCATACAATGCCGCAACTGTTGGAGCACTACAACGTTTACAAGCAATTATCAGTCAGATAGTTACAGGTACAAGTGTAACAGCAACAAGCGGTAACTCTGTAACGCAGTCAACTGGCGGTTCAGCAGGTTCAGCCGCAGCCGCAAGTTTTGCCGCAGGCCGCGTTGGTGATGTAATTTACTGGTTACAAAATGCTACAAGTAATGCAACTACATTAACACTAGTCGGTAGTGTGAGTGGTACAACTTTAACTGTTACTTCAGGAACAGGTAATGGAATTTATATTGGTTCTATGTTAACTGGTACAGGTGTTGTGGCAGGTACATATATTGTTAATCAATTAACAAGTTCTGCAAGTGCAACAGCGGCTACAACATTAGCCAGCGGAGGATCAGCTGGTACTAATACATTTGTGGTTTCAAGTGCAACAGGTATTGCGGCAGGACAATTAATTACAGGTACTAACCTTCCAGCTGGATCTTATGTTAGCTCATCATATATTAGCGGAACAAGTATTACCGTAGTTAATGCGTTTGGTGCTCCACAAAACTTTACGTCAACTGGCGGTACAGGTGCATACTTATTCTATCCAGCTAACGGTGCAGGTACTTATACGTTGAGTACTAGTGGCAATACTGGTACAACATTTACAGCATTGTCAACATTCACACCAGTAACAAGCGGTGCGTATGCCTTAGTAACCAATCAATACTTACAAACAGCATATAATAATTTAATTGCAAGACAAACCGAAATTGCAAGCGATGCTCAAGTTTGGGTTCAAAAATATTATCAAGCATATCCAATCAGTCAATCATTAACTCAACGCGATGCTGGTTATATTGCATTGGCATTAGCTTGGGATGTTTTATTTGGTACTAACTTTAATAGTATTGCATGCGGTCGTGCATTTAATCGTTTAAACGCAAGTGCGTTGGCATTAGTGGCAAATACAAACCAAGAATTGAATGCAACAACCGGTGCAATAACATTTATTGGATTTAAAGCAAAACAAATTGCAAGTGCAGGTTCGACAGTTCAAGCACAAACATTGATTGATGATATCGTAACTAAGATCAATGGACAAGTAGCGTTTAATACTGTTGGTTCAGCAATTCTTGCAGGTACACAGACTATTGCCTATGGTACAGCAGACGTAATTACTGTAACAACATCGGGCGGTACAGCTACATTCTCAGTATCGTTGACTCCAGCAACTACTGGACAAACTATCACATACATTACTGCTGGTGGTTTAGCAACATTTAGTAGTGCTCAAACATTAGTTAAAGGTACATCTGTTACTCTTGCGGCAGCCGCAGGCGGTATGTCAGCAGGCACATATTATGTAACAACTGGTGTAAACAACAGTTTTACTGTAAGTTTATCTAGCAGTTATGCAAATGCAGTGGCGGGAACACCTGGTTCATTTACAGGTGGTACAGTTACTGGAGCAGTTGGCGTAGTAACTATTGGTACATACTATAATACTATCGCATCTGTAACAGTAACATCTGGTGGTAACTGGAACAACACAAGTTTATACAGTGCCGCACAAGCAACAACAACTACAAGTTCAGGACAAGGTTTAACATTGTCATTAGGATTTGTATCAAGTAGTTATTCAACTACAGTAGCTGGTGTACAAACATCTAGCAATATTGTAACACTTGGAAGTACAGCAGGTATGCCAACTAACATGCCAATTACATTCTCAGGTTTACCAGCTTTAGGTTCTGTAACAGCAACAGCTACTACAACAACCAGCAATTTAATTACAGTTGCAACTACAACAGGCTTATCAGTTGGACAGCAAGTGTACTTCACAGGTACAGTATTTGGTAATATTGTTCCAAGCCAGTTATACTATATTGCAAGTATCCCAACACCTGGAACTAACGGTACAATTACTGTTAGTTTAACATTTGGTGGCGGTAATGTGGCATTGATATCAGCAACTGGTACAATGACAATGGCATTCAATAACGCAGGCGGACTATGGAATAATACTACATACTGGATTAATTCATTGCAATCTGCCGCAACATTAAGCACATTGGCAATTACTAGTACAACAGGTGTATTCAGTTGTGCAACAAGTTCAGTAACATTAACAGTAGGACAGCCAGTTGTTATTACTGGTACGTTCTCAGCTGGTAGTATCACTGGTTATACTAGTGGTGCAACATATTATATTATTGGTAATCCAACATCAACAGCTTTCCAATTGTCAGCAACATTAGGCGGAAGTGCTGTAACATCAACAACATCAGGTGGAACAATTACTGGTATTACTGTAACAGTTCCTGCCGCAACATTAACATTGACCAACAGCTTTAAGAGTGGTACAGCATACACAATTACTAATACAGTAACTGGTATGTCAGCTACAACCACTGCTGGAGCAACAGTGACATGGCCATATTTAAATAATCCAATGATTAATGGTTCATTAACTTACAATGATAACGTTCTAACAATTCAAGGCACAGAAATTCTTCGTGCTAACATTCCATTCCTGGCCGCAGAAGCATCTGCTTATACAGTAGCAAGTTACGGCGGTACAGTATCCAGTATAACATCTGGTAGTGTTGTTAATACAAGTGGCGCACATAATTTATTAGTAAATGACCCAGTAGTGTTTACTGGTACTGTTGGTTCAAGCAATATTGTTGCTGGTACTACTTATTATGTTTTAACTGTGCCAAGCTCAACAACATTTACTATCAGTGCAACTCAATATGGCACAGGTACACAAACAACATTTACATTAGCAACAGGTTCGTTAGGAAGTTTAACTGTAGGCTACTACTATAACTATGCTAAGTGTGTACGCGATACAACAAACTTTATCAATGCGTTGATTTATGATATTAATTATACAGGTAACTGGAAATCAATGCGTGCCGCAGAACTTTATGTTAACGCGGTGGCAGGATCTACAACACAAAACTTCTATCTAGTAAGAAATGCATGTGGTATTCGTAATCAAACTATGAACGGATTGACTGGTGTTTTAAGTACAGCAAATGCTTATGGAACACGTCGACCAACAGCAGGTGCGTATGCAAGTTTAGATCCAGGCTTTGGACCAAACGATCAAAATGCATGGGTCTATGCACGTTCAACATTCGTACAAAATTGTACAATGTTCGGTTACGCTTGCGTTGGCGCCAAAGTTGACGGTGCATTGCATGCCGGTGGATACAAATCAATGGTTGCAAACGACTATACTTGTGTTATCGGCGATGGTATCGGTTGGTGGACAACTGGAACAGGTTCATTATCAGAACTTGTTTCAGTGTTTAACTACTACAGCTACGCTGGATACATGAGTGAATTAGGAGGACGCATTCGTGCTACTAACGGTAACAGTTCATATGGTACATACGGTGTAGTTGCCGAAGGTGTTGACACATTTGAAACTCCAATTTACGGTACTGTAAATAACAGAAGTTACGGACCTCAAGTTACTAACGTGGTTACAGATAGTACAACACAAATTTTACGTTTAGAATACGAAAATGCAGGTACAAACTACACCAATGCTATACCAACAATTAGTGGATCAGGTTATAACATTCTTTCTTTTGCAGATGAGTTCCGTGATGCTGGTGTATTTGAATCACGTTTAATTGACTTAAACAATGGTTTAGGTGTTGGCGGTTCAAGTTATGTAAGTTCTGTTAACGTAGGCCAAGGCGGTGCAGTAGGTTATATTACTATTGCGGCAGCCGACGTAGCATTGACTGGTTCATATAACGGAATGAAAGTACAAATTACTGCTGGTACAGGTGTTGGACAATATGCGTCAATACTAACTTATACTAACGGTAGTAAAATTGCACAAATTATTCGTACAACATTTGCAACCTTAACTGTTACCAGTTCAAGTACTACTGCATTAACTGTGGCAAGTACTGCAACATTATATGTTGGTATGCCAATTTACTTGAGTACAACCGCTACTAATATGAATTTGACTGCATATCAAGTTTATTATGTACAGGCTATTTCAAGTACAACTCAGTTTACACTAGCATTAACATCAGGCGGTTCTGCAATTACTGGTTTAACAGCAACTAGTGGACAAACAGTCAGCTTATATGCCGCTGGTTGGGATCATGTTGTACCAGGTACTCCTATAGTTAACACATTAGATTTAACTACAGCATATATTATTGAACCTTATGTTTCATTCACAGGTCCAGGTTATGCCGCAACAGCAAGAACATTACCAGCTACAGCAATCTGGTCAAGTATTACATACGGTGCTGGAAATTATGTAGCAATTGCCAATGGTAGTACATCGACTGCAATTAGCACTAACGGTAAAACATGGACTCCAGGTGGTGCATTAACAGCTTCTGCATTTACAAACGTTGTTTACGGTGGAGGTCAAAGTGCTGCCGCAACAGTAACACTAGGTGGATTTGGCGGATCTGGTGCTCAGTTGACAGCAGTGATTGGTACTGGAACAAGTTTAGGACAAGTAGTTGGAGTCAACGTAATTAACGGCGGTTACAACTATAATACTGCTCCATCATTATTGTTTACAGGTGGTGGCGGTACCGGTGCCCAAGGAACAGCAGTTGTTCTTAACGGAGTAATTCAATCAGTTATTATTACAGTTAATGGTTCTGGATATACTTCAGCACCGACTGTAACAGTTGTAACTAGTGCTATTACTGCGATTACTCCTATCACTTGGGGTAAAAATTATTTCAATAGCGGAAACGTTAGCGTAACAATCAGTGCTCCATTTAGTGGAACTGTTTGGAGTGGAAGTTCGAGTGCAACAAGTGGCTCATACTATTACTATTATAGTGGTGCAACTCAAGCTACAAACTATTACCTAGCAACATCGAGCGGAACATTTTCATCAACTGCTCCAACGTTTACAACAGGTACAGGATCTGCAGGAACATATGGTGTGTCATTGACATTCGTAGGTACTGCCGCAACTGCAACTCCAACATTGACAGATTACGGTGTCAGCAGTTACACAATTACTAACATTGGTTACGGTTATACTGCAACTCCTACTATTACAATATTAGATACTAGTGCTAAATTTGTTGCAATTTCTACAACAACTACAGCAACAGCTTATAGTACAGTAGCTAATTTAGGATCATCTTGGACTTCTGGTAACGCACTTCCATCCGCTGGATTTAACAGTTTAACTTATGGTAACGGAATTTATGTTGCAGTTGGTTACACTGGAACAACATCTAATGCCAGTGCTATTATTACATCTAGTCCAGACGGTGTTACATGGACTGGCAGAACAGCTCCAAGCGGTGCAACACAAGCGTTTACATCTGTGGCATTTGGCTGGACTGGACCAGGATCTAGTGCAACAACTACAGGTATGTTTGTAGCTATCGCAACTAACAGTACATCAACAGCTTACAGTACTAACGGTTTAACATGGACTACTGGTGGTGCATTACCGTCAGTTGCTAACTGGTCTAGCGTAACTTATGGTAACGGACGTTTTGTTGCAGTAGCCGCAGGTAGCAATATTGTTGCATACAGCAACAACGGTGGTGTAACTTGGTACTCAAGTGTAGCAAATAACGGTACATACTTACCATTAGCACAAAACTGGGGAATCTCATACGGAGAAGGACAGTTCTTTGCAACAGCAACAGGACCAACTCCTACAATGACAGCTACTACTTCAAGTGGTAACTTGATTACATTAAGCAGTACAGCCGGTTTGAACGTAGGAAATACTATTGTTCCAACAGCAGTGACTGAAACTACAGTGGCTAGTCAGACAATTAATGCAACAGCAATTGGATTGTCAACATCGTTTATTTCTAACGGTATTGCAGGCAACGCAGGTACAACATTAACTGCACCAGTTGGTTTAGGTCCGTTTGCACTAGGTATGTATTTGACTGGTTCAAATGTGACATCAGGAACTTACATTACTGGTAGCAATACATTTAATTCAACATCGTCAACGATTGCAGGATCTATATTGACCATTGGCGGTACAGTTACTGGTACTGGTACAACCAGTGCTTATAGTGTACAACCTGGAATGGCATTAACTGGCGCACAATTTAACACTACAAGTTCATACATTTGGAACACGTACTATCCAAGTGGTGTACAAACTGGTGTATTTGTACCAGCAGGTACAACTACTGGTGTAATTACAACAGGTAGTCAGTTGAGCGGTACAAATATAACTACTGGTGCTACTTATATTGTTTCAAATCCAACTACTTCAGGTAGCACAATTACTGGAACAGCATCTCCAAGCACAGTAGTTACATTCAACGGTAGTGTTTCTATAGTTAACGGACAAGGTATTTTAACTGTGTCTTCAACACCAAGCGGTGTTGGTATTCAACCAGGTTATATTCTAAGTGGTACAGGTGTTACAGCTGGCACAACTATTGTTGCACCATACGGTTCATCAACAACTCCAACTAGCTCAACCGGTCAGTGGATTGTCAGCGTAGCAACAGTAGTTAGTTCAACTGCATTGACAGGCACACCATATGTACTTACAACAACTGGTACTATCAACAATAATACATTAATACCAGGTATGGTATTGGCTAGTACAGGCGGTACTGGTACAATTACCGCTGGTACATATATTACTGGACAAATCAGTACTACAAGTAGTGCGGTAGGTACAGGTACAGGAGTAAGCGGAACAATTGGTACTACTACACTAGTAATATCTGGTTCATCGACTGGATTCGCTGTAGGACAATTAATTACTGGCGGTAGTTTGTTCTATAACACTTATGTAGTTGCTGTTTCAGTTGCAACCAACACAACAATTACATTAAGTCAGCCATTATATGCAACAATCGGTGGCGGAACATACAACGGTTATATTCCTGGTACTGCTGGACAATACTTTATTAGCACTACTAGTTTAGTAACCAGTGTTACTGTAACCGGTAATGCATGGGTAGCTAACACTGGCTCATTAGTTCCATCTACAACAATAACAGGCGGATTGACTGCTTATATTGCATATCAAAATACAAGCTCTGCAAGTGCAGTAGCAAGTCCAAGTTGGGCATCTGGTGGTACTATTGGTGCAAGTTCTTTTGTTGTTAATACTGGAACAGGTATCGTAGCAGGCCAATTAATTATTGGTACAGGCATCCCATCAGGAACAGTAGTAGCAAGTTCATATGTTCCTGGTAGTACAACAGTTCCATTAGCCGTGGGAGTCGCAGGAGGCGCGGCGGCAACTATTGCTGGGTCAAATGCTACTGGTACTTATAACTTCTATACAGCAGGCGGAACTGGTACATACACATTGAATACTAGTGCATTAACTATTTCAAGTGCTCAGACAATTGGCGGACAAAGCTGGACAATTACTCCAAGTCAAACAGCGGCAGCTGGTGCAATCACTGGTACACAAAATACAATTACAGTTGGAAACACAGCCGGTATGTCAGTGGGCGAACCAATAGTGTTTACGAGTAATATTGTTAGCACAACATTGACTACAACAGCCGCTACTGGTAACTTGTTAACAGTTGGTACAACTGTTGGTATGGCGGTAGGTGCTCCAGTCGTGTTTACAGCAGTGACCCAAACTGGTAATATTACTTCTACATCTAGTACTGGTAACACAATTACATTGAACTCAACTACTGGTTTAGTACAAGGTGAAACTATTGTGTTCACAGCAGTTAGTCAAACAACTACATTAACTGCTACAACTAACGGATCATTTACATTATCAAGTTCTAGTATTACTAACAGTATATTAACTGTTGGTACTTTGAGTGCAGGTACAATCACTCCAGGAGCTGTTATTTCAGGTGGTAGTATTCCTGCTGGAACATATATTATATCAAATATATCTGGTAGTGGTAACGGTAGTACTTGGAACGTAAGTACAAGTTCAGGATTTACACAAACTAGTACAAGTATTACAGGTACATTAAACATTATCACTGTTAACTCTAACAGCGGTATGTTAATTGGTGAAACATTTACAGTTGCTACTAACGTAGGTAACTTGATTTCAGGTAACACATATTATATTACTAAAACTATTAGTACTAACCAGCTTGCTGTAGGTACTGTGTATGGTGCCACAAGTGATTTGACTTTAGTAACAACTACTGGTCAAAGTGTTAGCGTAACAGCTGGTGCGACATTAGGCGGCGGTAATTTAACAGCTAGTACTACATTCTATATCACTAGTGTAGCAGGCAGTAATATTACAATTAGTACAGTATACAATGGTTCATCGGTAACTATTGCTAACGGTACAGGTGTATGGACATTTGTAGCAGGTGCCGCTTTTGGTAGTATTACAAGCGGTACAACATACTACGTTACAAGCATTCCAACTCCGGGTGTAAACGGTACAATCACTGTAAGTACAACTTATGGCGGTTCTAACTTAACTGTAACAAACGGAAATGGATCATGGTCAGTAACTGAAGGTGCAACATTTGGTGGATTAACATCCGGCTCGACATATTTCATTACTGAAATTGTTGGAAGTACACTAATATCAGTAAGTACAATTTATGGTGGAACCAATGCGGTAGTTACTAACGCTGGCGGATCTTGGACTGCACAAGCAGGTTCATTATTTGGTAACTTGATTTCAGGTAATACATACTATATTGCTAGTATTGCAGGCAATCAGATTACTGTAAGTGCAAGTAGTACTTTATCTCCAGTAATTACATTAGTTAATGACACAGGTGCATGGACAAGTACAATTGGTACAAACATCGCGGCAACAAGTTGGGACGGTATCAACTGGACACAGCAAACATTGCCAACATACGCAAGTTGGATCACTCCATCATTTGGTAATCCATTAGTTACAACAACTGGTTACACACCACTATGGGTAACCGCAAGTAACCAATCTGGTACAGTAGCGGCAAGTATTCATACCGGTGCAACACCGTTGGCACGTACAAAAGTAGCTAGTGGTGCTTTAACTGAAATACGTATGATTGAACCAGGCAGTGGATTTGCTAAAGGTGTTGTTACTGGAACTACGTATGTTGCTGGTACAACAGTTACCGTAACAGCCGTATCTGGAAATTCAATTACAATCGGTGCAACCAATTTAACAATTGGCCAACCAATTACATTTGCTACTGGGTTTGGTAACGTAGTTGCAAACACAACTTATTATGTACAAGTAACAAGTTCAGGTACAACACTAACTATCAGTTCAACTTATTATGGTAGTCCATTTAATGCAGGTACTGCAAGTAGCATATCAGTAGCTGGTACAGTTGGACCATTGAATTTAATTACTGTAGATCAAACAGAAAACATGTATAATCTACAACCAATTGAATTCAATACTGTAAGCTCTGGCGGATTAAGCACACAAACAACTTACTATGTAATTGGATCAACAATTCAATCTACTACATTCCAAGTTGCAACTTCATCTGCATTGGCAACAATTGGTACTAGTGTTACATTAACAACAAGTACTCCAACTGGTATGCAATATACAACAGGACCAACATTAACTATTACCGATCCTAACCAAGTTAACAAAGCACCAACTCGTGTACGTACAGGTGATGGTGTGTTAGGTAACCCAAGTTTCCCATGTCGTGGTGCTGGAAATGCAACAGCAACAGCAAGTATTACTGGCGATGGATATGCTGATATCTACCAGAATACAGCATTTATTAACGTTGCTAATTTATATGCATTACCTGCCGCAGGTGCTAACGTACAGTTCAGCAGTATTTCTAACGCATGGTACAAACTAGTTGCTACAAGTAATCAATTAGGACAAGCAGGTAACTATACTGCTACATTCCAAGTAAGTCCAAGTCTAACAACTTATCTTGCTCCACCGAACGGTGCATTGATTACTACAAGATTGAAATACAGTCAAACACGTTTAACTGGACATGACTTCTTGTATGTTGGCTCAGGTAACCAAACACAAACTAACTATCCAAACGTTACTGATGCAAATGCAATTCAGGCTAACCAAACATATCCAAATATTGGTGGTCGCGTATTCTTTACATCAACTGACCAAGACGGTAACTTTAACGTTGGTAACTTGTTTGGAGTTCAACAAGCGACTGGTACAGCTACATTGAATGCCAACGCATTTAACTTAGCTGGATTACAGAGTTTGACACTAGGTTCAGTAAGTTTAGGTGTAAATAGTGCAACGATTACGCAATTTAGTACAGATCCGTACTTTACTGCTAATAGTGACAATATTTTACCAACACAAAAAGCTATTAAATCTTACATCACAGCCCAAATTGGTGGCGGATCAAGTAGTTTGAACGTAAATACACTAACGGCAGGACAGATATACATAGCTGGTAATACTATTAGTAACCTAAATGGTAATCAAATTTATGTTAGCAGTAAGATGCTGTTCACAGGCGGAATTGACGGTGCTCCTGTAGCTACCGTATTCTTCTTATCAAGATAAAATAAAAACGGAGAAATAACATGGCAGGATCAGGAAATAAAGCAACGACACAATTGAACGCAGGTACACAGTCTACTTATTCGTTAATCTATACAGTACCAACCGGTTACTACGGTGTTTATAACATTTCATTTACAAACACTACAGCTTCTGCGGCAACTATTAGATTATATATAGGTGCAAGTACTGCGGCATCTCAGGTTGCCAGTGAAGCATATGAATACTTAACAACAGTAGTTGGTTATGGTGTGTTTGAACGTACAGGAATTGTAATGGCAGCTGGTGCAAACATTGTTGCTAGCTCAAGCGTTGCTGGTGTAAACGTTAACGTTTACGGAATTGAAACATCGACATCATAATTAGTATAAGAGAGAATAAAACATGGCACGTTATAATACATCGCTGGCAACAGAAATTGTTTCCGGAGCACAAACTCTGTTAACACCTGCACAAGGTGGTTACACAGAATTTCAAGGATCTGCACCGTACACGGTGGTTATCCCAGGACCAACATTATTTTTAGGACAGTCGCAAAGTTATTTTAACAACACTAGTGGTGTTGTTACACTTTCTGCTCCTAGCGGATATATTGCTGGTAGTCCTAGTTCTCCGGTGTTTAACGGACCAGGTGGTTCTAGTACAAACTTATTGGCCATGCCAGCAGGATCTAGTTGTATTATTGGATCTGATGGTACTAACTATAGTATAATTACATTCCCAGGCGGTAATCAATTTGGTATTAACGGAACTTTTTCAGCTGATTTGATTAGTACCAATACTGGTACCACCAATATCTACAATACAAATACTCAGACAGTTAACTTTGCAGGCGCGGCAACTAGTATCAATATTGGTTCTAGCACTGGTACAACTACTATTAACAATCAATTGTTAGTAAAAGGCGGAACAGTTGTTCTTAACTCTAGTTCAGTACGTACAGAAGATAAAAATATTGAAATTGGATATGTTAATCCAGTTACTTATGGTGGCGGTACTGTTACAACTATCGGTGGTGCGTTAGGCGGTAGTACAACATTTACAAGTATTACTGGTACAAAAGTAACTGGTGCAGGTACATACAGTGGTGTTGGACAATTTGCTACAAGTGGTAGCGGATCGGGTGCAACTTTTAACATCACTACAACTGGGTCAGGTACAACTTATACTGGTGTAACTACAATTACATTGGTTAATCCAGGAAGTAACTATGCAATCAATGATACAATTACTATTGGTGGTAACTTACTTGGTGGTACTAATAGTCCTAACAACTTAACATTCACTGTAAGCAACGTTAACTACAGTCCTTGGATTGCAACTATTACCGGTATGCCCAACACTACCAACTTGGTAAACGGTCAAGCTGTTAGTGCAACTAACGGTACAGGTAGTTTAGGCGGCGGCGGTACAAGTTATGTAATAAGCAACATTGTAAGTGGAACTAGTATTCAGGTAACAGTAACAGGCGGCACAACTCCTGTAGCTGGTACAATTACAGCTATTACTCCAGGTAGTGCTGATACATTTGCCAACGGCGGCGGCATATTATTATATGGAACTAGTAATCACACATTACAATGGGCAAGCAGTACATTAGGTCCAACAAGCGGTGGCGGTAACCCAGCTTGGGTTAGTTCAGAAGGGTTGTATATCAATACTTCTAATACATTTGGTATTCAAAGTGGTAGCAACGTTAACTTTAACTTATTGACCAACGGTCAAGCTACTGGTACTGTTAACATTGCAACCAACGCTGGTACAGGTAACTTGTTTACTGGAGCAAGTTCAGCAGTTAACATTGGTGCTAGCGGTGGTACTGCTACAATCAGCAACACTAACTTTACAGTTGGACAGTCTGGTGGTACAGTTACTTTTAACGGTATTACAACTTTCACAATGAATAGCGTAACAGCGTTTAACTTAACTGGCGGCGGTACAATGAATGCTGGTAGTACATATGGTTATTTTAGTTCGCTAGGCGTTGGTACTAACACTAACGGTGGTGGTGGTACAATTTATGCGGCAAACAACATTGTTGCTTACTACTCAGATGACAGATTAAAGACACGTTTGGGCAAAATTGAAGATGCTCTTGCTAAGTTAGAAACATTAAATGGTTTTTACTTTGAAGCTAACCAAACTGCTCAGGATTTGGGATATACTGTTCAACGTGAAGTTGGAGTTTCTGCTCAAGAAGTTAATGCAATCCTGCCAGAAATTATCAAACCAGCTCCAATCGACGCTAAGTACATGACAGTTCAGTACGAAAAGTTATTACCATTAGTGATTGAAGCAGTTAAGGAATTGTCAAGCCAAGTTAAAGAATTAAAAGCACAGATTAACAAGGAATAAACGATGACAACTCCTTCAAGTCCTATTTATATTAGTCAAATTGACGGCGAAATTGGACTGCCTAACAGCAGTCCATACAGCAATTTGAGTAATCTTAATGGATATGTAATTCCAGGACAACGTGATAGTTACCCAACTATGAACGAAATGCGTAACAGAGCATACTATCGTTCAAATAACAAGGGTAATTGCAACAACGGAAATTGTCCAAATAATTGTAATTGTGGTAACATTTGCTGTACAAACTGTTATAATTGTAATAACATCAATTGCACAAATTGCGATGGTCAAAACTGGTTACAAAACAACTGTAATTGCAACTGCACTTACAACTGTAACATTAATACCAACGTATATTATAACTGTAATTGTAACTGTAATTGTAACTGTAACTGTAACTGCTAATATACCACAAGGAATCTTATGATTTTTGAAATACTGACAGAAAAGTTTGGATCAAACCCACCTGATCTAAGAACGTTCTTCTATGACAACGAAAAAAATGTCTTAAGCGATGAAACAGGATTCGTCTATGAGTATCCCGATGCTTATGCAAATAATTTTGAAAATCGAGTACCATACAAACCATTTGATAAAGATCGTCCTTTAATTAAATCTCGCAGTACTAATCACGTAAAAATTCAACTAGGATTAAGTTGTAATTATAGTTGTGATTATTGCAGTCAAAAATTTGTGGAACGCCCACGTGAAACTAATGCTAAAGACATTGAAAATTTTATGGAAATGTTTAAGACTTTAGAGTTTAACGAAGAAGACGGTTTACGAGTTGAATTTTGGGGAGGTGAACCTTTAGTTTACTGGAAGACATTAAAACCCCTGGCCGAAGCAGTAGCAGAATTTTTTAAAGATTGGAGAAAGAAACCAGTTTTTAGTATTATTACTAATGGTAGTATTTTAACAGAAGAAATCTGTGCTTGGCTATACAGTATGGAATTCCATGTAGCTATCAGTCATGACGGGCCAGGACAACATGTACGCGGACCAGATCCATTTGCAGATCCTAAGAAACGTGAAATTATTTTAGATTTATACCAGATTTTGCGTCCTTTAAATCGCATCAGTTTTAACTCAATGTTAAACAGACAAAATCTTAGTCGTAAAGCTATATTTGATTATTTTATTAATTTTACAAATGATCCCAATGTTAGTTTAGGTGAAGGTACCTTTGTAGATGCATATGATGCCGATGGCCTACAACACAGTTTACAAACTAAACAAGATCATTTCGAATTTAGAAAAATCGCGTTCGGAGAAATTTACGGATCTAACGGTGAAATCGGCTTTGGCAACATATTACAAAAAGTTGATAATTTCACAGAATCAGTATTGACCCATCAGCAAGCAGACTATTTAGGTCAAAAATGCGGCATGGATGACGAAAGAACCGTTGCATTTGATTTAAACGGCAATGTAATTACTTGCCAAAATGTCAGTGCTATCGAAATTAACAAAAACGGAGAACCTCACTTAGGTGGTAAGATTACTGAGATCGAGGACGTAAAAATTACTACTAGTACACACTGGAGTAATCGTGCAGAATGTCCAAGTTGTCCAGTGTTGCATATTTGTAAAGGTGCATGTATGTTCCTTTCAGATGAATTCTGGACTACAAGTTGCAATAACGCCTATAGCGATAACGTACCATTGTTTGCCGCAAGTATTGAAAAAATAACAGGTGGTTATGTTCCTTACCATATTAAGGGCAAAGGATTACCATTAGAGCGCCAAGATATCTGGGGCGGTGTATTCAAACACGAAGAAGAAAAGAAAAAAATAATACCTATTAAGATTGTCAGTGAAAAAGTTGCTGTAATCGACAATGTCGAAGTTTACGGTAAGAGTTCCTTGATAAATACTGAACAGGAATAAGGAATAGCAGATCATGAATTTAACTCAAAATTTAATACAGTTTCAACATTCGCAGTTGATAGCACTAGATATAAAATTTACTGACACTGGATTTCAGTGGACAGTATTTGATGCCTATAAAAAATCAGAATTGCAGTTGGAATGGGCTAGTTTAGCAGATAATACCGTTACTGCTAGAAAAGTAGCCGGAGTTAGATATCCAAGCCCTGCTGACGAATTTGCATGGGAAACAGAAACACATAGAGTTTATAGTCAAACTTCAGGAGTCTATCCTGGTGTAACAGCAGGAATTTCTGGAGAAATAAATTGGACAGATATTACCAACAATGAGGGATTTTCAGATCATGCTATTTTTGCAATCACTCACCCAGCTGACCAAGTTACTGTAAGAAATTTAAATGTAAGATACGTTCAACAAACTGCTTTGAATACAAGAACAGGTATCCCATTATACAATTTAGTAGCCAATTCACAACTACATAAGAAAAATCCAGTTAGGGCAATGTCTTTGCAAAAGAATAGTCCTATGATTTTAATTTCTATTCCGTTTGCAGAAATGAATCCATCAGATTGGAACATGATGGTTGCGTTGGGCGATAGCGATCCTGGCCTAGTAAGAATATCGTCAGGCGAACAATTCACAAATGTAATCACCGACGAGCTTGGCAGAATCGTATATACTATGCCAAAAGTTTATTTTACAAATAAGACTGCTACTGTCAGCCCAGACGGCTATGTCGATTTACCGTTTTACTTAGGAACTCCTACCGATTTAAATCCCCCAGCAAAAACAAGCTCTGAGCATGGATTGCCTATAACGGATCACAATGCAACTATATATTTAAAAACTACGGCAGGTCACTTGAATAAACAACAAGTACAAACAGTCAACGGTGTAGGAACTGTTCGTTTAATTGCAACACATCTTGTTCCAGGTGACACTATCACAGTAAGTTGTGGTTTTCAATATTGGTCAGGATCAGACGACTGCGTTATAACCGTACAATAAGGTTTTTATGAAAATAGGCATTATAGGTAGTGGTACCGCCAGCGCCGTTTCATTACTTGCAATTTTTGATAAATTTAAATTCCATAGATGCAAACACATAGATGTGTATTGCATATACAATCCTGACATTCCTGTAACTACTGTGGGCGAAAGTACTAGCCCTATAATGCCTAGTTTACTTTATCATGCTATTGATTTTTCTGTTACTGAAGAATTAAAAGAGTTCGATGGTACCCTTCGCTGGGGTACTCGTTACTACTGGGAAGATATTAATGATAAAAATTTCCTAGTAAGGCATGGACATACAGGATTGCATGTCAACAGTGAAAAATTTAGCGGATTTGTTATCAACAAACTTGATAAATTATACGATAATTTTTTTCAAATACACGGTAATGTCTCAGACATAACACAAGATCATACTCACGTATCGATATTAGTCGACGGAGTGCAACATAAATTTGACTATATCATCGATTGTAGAGGATCACCGTCGGCCGAAGAAATGGATAGTGGACTATACGAATTTCCAAAATTTGAAACAGTTAACTCAGTAATACTATTTCCTGACTTTAAAGAGTATAACGAAGATTTAACAAGTGCATATCCACATGACGACGGCTGGATGTTTGGAGTACCATTAACTCATCGTAAAGCCTTTGGTTATCTATATAATAAAAATATAACAACTCAGGAAGAAGCGATTGAAAAATTTTCTAAATTAAAAAATATTGATGCTAGTAAATTAAGAAAATTTAGCTGGAGACAGTATTATAAAAAAGAAGCAATGAATGGACGCATATTATCCATGGGTAACAGACTATATTTTCTTGAACCTGCACAAGCATTGCCGTTACATTTTTATATAAATTTGTCTGTAGAGTTTATTGAAACATTAATTAAAGGTACTAATTTACAAACACCGCATTTTAATAGAGGAATTAATACTTCTTATCTTAAAAGTATGGAAGATATGTTGAATTTAGTTGCACTAAACTATGTAGGTCCTTGCAAAAAAGATACGCCTTTCTGGAATACAGTCACAGCACTGGCTAAAGAACGTTTACAAACATCGGAAAGATTTCAAAAATATGTAAGATTGTGTCAGCAGACTGGAGAATACGAGCAGTATTGGGCACACAATTCAGCCTTGATGAAAGAATATATCGAAGGCTTTGATATTAAACTAGATCAACTAAGTCAAATATAGTTTGTAATTTGGTACGAATAGTTTTACTGTTAAAACTATTACGTAGTCCTTGATGTAAGGGTTTAGGTGTGCGATCTACAGTAGTCCAAGCCCAACCAATGTGTTCGTCACTCAAGACAGGAACAAACTCGTTATCTATTACACACAAATAAGTATGAAAATTAAATACTTTATCGTTACTGACAAATGTTTCTAATGGGATTGTTTTAATTATTTTAGGCACTGCACCTATTTCTTCTTTAATTTCGCGTTGAAGACCTTGCCAAGGTGTTTCACCTATGATGTTTGTCCCGCCGACTAATCCCCACGTGCCTTCGTGTTTACCGTGACTTTTTTGAAGTAATAAAAATCGTTGTGTAGATTTAGCATAAAATAATGCACCACTACAAACTATTCTATCTTTTACAATATTATTTTCCATTGGCCCACACCATATTCACCTTCAAAGCTCTTGACCCATGCAACCCCGTTCCACAAGTACTGAACTCCAGTGTATATATTCGTTTGCCATACCATAGTGTCTGATTCTAGAGCGGCATGAAAAATAACTTGCCATACTGAACCAGTATATTCTATAATGTCATTAGCATTAGCTACTAAACTGCCCCATACGACAGCAGGATTTGTATTAGTCGTGTTGCCTATATCTTCAATAATTAGATAACGTGTACCTGCTATTGGGTTGTTAGGTGTATAAGTTTGAGGATTAATAATGGCATCAAAAGTACCAGGGCTGTTTGGTCGATAACTAGTAGCGGCATTGTAATCTTTTACATCTGTACTTAAAAATCCGTTACTATCAATTCCAGTATTGCTAGTCAATGTATCTGTATTATAATTAATTTGTAAAATTGCAGGATTTGTAGGATTAATAGCAATAGTACCTATAACGTAAGTCCCATTTGGTTGCAACAAATACAACATACTAGAACCTGCAACATATTTTCCGGGGAATAAATTGAATACACTTTCCCAACTTTGAGGATTACTGATCGGAGTAGGAATAGTCAACGTCGGTTCTGGAGGATTAACACCTCCTCCTGATTCTAACAAAGTTGCCTGGCCGTCGTATACTGCTATAGGAAATCCTGTAACTGTAACATTTTCAGTAGCAAGCAAATTGCTAAATGACGGACTAGTGCCATCAGATTGTAGTGCAGGATCTATTCCTAATCCTTCAACATACCCAGACGGATAAGTTCCTTCGGACCCATAGACACTTGTAATAATTTTTGTAATAACACCAAGATGTTTGACCTTAACTGGAGGACTAATCCAGATAGGAGAATCTAAACTTAATGTTGCTATATCAATAGGAGTATCATTGCCGACAGGAACTTGTCTACTATCCCAAACGATATCTCCTAAATTAAGAACTGATAAACTAGTCCAGTCAATATAGTTGTCTGTGGTTTGCAATTCTAAACTAGGGTTGAATAACACTAGTATTTGTTCTAATATTTGTAATTTTTGATCAGTACTGCTAGTCCAAATATCGCATTTCATCTTTAATTGAAAAGGAGTAGGCATCAAGCGTTCAACTGTATAATTACGTCCTTGATTTCCGGTATAATTATTTCCGTTAATATCTCTTTCGCGAAAATGCAACTTGCCTACATAAGTTTGATCAGCTAACCTATTTCTATCTAGTTCTAAACCAGTTACATACACACTTATACGTGGAATACTATTAACAGCATTTTCACTGTTTTGACGTATGATGCTGGCCACTTGACGATCTGCATCGCCGTACATTACGGGTACTTGATGTAGTGTTCCATCTCCATATTTGACCACAAAATTACTGAGCACTCGTATAGTTTGTGTCAAATATCTTCTTACTTGTCCGTCATAAAACCACTGCATTATAGATCCGCCCTAGGTTTGAGAGCAGTTGATAAACTTGATCGTTGTGCATCTCGTGTATTATATAGTGTAACTGTCCATTGACCAGCAGTAGGTATGGTTTGTTGCGTGTTGTTTATAGTTGGCAATGTGATTCTTAAACAAGTTGTTTGTATTCCTGCTGGACTTGTATACAAATATGAACTATACATTGTCGGATAATCACTTAATGCATATTCTAATTGCGTTACACCAAATTTAAATACTACATAAGGAATAGCATTGTTTGTTGCATACAATATTCTAGTATTGATTTGTGTGTCGCCCAGTGCTAATGAAATCACATCACTTGATACTTGATCATTATAGGTATAATTTGTATTGTTGATAAAGCCAGTTTTTAATGTTGATCTTGTATCATTATTAGTCATATTCATTCTAACCGCATCTTCTACTTTAATCCATGCACTGCTTGGTCCGTCAAAACGAAATAATCTGTTAGGTAAGAAATCTGTTCTCAAGAAAAAATCATCTGTGCCTGGGTTTTCGGGAAATTGTATACCAAACCCAAATGCATTACCATTGGCAGGATACCCATTACCAATTAAATATCCTGTGTATCCAGGACGAACTGGTTTAGCATTGTTTTCATTAGCAAGATAATTGATTTGGCTTGCATCTAATGTAGTTTCGTCAGCAGTCTCTAGTAAGGGTTTTCCAGTGGTTGGATCTACAGCCAAGGTGTAGAATTGTCTAGTTTCATATCCGCTCATAGGAGAATCTGCTTCTGCCTGTGCAACTATTTGTTGATTAATTTCCATCTCTTTGTTGAATGTACTCAACAAGTCTTTAAGAGTAACGTTAGCTCCAACAATTGGATCGCCATTGGCATCTGTAGCGGCTTGATTAAAAATTGATTGAAATTGTTGTTGATCGTTGATACGTTTAAGTTTTAATCTATATAGATGCGGAAACCACGTAACACTAAATCCTTCACTTGCACGGCCTACATCGGTAACTTGATAATATCTAGGTAAACTTACATCAAAATCGTTTAGAGCAAAATCGTCACGTAGATGCGGCAATTCTAAAACATCTCCGCTAATAGGTTTACGTCCAATAGTTTTAATAATGTCATTAATATGAACAGTCATATACAACGTATCGTTATCAATAAACAATCCAAATTGACTTAAATTAAAATCAATATTCTGTACGTTATACATGCCTCTAATTCTATACACTTCAGTTTCATACTTACTATCGCGATTTTCTAAAAAAAGCAAATCTTGAATGTTAGTAACATTATCATTTGGATAAAATGGCTGTTCGGCAGTGGCATTGGCTTCCTGGGTATTTGCACCCAACAATTTGTGCCAATAAACATCGGTTCCACCTACTGTGAACATTTCGCTAGCTTGACGATCTATAAATTGATAGTCGTTGCCTTTTTCTGGTTTGTATAAGGATAATCGTGGCATATTGATATTTATCGTTAGCTAAATATAGTAAGAGGACAAAAATATGGACGATTTGCCATCAAGTACGCAAAGCAATTCTACTCAAGAGCGAAATAAAGTGTTTGATTATATCAAAACTATGCTGGGTGACGGCATGATTGATGTAGAGCTAGATAATAAACATCTAGAAATTGCGTTAGATCGTGCATTAAACCGCTATCGTCAACGTAGTCCAAATGCTGTAGAAGAAAGCTATTTGTTTTTAGAACTAATACAGGATCAAAATGAATACAGATTACCTGACGAAGTTATTACGGTACGTCAGGTATTTCGTCGTGCTATCGGTTCCCGTACCGGTATTGGTGCTGGCGGCACATTATTTGAACCATTTAATTTGGCCTATACAAATACCTATTTAATGTCAGGTAGTATGATGGGCGGTCTAGCAACTTATGATGCGTTTGCTGGATATCAAAAGTTAGTAGGTCGTATGTTCGGTAGCTATATTGAATTTTTATGGAAACCAACTACGCATATTTTAAATATTTTACAACGTCCTTTTGCCCAGGGTGAACAGATTCTTGTTCAAAGTTATAACTATCGTCCTGATTGGGTTTTACTACAGGATGTCTATGCTAAACAATGGTTAAAAGATTATGCACTTGCCACCGCCAAAGGTATGCTAGGGGAAGCTCGTAGCAAATTTGGTAGCATTGCAGGTCCTGGAAGTCCTATTACTTTAAATGGAACCGCTTTGCTAACTGATTCAAAAGCTGAATTAGAAAAATTAGACAAAGAGATTGAGAATCTAATTTCTGGCGGAACGGGCTATTACTTTATAACTGGTTAAGAAATTTCTTGACCTTGTAATAAAACTGTTATATACTAGAGCTAATATTAGGGGGCTCTATGATTATAGGTGTGTGTGGTTTTATTGGATCAGGCAAGGATACTATTGCTGATTATCTTACTAACTTTCACGGATTTAGACGAGAATCGTTTGCAAATTCATTAAAAGATGCAGTGGCACAAGTGTTTGGTTGGGACCGTACTATGCTGGAAGGCCGCACTAAACAAGCTCGTGAATGGCGCGAACAAGTAGATCCGTGGTGGGCAGAACGTTTAAGTATGCCAGAATTAACTCCACGCTGGGTATTACAATACTGGGGTACCGAAGTTTGTCGCAAGGCTTTCCATGATGATATTTGGATTGCTTCATTAGAGAATAAACTACGCAACTCAAAAGATGACATAGTTATTAGTGACTGCCGTTTTCCTAATGAAATTAAATCAATTAAAGATGCCGGCGGAATTGTTATTCGTGTAAAGCGTGGTCCAGAACCCGACTGGTATCGAGATGCCGCTGATATGAACGCTGGCGACAAATGTATAAATTGGATGCTAGCTAAAACTAGAATGGAAAAACTAGGAATTCATGCTAGTGAAACTGCTTGGGTTGGAACTAAGTTTGATTATGTGTTTTCTAATGATAGTAGCATTGATGATTTATACGCTCAAGTAAAAACTCTCATAAATCCGGAACAAGATCCCCTTGCCGCCATTGAACACCTTCTCGATGAAGAACCCGTTGACAATTGGCGCACACAGTCTTTAAGTTAGTTTGTTTACAATTATCTAAATTTCCATCAATGTGGAACACATTAAATACTTCTTTGTGCGGGCTTTTAAACCCGCATTTGTCGCAAGTATGTTTTAGTTTGTATCCAGCCTGCTGCCATCTAGGCAGTTTGACACCTCGTAGGCAGTTACCGCACAGGCTTCTGTAATAAGTCTGTCCGTTTTTATAATAATTGATGGCTACCGGTGCCCTTCCGCATGAACATAATGGTCTCATATTTTATTTAAGCCTTTTTAGAGCCTTTTTGTAGGCTTATATAAGCATTGATTTACCAAAATGCCATAAATACATTAAGAACATGTACTCATGGAGATAACACAATGGCTCAATTAAGTTCACCTGGAATTAGCGTAACCGTAGTTAACGAATCGTTCTACACGCCTTCTGCACCAGGTACCGTACCCCTTATCGTAGTTGCTACTCAAGCAAACAAAATGAATTCAGCTGGAACAGGTATTGCTCCAGGCACACTAGCGGCAAATGCTGGAAACGTATACCTGTTGACAAGTCAAGCAGACTTAGGCGCAACATTTGGTGTACCATACTTTCAAACAGATGCTAGCAACAATCCTATCAATGCAAGCGAAATTAATGAATACGGTCTACAAGCCGCTTACAGTTTCTTAGGTGTTAGCAGTCAAGCATACGTTGTTCGTGCCAATGTTGATACAAGTCAATTAATTGGTTCAGCATCAGTTCCAGTAGGACTTCCATCAAATGGTACATACTGGTGGGATACTGCAACAACAAGTTTTGGTGTTTTCCAATGGAACGCAAGTGCAGTTACAGCAACTAACGGTCAAAGTTTTGTAGTACAAAATCCAGCAGTAATTAACGCAGGATCTGGTCTATACAATACTGGAACTTTTGCTCCAAATCCAAGTTTTGGTGCTGTCGGTAGTTATGCAGTTGTAACAGCTACAACACTAGCTCAGTTATGGTACAAACAATATAATACTGCCAACGACGGCACAGGTGGAGCATCCGCCGCCGCAAGCACAGCTGGCACATGGGTACAAGTTGGTTCAACAGCTTGGGCCGCAAGTATGCCAACTGCTACAAGTACAGTAGCATCCACAGCCGCAACAGTTAGTAGTAGCGATACATTAATTGTTAATGGATACACAGTAACTGGTGCAACAACATACGCTGGATTAGTAACAGCATTAGGTTCACATGTATCTGGTGTAACAGCAAGTGTAATCAACGGTTATTTGAATTTATATTCAACAGGTGCTAACATTGTATTAAGTGGTACACTAACCAGTACAAACAAAATTATTGCCGCTGGGACATACTATGCTCCTACAGTGACTATTGCTCCACACTATCAAGTTCCTAACTATGGTTCTTATACAAATTCAGGTAGTGTTAACGGTTACCCAACTGGTTCTATCTGGATTAAAACAACTCCAGTAAACCAAGGTGCTAATTTTGACATCGAACTATATAATTCAACAACAGCAAGTTGGATTCGTCAAGCTGTAGGTCAGTTATTTGCAAGCAATCAAGCGGCAATGGCAACATTAGATCCAACAGGCGGCGGTATTAATATTCCAGTTGGACAAGTATATGTAAAATATAACGATGATGAAATCACAAATCCAACTTATGTAAATTACAAAATTTATCAACGTTTATCAACAGGTATAACAAGTTCAACTAGTGCTATTATAACAAATAGTACATTTGGTTCAAGCTCATTTACATTTGCTCTTTCATCTAGCCAAGTTGGTTCAGCAACATTACCAAGTTATGTAACAGTTAGTTTTACAACAACTGGCAGTGCTAGCTCTGATGCAAACGCATTGGCAGCCGCAATTAACACAGCAGTAGTTCCATTGGCAAACGTTGTGGCAACTGTAACAAGTACAAATCAAGTTACAATTACCCATACGCAAGGCGGTGACATTAGAATCCAAGACGGTACTAATTTACCTATTGGTAAAATATTTACTGTAGGAACTAATAATGAATTTTATGCTGATCCATCCGGAACAGCAAACTACTATATCATTACTGCATGGGCGGCAGCCAATAGTAGCGGTACTGCATTGGTTACACCTAGTGCAACAGCACCTTCAACATTACCAGTTAACGGACAATTATGGTATAATAGTTCAATCACTGATGTAGATATTTTAATCAATGATGGTACACATTGGAGAGGTTATACTTCAACTGCTGGTAAAGTTGTTGTTAACCAGGGTGTTGGATATACAAATAATTATACACAAACTGATGCTAACGGTCCAATCATTAGTTCAACACAACCAACTACTAACAGTACAGGCGGTGTACTACAACATGGTGATTTGTGGATTAATTCAAGTAATTTAGAAGCATGGCCAACAATTTATCGTTGGAATTTCTTAACAAAAGCATGGGTATTGATTAACAACACAGATCACACAACTAGTAATGGTATCATATTTGCCGATGCACGTTGGAGCGATGAAACATTAAATGCAAATACTGTAAAAACTGGTGCTGATACACTGGATTCGATTGCATTATTATTATCAAGCGACTTTGTTGACTTTGACGCTCCAAACGCACAATTATATCCAAAGGGAACTTTGTTGTATAATCTACGCCGTAGCAGTTTTAACGTTAAAAAGTACGTTTCAGGTTATGTAAACACACAAGCCTATAATACAAGCGTTACCGGTAACCCAGTAATGACTTACTATTATCCAGATCGTTGGGTAACAGATGCCGCTAATGATTATTTAGGTGTGGGCGTGTTTGGTCGTAAAGCTCAACGTGCTGTTGTTGTAGCGGCTTTAAATGCTACAATTAACGCTAATCAACAAATTCGTAACGAAGATAGTGTTACATTTAACTTATTAAGTTGCCCAGGATATTTAGAAACAACATCCGCATTGGTTAATTTAAATACTGGTCGTGGATTACTATCATTTATTGTAGCAGATGCTCCTGCACGTTTACCAAACGATGCAACAAGTTTAAGTAACTGGGGTAATAATACAAATAATGCAACAGGCGATGGCGAAGTTGGTCTAGTTACAACAGATGCAAATACTGGTGTATATTATCCATGGGGCTATACAACAGACTTATACGGTAATGACATCGTTGTTCCTCCAAGTCATATCATGTTGCGTACAATCGCATTAAGCGATAATGTTGCTTATCCTTGGTTTGCACCAGCAGGTGTACGTCGTGGTGGTGTAACAAATGCAAGTAGTGTAGGTTATGTAACTGCACAAACTGGTGTGTTTAATCCTATCGCATTGAATACTGGGCAACGTAACACATTAGCCACAATACAAGTTAACCCAATAACATACATTGGCGGTGTTGGACTTGTAGCATACGGACAATATACTCGTAGTTTAGTCGCAAGCAGTTTAAATCGTATCAATGTAGCACGTTTAGTAATTTACTTACGTTACCAGTTGAACGCCATTTCTAAACCATATGTATTTGAACCAAATGATACAATTACACGTAACGAAATTAAACAAGAAATTGAAAAATTGTTGCTTAACCTAACAGCTGAACGTGCCCTGTACGATTATATTGTTGTATGCGACACTTCAAACAATACTCCAAGCAGAATTGATGCTAATGAGTTGTATGTTGACATTGCAATCGAACCAGTTAAGTCTGTGGAATTCATCTACATTCCATTACGTCTTGAAAATACTGGCGCAATTGCCGGTTTAAGTGGCAAATAAGGAGAAATTAAATGGCAATCGCGGCACTATCAAATTTTACAGTACCACTAGCAAGTGATCAAAGTGCGGCTTCACAGGGCATGCTAATGCCTAAGTTGAAGTATCGTTTTAGAATTAACTTTGAAAACTTTGGTGTAAGTACTCCAACAACAGAACTAACAAAACAAGTTGCTGAAGCGGCTCGTCCACAAGTTGAATTTGAAGATCAAAAGATCGATATCTACAACAGTATTATTCATTATGCTGGCAAACCTAAGTGGAAAGCACTTACAGTTAAATTGCGTGATGATGTTACTGGTGCAGTTAGCAAATTGGTCGGTGAGCAGAACCAGAAACAGTTTGACTTTTTTGAACAAAGTTCAGCGGCAGCGGCTGGTGATTACAAGTTTACAATGCGTATTGAAATGTTAGACGGCGGTAACGGTTCTAATGTTCCTAACGTTTTAGAAACTTGGGAATTGTATGGATGTTATGTACAACAAACTAACTGGCAAGATTTAAAATACAGCGAGCAAGGTCCTGTAATGATTGATCTAACAATCCAGTTTGATAATGCAGTACAAACTGATCCAGTTCCTGCAATTGGTGCTCCTAAATCTGTACAAAAATCAGGTGCAAGTAGCGGTCATAACGCATTAGGTTCATAATAAAAATGCCTACACACGTAGGCTTTTTATTGACTATTCATTATGTACGTAGTTAATTATTTAAATAAATAATACTATGAGCTTTACATCTAACCGTAATTTACAAGCAAGTAACCATCTTTTTTTTAAAGATTGGCGCCACGCCTATAACACCTTTGTAACTGATCAATTCAGATTAGCGCCTAAAAGTAAATTTTTATTCCATGTTGCATTTGGCATCGATAATTCTACAGTTTATAATTTAAATTTAGTACAGCGTTACGGAAAAGAAATTAACTTGATGGTTAAAAGTGTTGATTTACCCCATTTCACAGTCAAGACTGACATGGCAAATCAATACAACAGAAAGAAAAATATTCAGTTCATACATGAACCCATGGAACTTGGAATAAAATTTCATGATGATAATATGGGACTGATTAATGCCCTGTGGCAAAATTATTACAACTATTATTATGCTGATCCAACTAGTGCAACTATACCCGGAGCATACAATAGAACTGCCACTAAAAACGCAAATTATATTCCGACAGCATACGGATTAGACAACGGTAGTACAGTTCCTTTTTTTAAGTACATTAAGATTTATCAAATGGCTAGACACGAATATGTACAATATACCCTAGCTAATCCTATTATCACTAGTTGGAATCATAATAAATTAGATTACAGTCAGCCAGGTACGCATGATTTTGATATGAAAATCAAATATGAAGCTGTAAGTTATAGTGTAGGAGCAGTATCCGAAGATAGCCCCGAAGGATTCGGAGAAGGGCATTATGATCACAGTCCGAGTTCTTTAAAAGGTATCAATCCAGATCCTAGTGTGCCAAATCCCAGTTTTGTAGAATCTTTAAATGTTAAGGGCAATGCGGCAAGTTTCCTTGACAGTGTGATTACACAGATTAATTCCTATCAAAACACACAACAACCAATTAATTCGAATGGTACTATGGGAATTATTGATTCAACTTCCAATAATAATGCAGGTGGGTTGAGTGGTTACAACTTTCCACAAAGTAACGATAACGATAACACAACCCAAGCTACCCAACAAAAACCAGGAGGATAATATATGATAGGAAATTTACCTTCGGCAACACAAAGCGGACCAACAAATGTTAAAACATTTTTTGATACGTATTATAATACTCCTGTAAGTTTTCCAGCGGCAGAGATCGACGCAACAATCGCATTTTTTGTCAAGCGTGGTTTTGATTATGCAGGTGCAAGTAGTACGGCAATTATATTATTAAATCAATCTAGAGTAGAAAACGTCAGTGTGTTTAGTTTGTTAGATAAACTAAAAAGTTTAACTGATGTGCAACTTAGCCAAGTGGTTGCACAGGTATTAAATGCTTACAGAGAAAAAACCAGTCTATTAGGTTTTAGAACTGCTCAAGTTACTGACACGTTTGAATCACGTAACATATTAGTATAATATGGCTAAATTTGCACGTGGAAAATTCACCATGAAACATCCAGAAAAGTATGTAGGTACTAAAACGCCTACTTACAGATCGAGTTGGGAATGGAGTTTTATGAATTTCTGCGACAACAACGAAAATGTGCAAAAATGGGCAAGTGAAGCTGTGCAGATTCCTTATAGAGATCCGCTAACTGATAGACAAACAGTTTATGTTCCTGATTTTTTTATACAGTATGTAGACCGACATAATCATGTCCTTACAGAACTAATTGAAATTAAACCAGCTAGCCAAACTATACTAGAACGTGTGGGCAAGAACAAGTACAACCAAGCACAGTTTGTTAAAAATCAAGCCAAATGGGCTGCCGCTGGACTATGGTGTAAACAACAAGGTATTAAATTTCGTATCCTTAATGAAAATGATATCTTCAGTCAAGTTTAAGCATAAGTAATAGTATGACTAAAAAACTTGAAGAAATCCTAAATCTTCCCGATAGTAAAAAAATCGTTAAACAGGAAGAAAAAGCACAAGCCAAAGCTGAACTTGCTCAGCCATTCCTTCGCGACATGAGTGAGTTTGATAAAATCTCAGCCGCGTTACCAGCGGTAAAAGGTCTAGGCGATATTGCCGATAATGAACTGGACGAACTAGCACAAAAAGCAAAAGATGCCTACGAAGATATCATGGATTTAGGCATGAACGTTGAAGCTAGATACAGTGCCAGATTGTTTGAAGTAGCCGCAGGTATGTTAGGACACGCTATCAGTGCTAAAAGTGCCAAATTAGATAAAAAGCTAAAGATGATTGATCTACAGCTCAAGAAACAAAAGTTAGACCAAGATACTAACGGTCATGATGAAGGTGTTACGATTCCAGGCGATGGAGTCATTATTTCGGATCGTAATAGCTTGTTAGAGAAATTAAAGAATTTAAAATAAATATAGTACTAGGATCAGACTATGAAATCATACAAAGAATATTTGACCGAAAGCAAAAAAGTTTACGAATTTAAAGTAAAAATTGCTGGAGATCACCCAGATAATGCTGTTGAGCAAATCAAAGGCTCTTTGAGCCAATTCCACGTTACTAAAGTTAATAAAGGAATTACAACACCAATTCAAGAACGTCACAGCGAATTTCCAGAGCACAAAAATGTTGGTATGACTATCTACGATGTTACTACAGATTATCCTGCAACTAGTTTACAAATTCGCGATATGGTTGCAACTGGCCTAGGCGTTACCCACAGCCACGTAATTGTACGCAACATGTGGGAAGAACGTGAACACGAAATTAATCACGAACACGATGAAAAAACTGGTAAAGCAGTTGGCGGAACTACTCAAGATCCTAGTGATCACAGCGACCTAGTTAACGACAAATACAAGTATGACTTGTTAAAAGAACTAGGTAAAGAAAAACACAACATGACACAAGTTAAAGGATTTAATGATCAAATTCTTGCTGAAAAAATGCCAGGTGTCGCAGAAGAATATAGAAAAGTTAAAGAATTTAACACAAACAAACCAGGGACAACTAGTACCATTGGTACTAAACAAAATAAACTCCCTAAATTGCCTAAGGGGACAAAATAATGCAACTATACGATTTAATGGCAAAATTAAAAAAGATTGAAGAAGGTGTTGAGCCACCAAATCATTACGGTGGTCAAGGACCAGAAGGTGCTAAATTTGACCTTTATATGCAACAACGTAAAAATCAGTTAGCGGCTCAGAAACCAAAAGAGGAAAGTGTTGAAGAATGTGGTGAAGGCCCACTTCCAATGATTGCACATGCCCAACAAAGTCAACAGGACAATGTTTCGATGAATGTTACTATGTCTGGTCAAGGATCTGGCGGTATTAAAGATCTGATGAGTATTCTACGTAATATTGAAAATGGTTCAAGCGAAAAAGAACCAGCTATGATCATTGGTAAAGATTCCAGCGAACACGATCATGAAGAGCCTATGATGGGTGATATGGTTGCAAGTATGTCTGCCGAAGAAGGACAAAGCGATATGAGTCCTCTTACAACAGATGAACGTGGTATGGAAGAAGAATTTGACGACGATGAAGAAACTTACGGTAATAGTGCTCAAGGATCAGCAGGTCATCATGTTCACGGTGTAGATGCTGTAACATTCAGCGGAGATGATATGAATAGTAAGGGTAAGATTAGTCCTATTCAACGTGCAGTTGGAACTAACCCATTACGTGAACCAAGTAATTTTGATGAAAGTCTAGTTAATAAACTTTCAGCAATGTACGAAGAAGTTAAACAAAAATCAATGAGCCGCAAAAGTGAAAAAATGTCTAAAAAAGATGTAAAAGAAAACGCTCATCACGATGATGATGAAGAGAAAAAGATTCGTCACCTAATGCGAAAATACGGTTGGAGTCATCAAGAAGCACTAGAGCATTATCACTATGAAGAACATGATCCTAAAGATTATGAAGACATGGAAGAATCTGCTAAATGGCGTGATCCTAAATACAAAGGCCAATTGTTTACTCAAAAGAAAGGCGACAGTGATGATTACGATAGCATAGATTACGGATACGGTATAAAAGAAAGACCTAAAAAAGATCCAGGTCAAAAACGATCTACATTTGACAGGGATACTGTATGGACAGATCCATTAGATACTAGAAGTAATTTACCTAAGCATCACAACGATCCTGAGAACTGGGGGCATGGTAGTATTTCTAGTAAAGGCGACTCAAAAGGAAAACTTACGGCCGATAGAAGAAAGCGTATGAAAAATGATATTCGAGGAAGTTTAGGACAACACCATACTCCAACCTTACCAGAACAGATGAATGAAAGTAAAGAATTAAATGCTATGCTAGCATTAAACAAAAGATTAAACGGTTAAGTTTCGTCGCAGTTAGCACCCTGTCCAAGGTGCCAAATAGACCCTCCGGGGTCTATTTTTTTGTGTAAATAAAGTTATGGCAAAATCACTAGACGGCGTCTTAACAAAGAAGGCGCATACAAAAGAAAAATTTACAGAACAACAAGTTCAAGATTTGTTGGAGTGTGCCAACCCCGAGACTGGCTATTTGCATTTTGCAAAACATTTCTTTCATATACAGCACCCTGTAAAAGGAAAGGTTAAATTTGAACCTTACAAATACCAAACAGGATTATTAAGTGCTTACCACAACTATCGTTTTAACATTAATATGTTGCCACGTCAAAGTGGAAAGACTACTTGTGCATCAGCGTACTTGTTATGGTATGCTATGTTTCATCCAGATCAGACTATTCTAATTGCCGCACACAAATACACAGGCGCACAGGAAATTATGCAACGTATTCGTTACGGATACGAATTATGTCCTGATTATATTAGATCAGGTGTTGTAAGTTATAACAAAGGGAGCATTGATTTTGACAACGGATCAAGAATTGTATCAGCTACTACTACTGGTAACACCGGTCGTGGTATGTCCATATCCTTATTATATTGTGACGAGTTTGCGTTCCTTCAACCTAACATTGCTGATGAATTTTGGACATCAATCAGCCCCACACTAGCAACTGGTGGACGAGCAATTATTACTTCAACACCTAACAGTGACGAAGATACGTTTGCTATTATCTGGAAAGAAAGTCAAGATTTCTTTGACGAGTACGGTAATGAAAAGGATGACAAGACTGGACGTAACGGGTTTCATGGATTTAAAGCCGATTGGTGGGAACATCCAGATCGCGATGACGAATGGAAGAAAACTGAGATGGGACGTATCGGTGAAGAACGTTTCCGTCGCGAGTACGGTTGCGAATTTTTAGTTTATGATGAAACCTTAATCAGCAGTTTAAAACTTGCAGAATTAGTAGGACGAGAGCCTGCTTTTAAAATGGGTCAAGTGCGTTGGTATAAAAAACCCGAACCTGGACATGTTTATCTTATAGCCCTGGATCCTAGTTTAGGTACTGGCGGCGACTACGGTGCCATCGAAGTGTTTGAAATGCCCAGTATGACTCAAATAGCCGAGTGGCAACATAACATTACACCTATACAACAGCAGGTTAAAATACTTAGAGATGTTATCAAATACATAGCAGATGAGATAGGAGAAGATAGTTTTAATCAAATCTACTGGAGTGTGGAAAATAATACTGTGGGTGAAAGTGCCCTAGTTGTCATAGACAATCTAGGAGAAGAAACTTTCCCAGGGTTATTTTTAAGTGAACCCTTACGAAAAGGGCATGTTAAGAAATTCCGCAAAGGGTTTAATACTACATTTGGTACTAAAATTGCCACTTGTGCTAAAATTAAATACCTAATCGAAGAAGGAAAATGTACTATAAACAGCCGTACTTTACTAAGCGAACTTAAAACTTATATTGCAAAAGGTACTACTTTTGCGGCCAAAGAAGGGCAACACGACGACCTAGTAGCGGCTTTACTATTAATAGTACGTATGGCTATTGTACTGGCAGAATGGGATCCTAATGTATTTGATAGACTAAAAGTACATAGCGATTGGGCCGAAGAAGAAAATTACGAACTACCCTTGCCTATATTCATATCTACGGGGATGTGATAAATATTATATGGACACAAATCTGAATAAAATAGCCAAGGACTTGTATGGAAAGATTGAAACACGCTTTCCAGACATTAAAATTGGCGATGAAAATGCTGAAGTTTTAAGTAGAAAAGGCGATATTCCCAGAGCACGTTTTTTTGAATTTGAATACGAAGACCGTGGTGTTAAACTTGGTAACGTAACAATTACATTGGACAGAGAAGACGGAGTAGTTGTACAAATTAGTGGAAGCCTAGCTGAAAAAAAACATCCAGGAGTTTTTAAATTTATTCGCGGATTAAGATCATTTGCCAAGGACAGACTATTAAATTTTGATATTCAAAACATAAACAAAGATCAATTAGACAAAAGAGATTATGAGTTCCAAGCGAAACCCAAGGAAGAATTTACCATGATGGAAAGTAAAATGTACGGTACTGCTAAGATCAGTTACCAAGACCTCGGAGAGGCAAGACTGGTAGTTAAACACAGTCAGCCAGTTAATACCGACCTAGCCGCAGGACGTACAATGCATATTGAATCTATCTATGTTGAGAATGCAGATGGTGAACGTTTTAAATATCCGTTTAAACATCTTGCAGGTGCCCGTGCTCTTGCAGAACATTTAAAACATGGCGGTATCCCTTATGATAGTATTGGTAAACATATTACAAGTTTATCAGAAGAGCTAGCACAATTACGCAAGTTTAAAGGTTATGTTGGTCGTAACGAAGCATTAAGTGAGGCAATGGGCGACATCACTAGTAAAGTTATGGAACGCATTGATTCTGTCAAAAAAGAAATTCAACAATTAAGCCGTACATCATACTACGAAGCATTTGTAGAATCATTTGAAGATCATGAAGAACAAATGATTCCAGAGGCAGTAATGGATGATTGGATCGATAGATTAACTATCCGCACATTCAACGAAGAACTACGTACAGCATTTCCATACATCTTTAAACTAGTAAGTGAAAATGATATTCCTGTTAAAGAATTAACACCAGACGATTTATTAGACGAAGCAGGAAATCCTGTACAAGCGGCAATTGCAATTTCTAAAAAGGAATCAGGCAAATACAATAAAGAAGGTAAACGAATCAAAGAATCCCCAGAAGATCAATTCGAATCATTCATGAATCAACTTGTTGCTGAAGATGAAACAACACAACAAGGTGTTAATACATTATTCAGTACAATTCCAGAAATAAGATCACAAGCAGTTAAAAATTTAAAAGATAAAATCAGTCAAGGACTAAAGCCAGGAACCGATGGTGTTAACGCGGCACTTACTTTAAAAGGTATTATCGACAGTGACAAATTTACTGAAAATTATTTAAAAGGTTTATCAGATAACGACAATATCGTTACTGTGTTAAAACAATATGTAAAAGATGTTGCCAACAATGATCCTAAAGCTGTTACATCTGGAAAAAATCCAGGAGCACAGGACGCCGCAAGAGAACTATTGGCAAGTAAAGAATTAGATAATATGAGTTCAGACGCAAGCACTCCTCCAGACATGGGTGCAGAACCAGCGGCTCCAGCTCCAGGTGGCGAAACTCCACCCGCACCTGACATGGGTGCAGAAACTCCTCCGGCTCCAGGCGGTGAAACTCCTCCTCCGGCTCCAGGCGGTGAAACTCCACCCGCACCCGTAGCAGAAAGTGGATTGCAAGCATATCTTGGTAATAAAAAATATGGCAAAGACGGTATGGATCAATTACGTCAGGCTGGGCGTGATCATGTTGGTTCAGACAAAATTGCCAAACTAAAAGCCAAATTAATCAAGGCAAGAGAAAGTGGTGCAGAGTTACATGACAAAGTAGATTTTGGTCATAAAGAAATGACATTGCATGACTGTATGAAACAGTTTAAGATTAATCCAATGGAGTGCGGATTCAAGTCTCCTACTATGAGTAGTTCAGTATCAGATGGTAGTAAATCACCAGGCGAGATGGAAATAGAAAGCAGTATTAGTGGATTCTGGAATAAAGACGCTCCAATGCACGAAGGAAATTTTACCATCGGGCCTACAAGAGTAATTACAAAAATTCTTAAAAGTTATAACAACGGCGAATATCGTCATGCTAAACCGCATGATGTAAAAAAAGTTATTGCTAGAGTTAAACAAATGGATCCACCAAGTAGTGTTAAAGGTATAGAACATAAACCTAATGCACACCCAACTAACATGCCATATTCAGTAGCAGAATCGGACGAACTGGCAAGAATTAAAAAATTGATAGGAATGTAACATGAAAAAAATCACAGAACAACAATTAATCGAATCAGCCCGTAATCTACAAGCTAGATTGAAAGAAGGCGATGGTCCAGGAATCGTTTCAAAATATTTGGCGCATCCTGTAAAGACTGTAGGATCTTGGTTTGGCGCGAACGATTATAGAAATGAAGACCGCAACGATCCTAATGGTAATGAAGGTCAAAAGGTTACAGTCGGGGATGCCAAAATGTGGGGAAAACTAGGATGGCTCGGTGGTAACGGACAAACTGGAGCTATTAAAAATGCAGGAGAATGGTATACTACGCCTGATAACAAGCTAGTTCCTAGTGAAAACACTAATCTTGTATTAAACTTAGAAAGATTAGGAGTAAAATCACAAGGCAGAGATCCTAAAACAACTATTGATCCAAATAATTACAATGCAGGTTCTCCGACCACCCAAGCTGGTACTTATGATCCCGATACCGGAGTAGTAACTAGTGGATCTAATCAGACTAACAGCAGTGGCCAATATGTCGATGCTACTAATAGTAAACCACAGACACAGCAAACTCAAAATCAGTCAAGCGGACAAACACAGAACCAATCAAATGGCCCAAAAGAAGGTGATCGAAAACAATCAAAAAGTGGTAAGGACATAATTTTTAGAAATGGTGCTTGGGAGTACTTATAATGAGACAATGGATTGATTTACTGATAGAAGGTACAAAAGTACCAGCTGATGATTTACCAGATAGCGGCACTCAATCGTCTAGTAAGAGAGTACCAGCTGATGATTTACCAGATAGCGGCACTCAATCGTCTAGTAATAGAGTACCAGCTGATGATGCACCTTCTGGAGGCAATCAATCATCAACAAATACTGCTCCAAAGAAAAAAACTGGTCCAAAAAATCCTAATGTTAAGGCTCTACAAGATGAAATCGTCAAAGCTAGCGGCGATAACAAGATTTTTCCAAAGTATGGTGCAGACGGTATATGGGGAAATGAAACTGCTGGTGTAGTATTCAGCGATCCGAAATATATAGAAATTGCTAAAAAATATGCTGATACAATTCCTCAAGTTAAAAGTATTATGGATGCCAAGGGTGTTGCACAGGATATCGGAAAACGAACACAGGATAGTAGTGACCAATTAAACAAGCAATTTCCTAATTCATCAGCCCAGGCGGCAACTACAGGACAATCTAATTCATCAGCCCAAGCGGCAAACGCAACACCTGAACCTGTAGTTGATCAGGATGCTGGTGCAAAAGAAACTGCTAAAAAATTCGTTGATAACACTACAGCTCCGGCATATATTGACAGCAAAGATGGTATGATCAAGTATATGGATTCATCTAGTAAACAACCTAAAATTATGCCAAGCGATTGGATTCCACAGTATGCCCCAGAATTAGATAAGGCTTTGAAAGATTTAAAAGCAGGAACACCACAGACAACTAAATTTTTATGGTGGAACGTCAATAATGGGACAAAAGTTGATATCCGTGCGTTAGATGCATTAAGTCCTAATGCTAGTAATGGTACTGGATTGAAGATGCCAAATACTAATACAATGAGTCTTGGACAGCAAACTCCATCGGCCGCTGATAATTCAAACGCAACTCAGCCTAATCCGTATAGTCTAGTTCCACCTAAACCGCAACTCAATCCACTCACAAAAGATGTACAAGAGTCAGTTGGATTTGACGAATTACAACGTTTGGTAAGTTTAGTACATCACAGATAATTCGAGTAAAATACTCATATTTCCAGCAAGATTTCACTTGCAAACATAAATAAAAGTGCGTATACTTATGTATATGCACTTTTTGTTTTATCAGGGTTGGTAAAACAATAATAGGCACATAAAAAAGCAAACAGGCTAACAATAGGAGAATATTATGGCAACTTTAGCTGAAATTAGAGCAAAATTAAAATCATCTGAACAAAAAGGTTCAGGAGAACGTACAGGCGGAGATAAATCAATTTATCCGTTTTGGAATCTCAAAGAAGGCGGCGAATCTACACTTAGATTCCTACCAGACGGCAACACAGATAACACATTTTTCTGGGTTGAACGTGCAATGATCAAACTTCCCTTTGCAGGTATCAAAGGCGAATCTGAAAGCAAAAACATCACAGTACAAGTACCATGCGTTGAAATGTATGGCGACACTTGCCCAATCCTTACAGAAGTACGTGGTTGGTTCAAAGACCCAGCATTAGAAGACATGGGTCGTAAATACTGGAAGAAACGCAGTTATATTTTCCAAGGTTTTGTTGTTGAAGACGGACTAGGTGAAAAAGCTGAAGATCAACCAGAAAATCCAATTCGCCGTTTCATTATCGGTCCACAGATTTTCCAATCAATTCGTGCGGCACTTGTCGATCCAGAGTTGGAAGATTTGCCAACTGACTACGTGCATGGCTTAGACTATCGCATGAAGAAAACAAGCAAGGGCGGATACGCTGACTACTCAACTTCTAGTTGGGCACGTCGTGAGCGTCCACTAAGCGATGCTGAAACTGCGGCCAAAGATAAATTTGGATTATTTAACTTGACAGACTTCTTGCCTAAGAAACCAGGCGAAGTTGAATTGAAAGTTATGAAGGAAATGTTTGAAGCATCAGTTGACGGCGAGCCATATGATATGGATCGTTGGGGTCAATATTTCAAACCAGCCGGTATGAGCCAAAATACTGGTGATCCTAACAAGGCAACTCCTAAAGCATCGGCTCCAGTAGCAGATGACATCGATGATGAAGAAACACCAGCTCCAGTGGCTAAGGCAGCACCTGCTCCTAAAGCTGAAGCTAGCTCAGATGCCGGCGGCGATTCACGTGCCCAAGACATCTTGGCAATGATTCGCAATCGTCAAAAGCAATAAACACTTGGCTTGGGCCTCTGCAACCTAGTTGTACGCCCTAGTTATCTTTTTTAGGAGAATTAACTTATGGCTACAAAAGCCTTCGATCTATCGAAATTTAGAAAGACCTTGACCAAGAGTATCGATGGTCTTGGCGTTGGGTTTAACGACCCGACAGACTGGATTAGTACAGGCAATTATACGCTTAACTATCTAATTAGTGGCGATTTCCATCGAGGAGTTCCACTGGGTAAAGTTACTGTATTTGCTGGCGAGTCCGGTGCTGGTAAGAGTTTTATCTGTTCAGGTAATCTTATCCGTAATGCACAAAAAGATGGTATCTACGTTATTTTGATTGATAGCGAAAACGCACTTGATGAAAAGTGGTTACACGATTTAGGTGTTGATACATCAGAAGAAAAACTTCTTAAACTCAACATGGCAATGATCGACGATGTTGCCAAAACTATCAATGAGTTTTGTAAAGAATACAAGGAAATGACTGACCGTCCGAAGGTCCTCTTTGTCATAGACAGCCTTGGTATGTTACTAACTCCAACTGACGTTAATCAGTTTGAAGCAGGTGATTTGAAAGGTGACATGGGTCGTAAACCTAAAGCATTGACAGCACTTGTTCGTAATTGTGTTAATATGTTTGGTAATTTAAATGTTGGTCTAGTTGCTACTAACCACACATACGCAAGCCAAGACATGTTTGATCCAGATGACAAAATTTCAGGCGGACAAGGCTTCGTATACGCAAGTTCTATCGTAGTTGCTATGAAGAAGTTGAAATTGAAAGAAGACGAAGACGGCAACAAGACATCAGAAGTAAATGGTATTCGTGCGGCATGTAAGATTATGAAGACACGTTATGCCAAACCTTTTGAAACTGTACAAATTAAGATTCCATATGAAACAGGTATGAATCCTTACAGCGGTATGGTTGATATGTTAGAAAAACAAGGTATACTTGTACAACAAGGCAACAGATTAAAATATGTTGACCCAACCTCCGGTGAAGAATTCTTATTTTACCGAAAAGAATGGAAAGATGATAAATTAGATATGATAATGCAAAATTATCATTTAAAAGTTAAACCAACAACCATTCCTGAGGAGATAGAAGATAATGTTGACTGAAACACAAATTAGCGATATCTGGGTATTCTTTACTGAGTACATTGATAAAAAACAACTAGAAGCGGCGGCAGAACGATATGTCGATCTACTAGCAGATTTTGGTGTTCCTGACAGAGTCATGCAGGCGGTTACTGGCGTCGACACCATATTAGATAATGCAATAGAATATTATCTTGATGAGGTTGACGAAGAAAAAGACAATGACGATTACGACGAATTGGAGTTTTAATGGGATGGTATTCTAAGGTTTCAAAAGATATTAGTAACATACCAGATGCGGCTGAATTCTTTGAAAGCGAATTAGTTGAAGCTAAGAAAGAATGTAAGATTAGTGGAAATGTTGAACGTGCCGCGGCTGCAATGCCCGGCATCGTTGAACAACGATTCATGCAATTACAGGAAATCGAAGCAATACTAGAGTATCTTAACATTGAACTACGTCGTCTAAAGAGCCAACACTTTCGTAAATACTTAGAGAATTATCAACGTGCTCTTAGTAGCAGAGATTGTGAAAAATTCGTCGAAGGTGAAGCAGACGTAGTCGACTTTGAAAAAATTATCAATGAATTTGCCCTGTTAAGAAATAAGTGGTTAGGTATTACTAAAGCACTTGATCAAAAACAGTGGCAAATTACAAATATTGTAAAATTACGTGTTGCTGGTATGGAAGATGCAAGCATATAACTAATTTGTCCAAAATTATGACCATAGGCCTTAAATAATATGAGGCCTATTTTTTTCTAACCGGTTGACCTTTGAAAAAAGTAAGTGTATACTAACACATATGAACGTAGATACATTATTAAAAAATATTCTTGACGAACCAGACAATTATTCTCAGGCAAATTTGCCTAAAAAAGAGTATAATACTCTGCTGAGTTTATTTTCGTCAATTTCTTCGCATAACTACATCACTGAGAATCAAGGTCGGCTAATTCTTAAAATTCTCCAAGAAAATTCCAAAAAAATATCGAAATTTTCCGAGGCAATTTTTGAAGCCAATCGCGATCCTCAGTGGTCGAAGACGTTCAGAGTGGTTGAACAGGTAAGAAAAATGTATGTGACCACGGACCATGAAGAAAAAATGCTATTGGCCATAGATTTTACATTTTCTTCACAAATTCGTAAAATTTTAGTAGACAACGCTAAAAATATTGAAAACTTTTTGACCAAGGATGATGGTAAAAAATATGTCGCAGACCTAACAGAACGTAATATTGTATTTTTACTTGAACTTCTAAAACCATTCAAATTTGATGTTGACCAACTGATACAAAATCATTATGAAACCATAAAATCTTGGTCCGAAGACGAAATTCGTGACCAATTTTTAATCGGTAATATTAGTAATACCAACTTCCAAAAACACATTACTAACGACTTAGGGGTCGAGACCGCCATTGATCAAAACATAATTATTGACCGAAGTATGCGGTACCAATATCGACCAGAAATTGCCAGAAAAATCGGTGAAAATTTGACCGAAAGTATTGCTCATCGAGAAAAATCAAGAGTATGGGTCAACAAACATGAACACAGTTTATCCGAAATTATTGAAAGTTTGATAAAATTAAGAAGACTACCGTTGCTGGTTGTATTCGATACAATGGTCAATAACAAGTACCTAGAAAATCTCGAAATTTTGTCAGATGCCCTGGAAAAAAATGGAATTTTTGACCACACTGGAATTTATTTTAGATTGGCTAATGATGAATTGGGTAAGAAATTTAATGAATTTATTTCAGAAAAACAGTATAATTATAACTTAACAAATGACACAATCGTGGCCGGTGTAATGAGTGGAAAATTACCGAAATTTTTCCTAAAAAATGCGTGGCGGCCAATGAGTGTAATAACCTTAGATACAAAAATGGGGCTACGTCACGGTAAAACTTCAGTGTATGCCAACTGCTGTGATTGCATAATTGAGTGGGCAGATGAGCCTACAATGTTCGAAGGCAAGGTGATTGGACGATGAGTGTAAAATTAGTAATTCGTGACGAAGTCAACATAAAACTTGAAAATTTGCCTTTAGAAATTCGCAAGAAATTAGTCGCAACATTCAAGTATGAGGATCCTACGGCACGTTATAGACCAGCTTATAAACTAGGTCGGTGGGATGGAAAAGTCAGTCTATTTGGTCTTGGTGGTAACGGTTATTTGAGCCAGTTAGAAAAGATACTTGAAATACTTTACAATCAAAATATTGAAGTAGAGGAAATAGACGATCTCAGAAAAACTAGTAAAATTCAGTTCGAACCGGTGACTACAAACTATTGGGCAGACCAGGGAAAAGTGTGGCCAGAAGGTCATAGATTTGCTGGAGAACCTATTGTACTGCGTGAAGATCAGGTTGAAGTTGTTAACCGTTTTTTCACCAATACACAAGCACTACAAGAAGTTGCAACAGGTGCTGGCAAAACTATTATGACAGCAACGTTGGCGCATTGTGCTGAAAAATATGGACGTTCAATAGTCATAGTTCCTAATAAAGATCTAGTCACACAAACAGAAGAAGACTTTGTAAACGTTGGGTTAGATGTTGGAGTTTACTATGGTGATCGTAAAGATATAGGTAAAACTCACACTATATGTACCTGGCAAAGTCTTAATATTTTAGATAAGAAAAGTAAAAACTGGGATGCTGATCTTGCACTAACATTGGCAGAATTTCTCGATGGTGTCCAGACTGTCATAGTTGACGAAGTACACATGGCCAAGGCAGAAGTGTTGAAGAATTTACTCACACAGAATCTATGTAATGCACCTATACGTTGGGGACTAACTGGTACAGTACCTAAAGATGCGTTTGAAAGAGAACCCATTTTTGCCAGCATTGGCCCAGTGGTCGGAGGCATCAAAGCACACGAATTACAAGAGATGGGAATTCTTAGCAATTTACATGTAAATGTGTTACAACTAATAGACTTACCAGAGTTTAAATCATATCAAGAAGAATTAAAGTATCTTGTCACTAACAAAGATAGGATGCAATATTTTAGTAAACTTGTTCAAGGCATCGCAGATTCAGGCAATACATTAATCTTAGTCAATAGGATTGATACAGGCAAATTATTAACAGAAATGATAGAAGGCGCTGTGTTTATTTCAGGCGAAGTTAAGGGAAAAGATCGTAAAGAGGAGTACAAAGGACATGCAACAAATGACAATAAGATTACTGTGGCGACTTATGGTGTGGCCGCTGTGGGTATTAATATTCCTCGTATCTTTAATTTGGTTTTGTTGGAATCCGGAAAGAGCTTTACTCGCGTTATCCAATCTATTGGACGTGGTATTAGGAAAGCAGAAGACAAAGACTTTGTACAGATCTGGGATGTAACTTCAACCTGCAAATTTGCCAAGCGTCACCTCACAACGAGGAAAAAATTTTACAAGGACGCCAAATATCCATTTACTTTAGAAAAAGTGGACTGGCAAAAATAAGGAATTATGCAGATACTGACATTAGATAATACAACGTTCTTATTGAACAACTTACCAGAAGAAGTGGATGAGAATACACGGTTTGCGGTCCTAGACAATAGTAATCCAGCTGAACCAGATTTTTTCTTTATGCCATTAATCTTCTTGGAAAGTTTCAACGCACCAGCAATGGTATTAAGGATCGGTGACAGCGAAATTGCAATGCCGTTGGATTGGTCAATAGCAGTAGGAGATAGTCAAAGCGGATGCGACATTGAAATTTTACCGTTAACAAGTTTAAATGACAGAGGGTTTGAAGCCTTATGTTTTAACCCATTAAGCTCGTTTAGGGTAGAGTTTAAAAAAATAGAAATAGTAAATTTTTACAATGATGTAAAATGGTACTTTCCTAAAATGAAAAACAGTCAGTTATTAGCAACACCAATTTCACAAGGTGCTAAACCTGATTGCGTATATTTTGTCAAGGAGATATCGAGACAAAATGAAATTATTCAGTTGGATAAATTATTATGACATTACAAGTAGCATATTTTCAACCAATTATTATGGCTATCGACACAGTTCCTCCTGTGGAGTTTAGCAGAATTTATAGCCTGGCAGAAACACTACATGCCCATCCAGAACTAAACGATTCTGGGGAAGATATTCTTAGTATCAGAGGTGGACAACAGGTACATGTATATCCCAATGAACTAGGGTTAGACGTTAGTTGGTTAATTACATGGATTGAAAAAATTTGTCAAGGATACATGGATTTAGTCACAGCACAATCCGGACATCAGGATCTAAAACTTTGTAAACCTGTAGTTGGAAGCATTTGGACCATTAGACAAGAGTCAGGTGATTACCAGGAAATTCATGTACACCCTAACGCACACATTAGTGGAAATATCTATATCAGTGCTCCTGAATTAGACGAGTTAACTAAAAAGCCCAGCGATAGTCAGTTGATTTTTCAGTTGCCTATGAACCGAGACATATCTAAATTTGTTATGCAAGACACTTGGAAATATACGCCAAACCCTGGTAGTGTAATTGTTTTCCCAAGCTATCTTCCGCATACGGTTTATCCTTGGAAAGGAGCCGGGCATAGAACAGTTATGGCGTTTGATGCTAAATTATACCCCATCGACGAGGAAGTAAAATGAATTTAATCCCAGTTGGAATACAAATATATCAAAGTTCAATCTCCGATGATTTTTATAAATTTTTATTAGACGAATATGAAAACCATCTGGGAGATTACCAGCCACTAGAACAAAACGAAAATTTCTGGAATGGCGGTGCAGATTTTAAATTTTTAAAAGAAGAGCATAGAGATTACTATAATAAACAGATTGGTCGTCATGTTAATCAGTATGTTGGTAACAATGATTTAAAATTATCAAATCAGTGGATCAATGTACAAGCACACGATGGGTTCTTGCCTATGCATGATCATTATGGTATATTGTCTTATGTGATTTATCTAAAAGTTCCTAAATTTAGAGCCAATTATTTTTATAAAAAGAAACAAGATATCGGTTATGTTGAGGGTGCTATTCAATTTAATTTTGGATACAAAAATAGTTTATTTCCACCACAGGCTCTCATTCATCCTGAGGAAAAAATGATATTAATTTTTCCGGCAGAGATTCAGCATTATGTTTATCCGTTTAGAGATAGGGAATCAAAGAGAGTATCTATTTCAGGTAATTTTGTCAAAATTAAGGATATCGAAGTCGATGGGTAACCTTAAACCTGGAGCTACTTATATCTATGAACGAGCAGATGGAGTGACCTATGCTCGAGAAGTAGGAGCCGATCCCGATACAAGAACACCAATAGGGTGGGATTATGATCCAGTGAATGGTCACCGCATAAACGACTTTTGGCGGGGTGTAATTGAAGAGGCACAAACCAATCCTGCTTTACAAAAGGCCTTGGATCGTGTTATAATGTTATATAAACTAAGTAAAGAACGTTATGAGTGATAAAATTGAACTTAAAGAAAAAATAGCGTTTGTTGATTTGAACGCAAAATCTGTTTGGGATGAAATGACTCCTGAACAACAAAAAAGTCTTAAAAGCGAATTGTACATTCTTAATCGTTATATCAGTAACGTAAAAAGTAACAAACGTGAAATACAAGAACATTTTGTATTAACAGTTAACGAGTATTTTAACAAGCATTGGAATACTTTACAAAAACATCCTAAGCTACTTTGGCAATTATTGTGCATGTGTAGCTATGATGGATCTACACAATTTTATCATGAATGGATTGGTTTTAAGAAGAAAACTGGTAGTAATAAAAAGACAAAATTCTTAGAAGAATTGATGCCTAATGCCAAACGTGATGAAATTGAAATGTTGGCAGAAATGTCAACAGATAAAGAAATAAAAGATCTTGCACGCCTGCATGGCATGGACGAAGCCACCATTGCTAAAAAATTAAAATGATGGCACTAGCACCGCAACCATATATCTGTCAATATTGTAATAAAGGGTTTATGCAAGAAAAAACCCTGTTTGTACATGTGTGCGAACAAAAACGAAGAGCACTTGCACGTACAGAAAGACACGTAGTATTAGCTTATGATACCTTTAATAGATTTTATCAAACAACACAAAACAACAAAGGTAATAAGACCTATGACGAATTTGCAAAAAGTCCTTATTATAATGCTTTTGTTAAGTTTGGGTCTTTCGTCAGTAATGTTAACCCTTTATATCCTCATAAATTTATTGATTATGTGGTTACATCTGGGGTAAAACTAGATCATTGGTGTCGTGAAGAATTATATGAACAATATGTTTTTGATTTAATTAAACGTGAATCAGTGGAGACGGCACTTGAACGCAGTATCATTCATATGCAGGAATGGAGTGATGCAAATAATGCGCCATGGAATCATTATTTCTTATATGTTAGCCTAAGTCGTGCTTGTTATGATATCAAAGACGGAAAAATTAGTCCTTGGCTGGTCTTGAATAGTGCCAGCGGCAAAGCCATGCTACAAAAATTTAGCGACGAACAACTAGCACATATACAAAATATTATCGACCCACCGTTCTGGGTAAGTAAATTTAAAAAATTACCAGCAGATGTAGAATTAGTAAAACAAGTAGTCAAAGAGAGTGGAATTTAATGCCAGATATCGATATCGACTTTGCAGATAGAACAAAGGCTTTAGCATTATTAAAGCATGTAGACGCACGGATTGATACTAATAAGAAACATAATACTGGTGTGTATTGCACTAGTATTCCGCATAATCCTATCGATGGAATTTCTACATTAGATTATAAAACGGCAGAAGAAAGAGGATATTTTAAACTCGATTTTTTAAACGTTTCAGTGTACGAAGGCGTTAATAGTATACAGCATCTAAAAACTTTATTGAATACGGAGCCTATATGGGATCTATTATTAGAAGACGATTTCGTCAACAAACTGTTTCACGTGAATGGTCATGGGGCAATACTCAGAGAGATGAAACCAACAACGATCGAACAACTGGCGGCTGTTTTGGCAATGATTCGTCCTGCAAAGCGTCACTTAGTTGGAAAAGATTGGAATACCGTGAACTTAGAAGTTTGGCAGAAACCCGAAGGAGATGAATATTTTTTTAAGAAGGCACATGCTGTAGCCTATGCACATGTAATTGTTGTGCAGATGAATTTAATTTGTGAACAATTAGCGAACTTTTCTAACTAATTGAACACTTTTACGCTTGACTCTTTTTAAAGTAAGATTCATTAAATTAACCACAGGACCTAGTAATACTCTTACATCTTTACTGTTAAATGTTTTAACACAATAATTAAAGGGATGAATTTGCTCCCTACAGAATATGTTTATAGGAAATTGACGGTTACTTTCCCACCACCAAGTTTCACCTATTTCTAGGAATTGTGTCTTTTCTTCGGGAGTTTTAATAGCATTGAGATCATAGAAACTAGTGACGTACTGGTCCTGGTTGATTATGATGCCCACGTATTCATTTTCGCCGTAGTTAATGACGCTGATAAAGGGTAAATTTTGTTCGATGTTGTCTCTTAATTTTGCCATAAATACTATTAAAGGTTCTGCCAAATGCAAAAAATCCAAAGTTATTTATATCCTAATAGGATCATTCTATTAGCCGATTTGGCAGGATTCACTGTGGAGAACCGTGTCGTGTACGCAAGAACAATAAAAATTTACAATGGAGTCGACAACGTCCTTGAATTTGACATTCAGAATGTTGATCAAAAGCGTCTCGACCTAACAACAGCTTTGAATAATATTGTAGTTAATATTATGGATCAAGGCGGCAAAGCATTGCCCAACAGCCCATATAACATGAATTTGCAAAGTGTAGCTAGTGCAACTAATGCCACAGTTGTTGCTACTAACGGAAAAAGTTCTAGTACAACTATTACTATTCCAACCGCAAATATCACTGGAACATTTTCAGTAAACTATCAAGTAACTGGAACAAATATCATAGGCCCAGTATTTGTCAGCGGAGTTGCTAGCGATATCGATAGTGCAACTACAACATTAACTGTAACGTTTCAAAGTCAAACAGTTGCTGGTGCTAATGGCTTGTCAATTAATAACATTGTTAAAGGTTTAGGAAATATTGTAATTCCTCAAGAAGATCTTTCAGACTTAGCAGATCAGTATTTGACTTATAGCGTTACAGGTATTGACCCAGCTGGCAATGAAATTATGTTGTATAATGACAGTCAGTTTGGTGCACCTGGTAGAATACAATTGATTGGTAATGCTACTCCAACTTTCAGAAATGAAATGGTTTACGACAGTTTTGTTGGCGAAATCAACTTCATGGGTAATGTTATTAATCATACTCCTGCGATTCCTTGTAAATTTTACGAAGCAGTTCCGATTGAGTATATGAATTTTGAAGTAACTCTAGTAAACTTTATTGGAACAGTTTATGTCGAAGCCACTGAAGACATGACTATTGCAGTTAGTTCGTTTTTAAATAGTCCGCAACTTCAAAGTTACACATTCAATACCGCTACAACTACCACTGTGACCTTTAATAATGTTCCAGTAGCAAGCACTGGTGGGCAATACAACTACATGCGTATCAGTTGGCAGTATCCAGATGTTTGGCAATATGGTAGTCAACAAAACCCAACTTTGACTTATGGTTCGATAACCGAAGTAGTAGCATATTCTTCATAAATCTGTTATAATAAGGCATGAGCCTAATAGCGGATACATTACTTACATACCTGCCTGCAAAGCGTAAACATACTCCAAGTGGTTGGATTGGGTTCAACGCGGTATGTTGTGATGATAAACGACAGCGTGGCGGATTTATTGTTAATCAAGGCGATGCTGTAAGTTATCATTGTTTTAATTGCGGATTTAAATGCAGTTGGCAACCTGGTAGACACATAAGCAAAAAAATGAATGAGTTCATGCGGGATCTAAATATCCCCGATGATATCATTTCGCAGATGAGATTGGAAGCATTACGCTTAGATCAAAATAATACCGCAGAAGTTCGTAATATAATTCCTAAATTTGATATCCGTGCATTGCCCATGGATAGTATTGCGATTACAGACTTATTATCTAACCCTCCAGAAAAACTTATACCTGTATTAGAATACATGGTAAGTAGACGACTTTTTCCTGAAGATTTTCTTTTCTATTGGACTCCAAAAGTTGGTTTTAGTAACAGGTTAATTATTCCTTTTTTATACAAAGGAGAAATTGTAGGCTGGACTGCCCGTGCAGTCAACGATGCACAACCTAAATATTTGTCAGAGCAACAACCTGGGTATGTGTTTAATTTAGACAACCAACACAATGATCGAGAATTCATAATTGTTAGCGAAGGCCCGTTTGATGCACTAAGTATTGATGGTTGTGCATTGCTCGGAGCAGAGATCAAAGACAGCCAAAATTGGCTACTAAGACAGCTAGGTAAAGAAATAATTTTAGTACCAGATAGGGACGAAGCTGGTAAAGCAACACTAGAACACGCACTTGAATATAATTGGTCAGTAAGCATGCCTGATTGGCCCGAAGGCATTAAAGATATCAATGATGCTGTGATTAAACTAGGTAAACTAGCTACGATGTGGTTGATTGTTAGTTCTAAAGAGTCTAACAATCTTAAAATACAACTCAAAGCAAAAAAGTGGTTTAAACATGATTAGTTGGGGAATTTCTGCAAATAGTCACGATGCCGCAATAGCGGTATTCTGTGATGAAAAATTAGTGTTTGCTAGTCACAGCGAACGATTTAGCGGTATAAAAAACGATAAAAATCTATGTCGTGATTTGGTTATGGCCGCAAAACAATACGGAGCTCCTGACCAAGTTTATTGGTATGAACGTCCATTTCTTAAGACTTTAAGACAATTTTATGCCGGTCAAGGTTGGAAAGGTCGAGACAATGATATTGAAATTTACATGGCTCGTTACGAGATCAATGCACCTATAACTTATGTCGACCATCATCTTAGTCATGCGGCTGGTGGATATTTTACCAGCGGATTCGATGAAGCATGTGTAGTAGTTATAGACGCTATTGGTGAGTGGGATACTGCTACAATATGGGAAGCAAAAGGTAGCAAACTTAAAAAGCGATGGAGTTTACGTTATCCACATAGTATCGGATTATTCTATAGTGCCATGACTCAACGTGTGGGATTAAAGCCTAAGGAAGATGAATATATCTTAATGGGCATGGCCGCATATGGTGATCCTAGCAAGTTAAATTTTGACATGAGTCATGATTTTATAGACAATTATGGCAACTTAAAATTTTTACGTAGTTGTCATAGAGGTGTAATGGATTGGCGTCCTGACTTAACCGTTAAAGATAGTTTTGAGATTGCGGCCACTACACAAGAAATTTATGAAGATTATTTTGAGCATTTGTTGATAAAAGCAACAAGGCTAGTTAGTAGTAAAAATCTAGTGCTGATGGGCGGATGTGCGTTAAATTGCCTCGCCAATAGACTAACGGGCAACTATTTTGACAATACTTGGATAATGCCGAATCCAGGAGATGCTGGTAGTGCCATAGGTGCAGTATTAGCCAAACATCCAGAATGGCAAATGACGCAAAATGAGTTTAACCCATTCCTAGGTTACAACATGGGCTATCGTGCAACTAATGAACAAATTGTCGATTATTTAGAAATTAATAAAATATGCGGTGTTGCTCGAGGACGTGCAGAATTTGGTCCAAGGGCATTAGGTAATAGAAGTTTATTAGCGGATCCCCGCGATACAGATATAAAGGATAAAGTAAATGAAATCAAACAACGACAACAATTCAGACCGTTTGCTCCAGCAATACTCGAGGAGTTTGTTGATGAGTATTTTACTATGCCTCGTAATTGGCATAATAGTAGGTATATGCAAGTCATCGCCCGTTTACGGAATCCTGAGCTTTATCCTGCTGTCGTGCATCGTGATGGAAGTTCACGTGTACAAACTGTTCCAAACGATGGATCGCCGTTCAGAAAACTCTTAGAGCTATGGTATGCTCGAACTGGATGCCCGATGTTACTTAATACCAGTTTAAACATTAAGGGTAAACCTATGGTGAATGATCATGCAGATGCAAAGAGCTTTGAACGCCATTACGGTGTTAAAGTGTTTAATTAAAGTGTATAATACAATATGAAACAAAATACAGATTACGGATATGATATACAAAAAGTATATCTAGAAATGATGTTGGCAGATGCCGCCACGTTTAGTAGATGTCAGGGCATTTTTGATCATACATTGTTTGATCGTAGATTGCAGCCGGCGGCTGAATTTATGCATCAGTACATTGAAGAACATTCTGTAGTGCCCACAGAAGAGATTATCAATGCCGCCACTGGTAGCAATTTTAAAGTGCCACATGATTTGCGTGATGAACACTATGACTGGCTACTTAATGATTTTGAAACATTCATTCGACATAAAGGTTTGGAAAAAGCAATCTTAGAAAGCGCCGATTTGTTAGAAAAAGGTGAATACGGTAGTGTTGAAGAAAAGATCAAGTTAGCGGTACAAATTGGTCTGCAGAGAGATTTAGGTACAGATTACTGGCTGGATCCTCGCACACGTTTGATGAAGATTAAAGACAAAAATGGTCAAGTATCGACTGGCTGGAAAGCAGTCGATGACAAATTATTCGGCGGATTTAATCGTGGTGAGTTGAATATTTTTGCAGGCGGATCAGGAGCAGGCAAGTCGTTATTCTTAGCAAACTTAGGTATCAACTTTGCAGAAAAAGGCATGAATGTAGTTTACTTAACCCTAGAACTTTCAGAAGAACTCGTTGCTATGCGTATGGATGCAATGGTAACAGGTATGGCTACTAAGGATGTGTTTAAGAACTTAGATGATGTTGAAATGAAGGTCAAAATGGTAGGTAAGAAGTCTGGTACATATCAGATCAAATATATGCCAAGCGGTAAAACTACAAACGATATTCGGGCGTATTTGAAAGAATATGAAATTAAATTAGGACGTAGAGTCGATGTGTTGTTAGTTGACTATTTGGACTTGTTAATGCCTATGGGTAAGAAAATTAGTGCTGAAAACTTGTTTGTCAAAGACAAATATGTGTCAGAAGAATTACGCAATTTAGCTATGGAAAAGAACTGTGTGTTTGTTACTGCGGCACAGTTAAATCGCGGTGCTGTGGAAGAAGTTGAGTTTGATCACAGTCATATTTCAGGTGGATTGAGTAAGATTCAGACAGCAGATAATGTGTTTGGTATCTTTACAAGTCGTGCTATGCGTGAGCGTGGTCGCTATCAAATTCAGCTGATGAAGACACGTAGTTCAAGCGGTGTTGGTCAAAAGATTGACTTGGAGTTCAATATTGACAGTTTGCGTATCAGCGACCTATCCGAGGAAGATAGTTATGGAAATAACAACAGTCAAAGTGCTGGCAGTGCATTACTTAACACTATTAAGAATCGTCAAACGGTAGCTCAAGAAAACCCAACAGATGGACTTGCTGTACCAAAAGTTCGTGCAGAAGTTGCAAGTAGTAAATTAAGAGACCTATTGAATAATCTTCCGTCTGATGATATTTGATGGTTTTTAGACAGAATAGATAAGTACGTATATAATGGAACTATATCATCTACGCTCAACCGCAGACCCTTTAACTCGTGTAGTTAAAGATGATCCAGTACGTCCTCATATTCCATTAGAGCAACGCATTAATGATGCCGCTGAAATTTTAATCTTAAAAGCAGGGGAAGAAATCCTAGCCGCTACTTGTTTGCAATGGCTTAAAGATATTCCTACAACTGAAGAAGATTTAATCAATATGGACAAGACTAAAGATACAGCAGTATTTTATACCATATGGAGTTATGCACCCGGTGCCGGTGCAGAACTGTTAAAAAGAGCCGCTGAATGGATTTTAGGCGAATACAAAGATGTTAAAAATATTGTTACCTTAAGTCCGCAAACACCTATGGCTCGTCGTTTTCACTTAAAAAATGGTGCAACTGTGCATAAAGAAAACGAAACCACCGTTAATTATCAATATTACCACAAAGAGTAAAAACGGTAAATACTAGTTATAAGGACTGGTATTTATGAGCAAAACCCAACACTCGGTTAAACTATACGGGTATGACGCTGTTAATTTAGCAAAACTAGCCTATGACCGCGGGGACATAGTTTACGATGTAACTAATCAAACAATCCGTTTGATGGATGGATCAACTGTTGGTGGCTATCCTATGGCTACTCAAACTTATGCAAATAATGCCGTTACAACAGCCTTACAGAATTATACCACTACAACTAATTTAAATACGATTTTATCTAATTATGTTCTTACAACAGCGTTAACAACTACATTACAGTCGTATGTAACTAATACTAGTTTAAGTACTAGTTTAAGCAGTTATACTACCACAACTGGTATGAATACTGCTATCTCTAGTGCTGTAAGTACAGAAGTTACTAATAGAAATACTGCTATTTCTAGTGCTGTAAGTACAGAAGTCACTAATAGAAATAGTGCTATTACATCTGCATTAACTACATATCTTCCAACAGCTAATGCAACACTATCCATTACAGGAACATCAGGTTCTCCTGTTTCTTTTAATACAGCTGGTGGTAGTTTGACATTTGCTAGTACTAGCGGAATCTCAGTCGGTGTGAGTGGCACAACAGTAACTATTAATAGTTCTCAAGATTTAAGAACTACAGCAACACCTACTTTTGCCAATCTTAAAATTGGTAATACAACTATTCGATCTTTGGCGCTGGCATTGGCCGCGGCAATGGCGTAAGGATTTGGAATGACAACATTAACACAAATTTTATTAAGAAGAGATACAGCGGCCAATTGGACCGCAGTCAATCCAATATTAGGTGCAGGTGAAACAGGAATCGAACAAGATACACTTAAATGGAAATTCGGTGACGGCATTACTCCGTGGAATACTCTTTCTTATCCTACCCTATTATCTACCCCAACACCATCAAGTGCATTAACAGGAACAACATTACCACCTAACGTAGTTAACTCAAGTTTAACCAGTGTTGGCACATTGCATGGATTATCTGTTACTGGAAATTTAGCTGTCACTGGTACAATTAGTGGAACAATTAGTGCATCGAATGTCAGTGGCACGGTTTCTAATGCTACCAATGCTGTCAATTCAGTGAATGCCGGTACAGCAACTACGCTAGCAGGTGGTGCATCGAATCAATTAGTTTATCAAACAGGTTCAGGAACGATTGCTTATGTAACTGCACCAGCTGTCAGCAGTACATATTTAAGTTGGAGTGGAAGTGCATTTGTATGGGGAACTGTAGGATCTGCCGGTACAGCCGCAACTGTTACTAATGCTTCTCAGCCAAATATTACTAGTCTTGGTACACTAACAAGTTTAACAGTGAGCGGAAATTTAACTGTAGGCGGGACAATTAATGGAACAGTTACTACTGCGGCAGGTGTTGCGGCTAGTGGTATCACTGGATCAGCTTTACCTACTACAATCACTAGTGCGGCTGGTATCACTACACTTGGCAACATAACTAGTTTAACTGCTACTTCATTATCAGTAACTAATCCAATCAATGGAACTATATCGAGTGCAAACATCACCGGAACTTCGTTACCTAACACGATTGTGTCATCTAGTTTAACTAGCGTAGGAACACTGACAAGTTTAACATTAGGCACTAGTGCAGTTATTACCGGCGATTTTGATAATGCCACATTTGCTAACCGAACACTATTTACTACTAAAACTACTAACGCATCAACTGGTATCTATGCTGTACCAAACGGTACTAGTGGAGCCGCTAGCTGGCAAGCATTAAACAACAGTAGTCCGACTAATGCTAGCAAAATTTTAATTGCTACCAATGGTACAACCGATGTGCAGTTAGTGTCTGGAATAAATGGAAGTGGAACATATTTGCCGTTGAGTTTTTACAACAATGGTGTACAACAAATGCAGTTGGCAGTTAATGGTGCGTTGAACTTCACTAACCCAACTATAACAACTGCAAGTACTGGCACTGTGACATTATTCAATACCAACGCTACCACTGTAAATGCATTTGGTGCGGCAACTACTATGAATATCGGTGGTGCAGGCACCACAACTTATATTGGAGCAAATACTGGAAACACAACATTGAGTTTATTAGGAAACGGAACAACCGGTACTGCAACTATAACTACAAACGTTACTTCTGGTACAGTTAATTTATTCGCCGGAGCACAAGCGATAAATATTGGTGCAAGTGGTGGTAGTGTTGCATTCGGTGGATCGTTAACTTCTAACGGTGTTGCCATTCCTACCATAACTACTGTATTAACTTATCAGCTGGCGTTCTAAGGACAAATATGAAACAACTATTAAATTTTCAACCAATTTTTACACCAGGTGCTGGCGGAGTTGGTACATTAAACTTTACAAACTACCCTGGATTCAGTTTCAGTAAATTGTATGGTGTAATCGATACTACACAAAACACTCCTTTATATGTTGCCGGTGCTCCTGGCTTAGGTGCTACAGCAAGTGGATCAATAGTTACGCTGACACTTAATACTAGTACATTTAGCTCAACTGATAAACTAAACGTTTATTATGATACTGCTCCTGGTTTTGAAAGTAATTTCTTAGCAGAATACGGCGGACAAGCCCAAAAAATGCAGGAATCGCTGGATCAGATTCTACAAGAACTAAGAGTAATGAACGTAATTTTAGCACAGGGGCTAAATATTAATGACGATATAGACGGGTTACGTAATGACGTAAACTCTGTCAATAATAACCCGATCAATTAAGGAGATTTAAGAATGTTAATTCAAGGACAAGTAGGCGCACCAGCTGGTTCAAACCAACCAGGCGCTACCCCAGCAATCCGTCAAGGACAATTAGGCGATGTAATCGTAACAGAATTACATGATCGTTTTTATGAGCAGACATACCGTGGTAACACATTTAGAACTGGTACAACTGCTATTATTGCAGGTTCATCGACACACGGTACTGCAACAGGTGGTTCAGCTACACTAGCAACAGCCGCAACAGGTACTCCAATGCTAGGTATTTGGAACCCGGTAACTTCAGGTGTTAACGCTGTTTTGACACAAGCTCAATTTTCAGCATTTTATAATACTGTAACAACACCAACACCATTTGGTGCATTAGTTTGGTATGTAGGTACAGGTAACAGTGCAATTTCAACTGGTCTAGCACCATTCAACAGCAAGACATTGACACAAGCTGGTTCACAAACTAAAGGTTTTGCCGGCGCTACTGCTCTTACTGGTTTAACTAACCCATTGACAGCTTTAGAAGTTGCTGACTTCCAAAGTGGCGGAGCAATACAGCTTGGTACTATTGCCAACACATCAGTTGCTCCAGGATTAACAAGCGTACAAAACTTTGATGGACAATTAATTATTCCACCAGGTGGCGTACTAGCTTTATACAACACAGCGGCTACAACATCATTCAGCTTTGCTGGTCGTTTATTGTGGGAAGAAGTTCCAGTTTAATTAATTAGACTAAACAAAATACCCGTACTAGTTACGGGTTTTTTTGTGACCTTAACAATATTATGTGCTAGTATGGGTTTGATAAATATAAACAAGATACGGAGATTTGAATGGCAAAAGCACAGCTTAGACAATATATTTTTACACCAGTGGCTGGCGCCGGTACAATAGAAATACCTGGAAAATATGATCTACAACAGTTTCTAGTAATTACAAATACCACACGAAACACAATACTTTATAATTTTGCAGATACAACTTATACTGGTACAACTGTTTCTTTTTTACGTGGTATTAACGATATTAGTTTCCCAGACGCATTAGATAACTCAGACGGTGTTACTATTATCACCTTGGCAGCAGGTACAACTACTGGCATGGCATCAACTGATACATTACAGATATTGTATGAACAGCCATTTCAATATGTACGTAGTCCAGAAGTAGGAACCGATGCGTTTGAACGTCAACGTGTTGCTTCTCCGCAATCATTATTAGATGCTGACTTTGAGTATGGTATGCAACCGACTAAGTGGTTGACCATTAGTCAGCAACGTAGTGTTCCTGCAATCTATGAAATTCCAGGAACAGATTTAACAGTGACTGCCGCAACAACAGACGCAAGTTCTGGTGGCGGTGGACTAACTACATCAGAATCAGTTATTACAATTACCACTGCTAGTGTTCACGGATATAGTGTAGGGCAGCCAATCACTATTAGAGGATTTAATAGTGCTTACACTGGCTATGATCGTGCTGAAGGATCTTTTGTTGTTTATCAAATAATAAACTCAACATCGTTTACATACATAGCAAAAGGTAAAGTAGGTTTTACTAACGGTGATAATATTTGGACTGCCTTTATTCAACTTCGTCAGGGCGGGTTTTATAGTGGATCGAATATAAATGCAGTCCTTAATACAACAGCAACAGCAACTAGTGGTGTAACTTATCAAATTACACTTGGCTCAACTACTGGTATGACTCAAGGTAGTCCTATCACGTTTAATACTATCAATACCAATGCATTTGCAACCAACGCATCAACTGGTTATATTTCTGTTGGAACTACTGTTGGTATGGTAACCGGTATGCCTGTGACATTCTCTGGAGCACCATTCGGAGGATTATTAAATGGTGTCACATATTACATAACTGGTATTATCAACACCAGTACGATTACTATAAGTCTTGCCAGCGGTGGGTCTAATTTTACACCTTCTGCTACGGTTAATGGTGGTAACATGGCAGTTGTTGGAGGCGGCAACTTTGGCAATCTAACTTCTGGTACACAATATTATATTTCAGGTATTAGCGGTAATCAAATTACAGTTAGTTTACAACAACAATATACTACAACAATTACTGGTACCAATGCGTTATCCAACGGAGTTTATTTTAGTAACTATATTTTAAATGGTGTATCTGTTGGCGGCACTACTAACATGGTAGTAGGTGAAACAGTCAGTATCAGTGGTACTACTATTGGTAACTTATTAGCTGGAACATATTACATTTATGCAATCTTAGACAGTAACTATGCACAATTAAGTCTTACTAGTCCAACCAGTTTAAACGGACTAGTACTAGCAACTCAAACTACTGCTGTGTATTCTGGTAGCCCAATGAACGTAACTGTTGGTACAAACGTAGTCTTAACTAACAGTACAGGATATTTGTGGGCGGTAGCTATTTCTCCTCCAACAATAACATATACTACACCTAGTTCTGTTGCCAGTTTTGCTGGAACAATTTCAGGAAAAGTTTTAACAGTTAGTTCTGTGACAAGCGGAGTTCTTGCTCCTGGACAAGGATTGTCTTCTGGTACTGCTACAGTTCCTAGTGCAACTTCTATCATTATTCAATTGACTCCTACCGGCGCAAGTCCTGTAGTAAGTCCAACTTTAACTGCTGGCGGAACAGCAGGTACATATAGTTTTACAGTAAACAGTCCTACAAATATTGTAGTTGGACAAATTGTGTCAGGAACTGGTATTCCTAACTCAACATTTGTTACAGGCATTGTTGGTAGTGTTATTACTTTATCCAATGTGTTCAGTAGTGCTGGTTCAGGTACTTATAATTTTTATACAGCATACCAGCAAGGTACTTATAGTATAAGTCAATCGGCCACAGTAGGATCTAGCAGTACATTTTCAGCTGTTAACGTCAATCCTACCATTACAGTTAACACAACAAGTCCGCATGGATTTACTCCAGGTGAAACAATCAACGTTGTAGTAAATAGCGAAAACGGAACTAACAACAATACATTAGCAAATGGTCCTTTCTTCGTTGAGGCAGTAACAAGCCCTACAACATTTACATATACTGCTCGCGGTGCAGGAGTTATAACCGGTACAGTTTCTGCTCAAATTTATGCTCGTCCTGATAGTTTTTATTCACATAGACCGTTCGACGGCGGAGTACAATTAGGTACAGGTGGCCCAGCTTATGCAACACAGGCCATCCGTATGAGCAAGAAATACATACGTTATCAATCAGGTAAAGCAATTAACTTTAATACTGGTTTACTAATGGCACCAAATTACTTTGTACGTAGTGCAGTTGCTACAGGTCAAAATTATGCTACAGGGTTGTCAATCACTGTGGCTAATACTAACGGATCTGTTGTAATTACTAGCGGTACCTATGTACAAGGACAGGCATTAATAATATCAAACGTATCATTAAATGGTGCAGTGGGATTAACAGCCGGTACATACTATATTGCAGTTGGCGGTACTGGAACTAGTATTACACTAGCCAGTTCTTATGCAAACGCCATGGCAGGAACAGCAATTACATCTGTTACCCAATCGGGGTCTCTGACTGCCACGGCTATATTAACTCCAGTATTAACTATCACAACCGACGACGTAGATCACGGTTGTCAGCAAGGTACTAGTGTAACACTTAGTGGTATTATAACAACAGGATACAATGGTACATATACTGTAGTCAACATTATCGACGAACGTACATTACAAGTGTTAGCTAATCAAACGTTAGGTGCACCTACTGGATTAATTGGTGCCGCAATTGGCGATCCTTGTTTATTAAGTTTAAACAACTGGTATGGTGCAGTAGTGCGTTCAGGCACATACGACGAACAAAATGGAGTATTTTTCCAGTATGATGGCCAAGTGGTCAGCGTGGTCAAACGTTCTAGCACATTCCAGTTAGCAGGTACTTTTTCTGTTGTGATTGGTTCAGGACAAGTTATTGGAGTTAACACACGTTTTACAAGTCAGTTGTTTGTAGGCGACAAAATTGTTATACGTGGTATGAGTCATACCGTTATTCAAGTTGTTAGCGATACTTTAATGTATATTAACCCTCAATGGCGTGGATACAGTAATGCACAGGGTATTAAAGGTACAAAAACTGTAGATCGTATTATTCCACAAAATCAGTGGAACGTGGACCGTATGGACGGATCCAACAGCATATACAACCCAAGTGGTTATCAAATTATTCCAACTAAAATGCAAATGGTGGCCATGCAATGGACATGGTATGGTGCTGGATTTATTGACTGGATGATGCGTGGTCCCGAGGGCAAATATGTAACTGTACATCGTTTGCGTAACAACAACTTAAACAACGAAGCTTGGATGCGAGCAGGTAACATGCCGGTACGTTATGAAGTGCAAAATGAAGGCGCCCGTAGTTTTATTGTTGGATCAAGTCCACTGGGTGTTAGCGATACAACTGTAACTGTATTTGATTCTACATATTTCCCACTGCCAACACTAACAGCCTGTACAATTTATATTGACAATGAATTGATAACTTATAAAGGTAAAATTAATACACAAGCCACAGCTACCAGTGCAACGGGTAATACTGTAACAGTTGGTTCAACTACTAATATGGCTGTAGGACAACCTATTGTGTTTATGAGTTACAACAGCAACACCAACAACTTAGGTAACATACAAGTCAACACTACTTACTATGTAAACACAGTTATAGATGGTGCTACTATCACCCTGGCCACTAGCCTAGCCAATGTGGGCGTAACTGTGATGACTCAAGTTAACGCCGCGGCCACTGGCACTGTTACATCGTTGACCATTAATGCGTTGACAGGATTAACTCGAGCAGTTACTATAGTGCCATGGGCAAGTGGTGGTTATAGAACATTTACAGCAGGTGCAGCCGCAAGTCATGCAGTACAAACTGGTGTAGTATTGGTTAATGGTTGTGCCAGTCCTATTGTCAGTCACTGGGGCGCGGCATTTATTGAAGACGGCGGATTTGATGCAGACCGTTCATACATTTTCAACTATCAGGTTACCAACGTTCCGCTTACAACTAAGAAGACTACAGCGTTTGCTATTCGTCTAGCACCCAGTGTAAGTAATGCCTTGTCAGGCGATCTTGGAGCACGTGAACTCATTAACCGTGCTAGTTTCTTGCTACAACAGCTGGAATCATCATCTGGTTCAGGTGGTACTAACGCGGCCATTGTGGTTGAGGGTGTTATTAATCCTAGCAACTTCCCTGCTTTGACCAACGTCAGCTTTAACAGTTTAAATTCAGCAGTTAACCCAACTGGACAGCCAAGTTTCAGTCAAGTGGCATCTGGTACCAGTATTATTTTCAGTAATGCTGTCAACAACTATCTAGTATGTCCAATATATGTTCCGGCTGGCACTAGTGCTATACCTTTGATTGGTAATCCAACCAGTACAACAGTACAAGTGGGTGACGACGTTTATTTCCCAACCAGTACTGCATCACTGTATGGTTTGACCAAAGTTTCCAGTCTAGTAACAACTTCTGCTGGTATTACTGCCACTATATCTAACACAACAACCTGTAGTTTTACTGCCAACTTTGCCGGTAACGTTATGACTATTACCGCAGTGGGTTCAGGTACTGTTACAATAGGTATGTTGTTGACTGGTACTAGCTTGGGTTCAGGTACTTACATTACCAACAACATTACTGGTACAGGTTCTGGAGTTGGAACTTGGGGTGTATCAGTTACACAGACCATTGGTAACGTGACTGTGACAGGTACCGCAGTTATCATGACAGTAACAGGTACTCCAAGCGGTGTGGTTACAGTGGGTAGTTTGTTGGCAGGTGGTAGTGTCAGTGCTAACACATATATTATTGCCAACGGATCAGGTACAGGCGGTGCAGGTACATACTATGTCAACGTAAGCCAAAATACAACCACAGCAACCACAGCAATTTACTATGGTATTACTATTAACCAAGCATTGTTGGCTCCGGTTATTTTATACGGTGGTACTGGTACAACAGTTCAGTGCAGTCGCGGTACATACGCACTGCCTGGCGAAACTGTGTTTTCCTACATTAACTCACCAGCCAACAAGGACGCATTGGATTTGAGTAACTTGAAAGAACTTACCAATACTCCAATTGGTGGACGTGGTACATATCCCAACGGGTGTGATACTTTGTTTATTAATGCTTATATTACACAGGGTGCTCCAATTTCAACCAACTTGGTTCTACGTTGGGGCGAAGCTCAAGCCTAATATGATAAAAAAGCACCATTCGTGGTGCTTTTTTTATGGCTGGTGTAAATATTTGTATGTATGCTAACCCCAGGGATTACTTCCCAGACCAGCACAACTTTGAATTCATAGCTGATATTCAATGGCCAGGTACTCATGGCCAGCAATTAGATTGGATTACGGGTGTAACCAGTATAGAACACTGGCTGTTAAACTACACAGGTCCCAAGTATCAGCGTTGGGCATGGCACTGGGCACAGGAGTGTTACCACGTGGGAGTGGCCTTCAAGTACGACAAACATCGTACACTGTTTTTACTTACCTGGACCTAGTTGCTGTTTGATCCACGCAGTACGGTCAAACCAAATGTTAAAGCTGATGACCTTGCGTGTGTCGTCTGTTGTGTTTTTGGTAACGCCATGACGTAGCCATCCAGGAAACAGTAAAATCATACCTTCAACAGGACGCATTTCAAAACGATCACCCAGATCTGTAAAAGCCAAACTGGTATGTTCTTGTCCAGGGCGTTCAAAGTAGATATTGCCATCATCCCCGGTGGTTTGATAGTAGTAGACTCCGGCAATGTCAGCAGTTCCATGATCATGACTGGCACTGAAATCATTCCTATTGTACTCAGCTAGCCAACTGGCACGATCATGAGCAATCACAGTGAAATCTAGCTCACGACAGTATTCAGCTAGATGATATTCAAGTTCAGCCGCAAACAAGTCCAGTTGAGCTGATGCTATAACGTCATCAAAGTAGGTAACAGTAGTGATAGGATGTTGATCATCCAGCTCACCGGAATCAGCCCATGTGATTCGATTCTGTGCTTGCTCAAGTTCCTGGGCCAAACTGGCAGGATCGCTGGCACGGCTCATGTATAGGGGAATGGGGAATAAGTTGTGTATCATGCAGATATTTAGCAGGCCATCAGGCCCGGCAGAAAATTTTATCGGCGAAGCTGAAAGCGGAAAAATTTCCAGTAGCCTACGCGAAGCGTAGCGGACAACGCAAGTTCTGCTAGCTGTAGCCCTGGACGAATAAATACAGTATGACGAAAAAAAGCCTAGATTCAATCATAATGGAAGACTTCTTGTACCGTATATGGACCATAGAAGAACAAGCCCGCACCCTAGCTGAAAAGCGGAAGAGCCTACGTAGCAACAACCCCTGCTGGAAGGGCTATCATCCTGTGGGTACCAAAAAGAAAGGTGGTGCCACTGTGCCCAACTGTGTGCCCACAGAAGAAAACTATGTTGACAATCAAGACATGGGCATGGGTGCAGAACGAGCACAGGATCAACGTATAATGGAAACAGCCGCATGGCAAAAGAGCTCAGGCAAGAACAAAAATGGCGGCCTTAACAAGAAAGGTGTTGCCAGCTATCGTGCGGAGCATCCTGGATCAAAGTTACAAACTGCTGTAACTACCAAGCCCAGTAAATTAAAGAAAGGTTCAAAAGATGCCAAACGACGTGCCAGTTTCTGTGCTCGTATGACGGGTATGAAAAAGCACAATACCAGTGGTAAAACAGCTCATGATCCCAACAGTCGTATAAACAAGAGTCTACGTAAATGGCACTGTGAAAGTCTACAAGAATTTGCTGTAACACCCGGAGATGACGATTACGATCAGTTTAAAAAGCTGGCTCGCATGTGGTATCAAGGCAGTGATCATGTGCAACAGGCCATAGAACACACACTGGATCGCATGGGATGGGGTATTAGTGAAGTGGAAGATGGATCGGATCAAATACAGCTAGTACACCATGAAGATGTCAATGGCGATGATGTCATAGTGTTTGATGCTCATGAGCTGGACGAACATGCAGACATGCAGTCAATTGTGGAAGGTTTGGGATTCGACTGGAGTCAGTTTGGTCCTACAATAAGTCGTTTGGCTGTAGAAGCTGCCAAGGGACAACTGCCCTCTGCCGCTATTACAGTATTGCAAAAAGCTGGTGAATATGCCAATTTACCCATGGTCAAATGGGGAGCCAGTATAGCCAGTGATTTAGAACAGTTGTGGACGATAGCAACAAGTCCAGCGGGACTGGCATTCTTTATGGCCACATATACTTCAGGATTAAACCAAGGTGAAGATGCAGAGTTGGCTAGAATTAGAAGCCAAAATCAGCCAAAGAAAGAACACATTGGACAAACTATAGGATTTGATTCAGGCGCTGGTAATTGGGCAGATACTGGTAGCCGTAATAAGCAGATGTAACTATTGGCGAGTTCTAGCAACAATGCCAGCAATCAAGTGCTGAGCATGTGCGTTATTAGTGTTAATACGATCTATATCTTCCAAGGCCAATTCTAACTGTTCTATACGCTGTTGTTGCGTGTAGACACGATTACGCAGATTGGCACTGTCTAAGAGACTCATTATAGCGGTTATGATTCGGGAAATGACAACATGTGTATCCATAGTGTATATAGCCGAATGGGTCTTACAGGATCAAAAAAATTGTGTGCGAAAAATTTTGGTGAAGTACTTGAGCTGGACCGAGGGGTATTTTACAGGGCAAAAACTTGGCTCGCGAAAAATTAAAAAGAAGTACTTATAGTTTTAGAGGGGTGAAAATACTTCGGTACCCATGCAGTTTAGCTAGTTAATAAATCATTTTGTATATATATGCCCCGCCCTGGTCAAATTCTTCTTCATCACACCGCCGACCTTGAGCCAAAAAAATCCCCAACATGACCGGGAGCGAATCGGATTTATCATGTTGGGGACCAACTGACTGCCTAGTGGGAGCGAATCACGCAGGCGTCTGTCTGCTGGGGCTGTTCTAGTATAGTAGTGCCCCAGCCTTACTGTATGCTAGCCCTTAGCGGCTACCACGCATACATGTAACCTCTGCTACTGCCCGCCATGTGTCTGGAAAGCTAACACGCAAGTCTGCTACCTTAAGTACTGTACGCAGGCTCAGCTCACGCATACGAGCCTTGTACTCGTCTACGAAGTTGACTACATCCAGCTTGGCTTCATCCGATAAGTCATAGCTGTCTAACATGCCATGCTCAGTGACCACCTGCTTGATTCTGAGTACCTTCTCACGCTCTGTATCAATAGTCAAGTCCAAGTAGTGGCAACGTGACTCCAATGCTTCCAAGTGATCCTGTAGCTTCTTGCTCTTCACGTGATCGAACTTGATGTTGGTAATAAA